ATGAATAATTCTGATCAAGAAAATTTATCTAAAGCCATAAGTGAGTTTAGAGATAGTTGGAGAGAGTACTTTAAATCTCAATACGGCTTATATCCTGATGAACTATCTCCATATAGAGATGGTGAAATACAAATGAGTTGGATAATAGAAAGAGGCTATATCTCTAAAGAGACTATAAGTAAATTATTAGGTGAACAAGATGAACTGTATTAATTGTGGTAAACATTTTCATTATTGTTCTAGTTGCGGATATATTCCAGAAGCAGAATGGGAATGCTGTTCTAGTAAATGTGTCCATGAAAGGATTAATAAACTAGAAGGTAGAGAACTAATAGAAGTATTAGCTGATCATATCTATTGTGATAATGTCTCTTATGATCTAGCTTTACAAAAGATTAGGGAGAATAAAAGAGAAGTAGGTATAGAACTAGTAGGTGTTAAATTAGAACATTGGTCTGCTTGTTCTGATACTGTGCCGCTAGAAGAAGTACTAGAGTTAGAATGTGTAGAAGATGAAGAGCTAATTAACTACCTATTTAAACTATTTAAAGAAGAAAGACTATCACCTAAGTTTGCTTTAGCTGAAATATTAGAGAATGAGGAGGCACTAGGAATAAAACTAGTAGATGAATTCCTAGAAGAATATGATAATTATTACCCTACTGCTGATAAGGATTAAATATGAATAAAGTAAATATAATTGCAAGTAAAGAAATAGACTCTATTAGAGATATAGCTAGTGAAATATTTGAAGTTGAATTTACTTGGACAACAGATGGGGCTTATATTCAATGGTACTCAGATAGTAGTACTAGACTTAGATTCTTAATAGACCCCGCAGAAAGAAGACTTTATATTAATCATGGTATTGGAAAAGATAATTGTGAATATCCTTTAGAAGATATTAATGATATTGGCATTATTAAAAAGTGTCTAATTGATTATAAAGAATGGTATATAGGATGGGTATAGATTTTATTAGACAGTACTTGATGAGTATCTCTTCTTTTAGAGAAGATAGAAAAGATTGGAAATTTAATGGCGTAGAAGAGTTAATTCTTAAGTTAGGTGTTGAAGGTAAAACAAAACCCACTAAATATAATGGATATCCTAAATATTGTTTTCATAACTGTCAAACCTTATGTCTTAGATATCATCATCTAATCTATGTAGAAGGTTACTGTCTAGTACATAAAGTAGGAATACCTATAGAACATGCTTGGTTATTTGATACTAGATATGATTGCTTCATAGACCCCACTATTAAAAAGTATGAATGTACTTACCTAGGAGTCCCTCTACCTAATTACTTTATTAAAGATACTCTTAAGAAAAGGAAGGAAAGTAAGGGGGCTCCTATTCTATTTGACTACTTGAATAATAGAGATCTTCTAAAAGAAGGTATATCTCATATATGTATTGTTAATTAAGTTAAGTAGGCGGCTAGTTGAGCCGCCTTTACTATTTAATGGAGAGTAATAATATGAATAATGAAGATAGAAATGAGAATGAAATTAGTACTGGAGAAGATTGGGAATTATTTGGTAGTGATATCAATAGAAGACGTAGAGATAAAACTTACTACATAATTAGAGACCGCCCAGCAGAACGTAGAAGAAATATAAGAATAGGTATTGCTCTTCTAATAGCAGGACTAAGTATCTATGGATATATGAATCGGCCTTGGGCTATGGGATTTAGCCCAGGTAAAGAAGCTAGAAAGAACTTTATTCAGAAGATTAGAAATTGTATAGCAGAAGGTAATTGTCCTAGCATGATTACTGCTGCTGAATATAGTAGACACTGTATTAAAGGAAGCACTATTGGTGAAGTAGTAGGTGATGCTCATAAAGACCTAACCCTAGAAGAGCTTAGAAAGCTAAAGCAGAGTAATAATTCAGATAAGAAAAACAAAGGCGGCGTTAATAAAGTAACTAAGAGAAATCAGGAAAGGGTAGATAAGAGTGACTTATCTAAAGTAGTCTGTAAACCTTTAGCTGACTACATAGGTAGTAGAGTAAAAAGAATAATAATAGATCTAGACCTATTAGAAAGTAATGATAAATCAGGAGATAAGAAAGATGAGTGATGTAGAAAAGTATCTTTATTTAGTAATTGTAAGTACTGCTGTTGTATTTACTATAAAATGGGCAGAAGGAGATGAAAGGAGAAGATCTCTATTTAGAGAGTTTTATTTTATTAGACTTAATTCTAGGTCTGATGAAAGAGATGATAGAGATGATGATGAACTTCTAGATGAAGCAGAAAGAATAGCTAAGGAAAGAAGCAAAAGAAGGGCTAACAGAATAGATAAGAAAGCTAGTAGTCAAGAAAACTATGATGTCCATTATCATATGGAAAGAGAAATAAAAGATGTAGAAGTAATCCCTTTATATCCGGGAGAAGATGATGACTTAGTTCATTTTATTAATAACAAACATAGACATGTAGTTTGCTTTACTGATGACGAAGGCAATGACCCAGAAGATAATGAGCCTTTACCTGAATGGATGATAGAAATGAATAAGGAATTTATTGAGAGTCTGAGAACAATAGACTTTAAAGAAGAATCAGAAGAGTAAACTAATGAGGCGGCCTACTAGCCGTCTATTCTATTAAAGGATTAAAATGCTAAGAAGATACTTTAAGATATTTATCATTTCCTTCGCCGCCACTTTTATATTCTGTGAAACTATCATAGTACTTCGTGATCATACAATTCACTTCAGTATGAAACGTTCATTAGTCTATCTAATAGCTTGTAGTACAGGCTCTGTCTGGGGAACTCTATTAGGTGAGGCTTATCTTCGTAAATAGAGAACACTGTATTTCGTAAAATATTTCTCAGCTTCTATCTCATTCTTCAATAGAAGAGGAGCTATTTTAAAACCTACTTGTTACTAAGTAGGTTTTATTTTATCTATTAATTTTACTAGCTTCTATCTCATTCTTCAATAAAAGAGGGAGCTAAAGTCTGTACTATATCTGGATCGCTACACGTTAGGTAAAAGGTTGGATAGTAAAGAATTTGCACTGTATTTGGATAATCTTGCTGGGTAAAAGGTTGGATATTGATGGTACTCGTATAGTCCCCCTAGGGGTATGGTAATTATTTCTTAATCAATTAAATAATAATCAAGCTGCCCTGATAGAAAGAGTCTCTAGGGTAGCTAGTCAATTAATTAATAGTGTTAGTAGTTAACACTCTTTTTCTTTTCTTCTGTTCTTTAGTGAAGTTAACAATCAAAGGACAGAAGACAATGATTACTAAACAACAAGTACAAGAACTAGGTAGATTACTTTCTAAGATTGGTGTGGAGGTTGTACCCCACACTAGCAAGAAAGCTAAGACTAAACTAGTTCGTAACCAACAAGCTTCTTACTATAGGAAGCAGATAGTCTATAGAGTAGGTTGTACCTATGACTCTATAGTGCATGAAGCAATCCACGCACTACAAGATTATCTAGGTACTCTAGTAGGTCTACCTGCTAGAGTAACCTCTTCAGTCAAAGCTAATCCTAAGTTCGCTTGGAGTATAGAAGCTGAAGCTTATACCAATGAGAACAACGCTACCCTAGTGATAGCTAAGTTCAAACAAGCTCTTGGTATGAATCTTTCCTTAGGAGAGAGGGTAGTAGTACTAATGAATAAGGTAGTGTTCTAATGATAGATATATACATATATCTATCTATTATCAATCTGGTGAATGATGGCGTACATTCCATCTAGTGAGGTTCGATTCCTCTAGATAATAGATAGATAGGTATATATCTATCCTTTTTTTATTTCTCTTCTAGTGATGTTTACAGTACACACTGGAGAAATAAAATGTCTTTAGTAAAAGAATACACCAACACTTCATTTAAAGCTATTAATAAATCTTTCAGGGAGAGAGTTCCTTCTGAGAAGGCTATTAATACTTTAAAGGAAATGGAAAGTTTACCTAGCCAAGTATTTCCATATTTAGCTAGGGGAACAAAGACCAAGCACTTACTTTCTGAAATAGAGGGTAATGTATGGTCTCCTAGAGGAATAGTAAGTACTAGTAGTTCCATCCAAGTTGCTAGAAAATTTGCTATTCACCATAATGAAAACTGCTTTGCCTCTTCTCAGGGTGAGGCCAGCTTAATAATTATGCTAGGAGCAGTTGGTAAAGACTTAAGCCTTTATACCTCATTCTCGAAAGAGAGTGAGGTAGTCTTATTAAATCCTTCTCTTAGAATTAAGTTTCTAAGAAATACAGATGAATATAAGATATGGATTGCAAGTAATCTTATATTCAGAGATGAAGAAATAGATTACTTATTTAAGTAAGGCATAAAAGAGTAAGATAATTCTTACTCTTTTTTTATTTCTAGTGATGTTTTAGTGACAACACTAGGAAAATATGTTTAACAATATCTCTGCAATTGAAACCGCTAACCAAGTCTATTCCTTCCATAAGGATAATGGATTTGGTTTAGATCCTTTCAGATTCAGTCATGATTTAGTTCACACTATTCTAAACTTGTCTACTTCCATAGTAGAGGAGTTAGTAGTAACTTCTCTAGAGATGGAGAAGTTACTATCTTATGAAGAGTGTGAAGGGTTGAATAATCAAAACAATATTGATTACTCACTTAACAATGAGTGGTCAGTAGAGTTATATCAGCAAGTTGTAGAGAAATATAACTCTCTACCTGTTAAGAGCATTCTAGAAATAGAATGCATGTCTGATATTAAATGGTGGAACGAGTTCTCTAGAGAACTCGAAGTACTTCATTTATCAGAGGATGAAGATTACTTATTCTAATAATTAAGAGTACTATTTAGTACTCTTTTTTTCTTTTCTCTTCTAGTGAACATTTACATTCACTAGGAGACTAGAATGTTTACAGTTAGATTAAATAATGCTTCCTCTTTAACCTTCACAGTTTATGTGGAAGGTTATCCAGTACAAGTTGAAAAGTCCTTACCAGAAGAGGTTGATGCCTCTTATTGGGATGGAGATGACTTAGTATTGGAATGCTCCTACAAGAGCGAGGAGGGGCGTAAAGCTTGGGCTCATACTATGAGATATCTAAAAGAGCAGTTTTGCCGAAAGCAAAATAGCTTTCTAGATAAGATTAGAAACCCACAATATCAAACAGTTGTATCAGAGCTGAATGATATTAGAACATCGTTAGTCTCTCTATATAGAGAGAACACTGAAGTTCTTGCTAAAGAGCTAAAAGCTGAAAAAGGCAGCCCACAAAGATTTGTATATTCTGAAATATACAGAATCAACATGGATAAAATTCAATTCTTATTAGATCGTGAGAATGATTTATTAAGAGTAAAAGCTGAGTTATTAGCTTAATAAGAAAAAGAGTAGGATAATTCCTACTCTTTTTCTTTTTCTTCTAGTGAACATTTACATTCACTAGGAGTGAATTATGAAATCTTTATTCAATGAAATCATCTCTTTAGTTAGATCTGAATCTGCTGACGAAGTACTTGAAAGAGTACAACGTGAAAAGAAGGAAGCTCTAACTAATGGGCAGGTTTACGAGTTTTCTAAAGAGGACTTTCAAGTGATTAATGGTATTCGTCCAAAGTACACACAAGTACCAGCTATGTGGGGCTGGTATACTGCATTTGCTATTACCATCTTAATGATGGTAGGTACTGCATCTAGACAGTATCTAATGTACTGTAATACTACCTCTAACCAAGAGGTAGTTAAGTAACTAATTAAAGAGGGGAGAAATCCTCTCTTTTTTCTTCTAGTGATGTTTTAGTGACAACACTAGGAGAAATATATGCCTAATAAGTTTGAAGAGTTAGTTGACCTATGCCGCTCTTGTGGCATTAAAGTTGACTTAAACCCCTTCTGCTCAAGGGGGAATAACTACAGATCGGGCTGGATCGAATTAGATTTCAGGAATGAATATCTACCTGAATATCTCAAAAGGACAGGACTTTCTCTCATAGAATACCAATTCTATGGGTTGTTGCATGAGTTGGGTCATGCAACCCACCTTGATGAACATATCAATTCCTTTACCTCTAAGGTAGAGGAAGAGCAAGATGCCTGGGAACGGGCATACCACATCCATTGCCTCTTGTGGGGTGAGCCACCACTTGAATTCCATATAGCATGGATAGATGCCATTCAAACCTATCATCAAGCTGCTGCTGAATTGGCAGCACTGCCTGAAGAGAAAAGAAGAAGACCTAAATGGTAAATAGAGAAAGAGGGGAGAAATCCTCTCTTTTTCTTTCTCTTCTAGTGAACATTACATTCACTAGGAGAGAAACCTGTGAAAATTTCTGTAAGATTTGAAATCCATCCTACCTACATTTCTAAATTTGTTACTGAACGTCACTCTTCCCAAGGAGTGGCTGTTGCTGCTAAGAATCTAGAAACAGGAGAAGTAGGATGGCTCCATGTCTGCCATAAATGGAATCTACAGAGAAGCGCTGTAGAAAAAGCCAAGTGGATAATAACTTGCGGTCTTCCCAGTAAATATAATCATCTCTCTCCTTTTGGAGGGAATGAGAAGTATTTAGTAGATACCAAGTTAGAAGGATGCATACTCACCGCTTCTATTTGGAAGGATGAATATCCTTCCTGCACTCCATTAGAAGGATACTCTTGGGGAGAAGAGTCTTCTTCTAATGACAGTTCTCCATTTCCCACTGTGGAGTGTCCATATGAAGCTTTCACTCCAGAGTGGCAAGCTTGGTGGGACGGATACTATTCCGTAATGGAGACTAACGAAGATTGGGATGAAGTAGATCCCAATCTAGACTACGAGGACGATGTAAATGCTTGGTGCTACAGAGTGCCAAGTAGAAACCTAAGAATCATATTAGGTTCCTAATTAAATACTGGGAGGGTAACACCTCCTTTTTTCTCTTCTAGTGAACTCTTTACATCACTAGGAGAACAATATGTCTTACATGAAAGTTATCTTCAATGTAACTTCTCAAGTACCTGCCTCTATAGGAGGAATAGGGGAAGTTGTAGTTGCAGAACTGAATGGTAAGAAAGGACTATTGTATATTACTCATTCCAATCATGTGGATGAGATGCTAGCTATCCAAGCAACATGGATAGTTAGTTGTTACTTACCAAAGAAGTGGGCACACAAATGTCCCTTTGGAGGCAGAAGTAGTAATACTACAGTAGAACGATTGACTATTAAAGACAGATCAGATCTCTTTATAGTTCAATGCTATTACTCTCTGAAAGGAGAGTATATAGACATTTGTGCAGTTCCCATGTACTCCATTGTACAGAGCGAAGAGTACCAACAATTCGTATCTGAAATATTTGGAGTCTATGAACAAGTGAAAGCTTGGGGAACATATAGCAAACACGGAATAATGTTTGCTATAGCTAACCACTTACCTGAAAAGTGGCAGCACTTTAAGTCCTATGTTGTATACACTCTTAGAAAACAAGAGTATATCAATGCAGGAAGAGATTTCTCTTATGGAGTTATCTGTATTGAGATTGATGAACTCGAATAAATAAATATGCGGAGGGTAACACCTCCCTTATTTCTTTTCTCTTTTGTTGACATCTCTGCAACACAACAAGGAGAAAAAATGTTTCAAAGATTATTTGAGTTAATTGCTAATGCGGGTTTAATTGTTCGCTTGAACAATATAGACTGCCATTACAATTACATGTCTAGGTCTATAAATATAAAACCAGAACAAATAGTAGACATGTCTAAAGGATGTCTACTATCTAAGGTAGAAGTAGAATTCTACACTACCTTACATGAGTTCGGCCACTCTCTACAACCAGTAGAGATGATTGACAAAGCTCATATGACAGGTAACTTCTATCCTCTAGAAGAGGATGCTTGGAATAGAGCTGAAGAAGTATATAAAGAGAACTGGGGAAATCCCCCAGAAGAGTTCTATATGTTCAGAGATTACTCTCTGGACACCTATAAATAAATAATTGGTAGGTATTATCCTACCTTTTTTCTTTTCTAGTGAAGTTTACATCCTCACTAGGAGAGAAAAGATGTTTGTACTAAAACTAAATGATTGTCAAAATTCTTTAACCTTCACAGTCTTTGCTGAAGGTTATCCAATAACAGTTGAAAGATCGCTTCCAGAAGAAGTTGATTCAAGTTTCTGGATTGGAAAAGATTTATATCTTCTTTGTTCCTTCAAAGGAGAAGAAGGGGAGGGTGCTTGGAAACACTCTCTCCAATATCTTAAAGAACAATTTCTACCCTCTATGGTAGAAACTCTTGATGAAGAGAAGTACAAAAACTATTTCAATAAGATAGAAAAGTACCAATCTGCTTCCAAGGCGGAACTCTTAACTTTCTTAGAAGAAGCAAGAGAAGAGTGGCAATCATATGTAAACTTGCAAATTAAATTCTCCAAAGAAGGTCAGCAGGCCTTAGAAGCTTCGAGGCTTCTCTTTGGAAATAGCTCTGAGAAATGGGCTCTTGAGCAAGTATATAATGTGTGTCGGAAGCAGGAAATTGCTTTAGGGAAGAAGAGAAACCAAGCAGAAGAAACGAAGCAGATGCTAATTAGATTAATTTACTGCTCATAATTAGAAAAGAGGGGATTGCTCCCCTCTTTTCTTTTCTAGTGAAGTTTATAACTCACTAGGAGAAATTATATGTCCACTTTAAATACTGCTGACTTAGCTTATTCTAACTGTAACTCTATCTCTGCAATAGGGATAGATATAGAAATAGAAACGCTACGTGCTCAGTTAGCTGCTGCTCAGGCTCGTATAGCTGAATTAGAAGCTGAGGTAGAACAGCTATCTACTAACCCTAACTTCAATACTCTTAATAGAGTGGCTGGCTTGAATAAAGCTAAAGCTGCTATTAGAGAAGATAGAAGAAGAAAGCCAAATGGGACGATAACTCTAGTTACTATTGACATTGGTGGAATGGGTAACAGTAACTCTTCTAGAGGAGAAATAGCTACTAATGAGGCTATGACTGAATTACTAGAAGAGATTCGTACTTCTTTCAGAAGTGGGGATATACATCTCCTTACTGATGGGCAACTAAACTCAGGTGATGAGTTTCTCTTTTGGTTATCAGTAGATGTTGGAGATATAAGTGGCATTATAGGCAGACTAGATACTATGTCTAAGAAACATGGCTTTGAAGGTGCTTATTGTGGTCATGTTCAAGTAGAAGGTTCTCCATCTACTATTGATGAGCTAGGTCTAATAGCTAATCAAGGAATGGAGCAGGTATATCCAGTTAAGAAACAGATTAAGGCGGCTAAGAAATTAGCTGTTAAGAAGTCTATCTTATGGAGAGGCTTTAGATAATTAATATATTAAAAGAGGGGAGTAATCTCCTCTTTTTTCTTCTAGTGAAAATTACATTCACTAGGAGAATGACATGTTTAACTTAAAAGGTATTGTTGAGAAATATCAATCATTAACTAGTGCAGAGATATCTCTGCATTCTCTCAGAGTTAATCCTACTATATGGATTGATGAAGAGGAAGTAGATATCTTCTGTTCTTATATACAGGAGATAAACCTTATTACGATTCTCATTGATGAAGTAATAATGATTGCTAGAGACAATAACTGGGAACCTGAAGAGGTCTTTGAGTACATTCTAGTTCATGAGATAGGTCACAGCCTTGACCCTGAACTAGAAGAACTTAACTCTCAGTTAGTCAACAATGAAGAATTGAGTGAAGTTAAGTTCCGGGCAGAGGTTAACGCTTGGAAGATAGCTGACACTATTATTCCAGAACAAACTCTAAGGTATAAAATCCTTAGAGCTAACTGCTTAGAAGCTTATAGTGAAGGGCATCCTGAATGGAGAGATAAGTGGTGTCCTGATTACTTCTAATTAAATAAAGATAGGGGAGAAATCCCCCTTCTTTCCTTCTAGTGACAGTTAGCAATACAGCTATCTAAATTTTCACTAGGAGAAAAATCATGTTGAATAAAATATTTGACAAGCTATCAAATATCTTCTCTTCTACTAACTATAATATGGGGCTTTATGCTCCTATATGGTTAAAACATTTCTTCTTCGGAAAGGGAGAAGATATGATACTAGAAAATAGTCATCCTTTAGTCTTAAAGGAGGTCAAGAATATAACAGGATTCACAAGCCCTTTAACTGAAGGATTATGGCTTGGTAGAACTGGTATTATGAGAGCCCATGATCTTTCTGGATTCTACTGGTGTGTAGGCACCTACAAATGGAAAGCAGTAGAAGAGCTAGAAGATTCTTGGATTCTAGAATGTGAAGACTATTTTGACTTTCATAGATCTGGAAAAGAAGGTACTTGGGAATTTAGATTCCCAATTAAGTATAAGAAATGGATAGAAGGATTAAGACCCTTATGTCCATTTCCTTATACTGTAGAAAAGCCCTTCAAAGCAAGTTATTCATCTGAAAGAGAAAGAGATGAAGAGCTTGCTAAAGAATTCTTCATAGTGTGCTTTGTTGAAACAGACCTCAATAAGTGGGGTAAATCATTCTTTACTAAATGGAGAATGATTATATCTAAAGAAGCATTAGATATGGTTTATGTCAAACCTATTTCAGAAGATGAAGAATATGAAGGAGAATACGAACCTTCTGAAGATTATGAAGACTAAATAAAGATAGGGGAGAAATCCCCCTTCTTTCTTTCTAGTGAACACTCTACTTCACTAGAAGGAGAATCTAATATGTCTAGCGATAAGCAACTTACTTTGGTTGTAATCTTAGTATCTGCTGTAGTATCTACAGCATTAGTAATTCAAGGGTTATATTTATCCTTGAATGTTAAAGCACAGCCAATTACTAACGAGAGAGTAACTCGTTAGTAATAATTATAGGGGAGATATCTCTCCCCCTTTTTCTTCTAGTGATAACCAACATTCACTAGGAGAATGTGATGCTAGTAGTTAAATTTGTTCCTACCTTCAATGACAACTCTATGCTAAAGAGTGCTGAAGAAGTAGCATGGCAACTACGTGGAAATGTAGTTGATGGAGAAGTATACGTCTGCATTGATATTATGCTTCCTCATATAAAAATGTATGCTACATCCAAGCAGATCGTTAAACATCTTATGCTTCAACTTCACTTGTTTGGGGTTGGGGTGCAAGGGTGTCCTTCTGTTGATAATAATTTTCAAGGAGATTGTAGAGAGTCAGGAGCCTTCTCTTGTATCTACGATCAAATTGAAGATCTATATAGACAGACAGAAGAGAGAGGTCTTGTAACTCTTAAGACTTTTACTAAAATGAACTTAGCTAAAGTAAAGATTATGGAAGAGAAATTCAAAGCTCTCCATAAGAAAGAAATAGAAGTCTTAAGATTTGCTTTTCTGCATCAAGTACAAACAAGACATGAAGAGTTTGTAAGAAAGCAACGGCATAAATAAAAAAGAGATAACTAACTCTATCTGGTGAAAGTGAGTGTACATACTCATGAAAGAAAGGTTCGATTCCTTTAGTTAGTAGGGGAGAAATCCCCCCCCTTTTTTCTTTCTAGTGATAACAATATTCACTAGGAGTGAAGAAATGCTAGTAGTTAAATTTGTTCCTACCTTCTCTGAGAATTCAATGTTACAAACTGCTGAAGACGTTGCTTGGCAGTTTCGTGGTAATGTAGTAGATGGGGAGGTATATGTCTGCATTGATTTAATTCTTAACTCAAATAAAGTAGTGTATAAATATCAAGTCGTAAAACACTTGATGTTACAACTATTAATGTTTGGTGTTGGAGTTAAAGGATGCACCCAAATAGATAAAGATTTTGTGGGTTATGCTTGCAATATTGTAGAAACCTTCAAACCTCTAGAGGAACAGCTAGAGGAAATTTATTTCCGTGACGATAAGCACGGAATTATATCTGCCAAACGGTATCAAAAGCTGAATGGCATTCCTAACCCTTACTACTCTAAAGAAGAGGATGATAAGTACAATGAAAAAATTGAGAAGATAAAGTATGACTACTTCCAAAGAGAAACTCTTAATATCTTAAAAAGATATGTCCAAGGGACACATGAGGCTAAAGTTAAACGTCAAATGGAAGAGAAAAGATTCAATTCAATGGTGTCTGAAACATGGGTACTAGAAGGAGATGATTTAGTACAAATTAAATAAGAAGAGATAACTAACTCTATCTGGTGAAAAGTGGCGTACATTCCACTTAAAGAAAGGTTCGATTCCTTTAGTTAGTATTGGGGATTAATTTCCCCCTCTTTTACTTTTTAGTGAATAGGTTGTATTCACTAAAAAGTAAAAGATAATGAGTATTAAACAACTACGCGCTGAAATCTCTCTACTTAAAGTTGAGTTAGCTAACACTGAGTTAGCTTATCAAAAGTTAAAGGCAGAGTACTCTGCTACCTACCTAGTTAATCTAGGTGGAGTAATAGTAGATAGAATGCAGGTAGAGGAAGATTTATTCTGGGCAGACTTTGATCCAGAAGAAGATGATTACTGGGAATATCTAGGTAAATTATACTGTACTGCTTCTGAAGAGCATATACAGGAAATAGGTCGTCATAGAGATATCATTCTTGGGTTAAAAGACTTACCCCAAGAATGTTGTTCTATCTTCATCTCTCTTGAAGAGAAAAGAGAACAATTAGCAGAACTAGAAGATAAAGCTAGTAATAGATTTATGTATCTATTAGAAATGCTAGGTAACTTATTCTAATAGTATTGGGGTGGTGTAATGCCACCCTTTTACTTTTCTAGTGACTAACTACATTCACTAGGAGAGAAAACATGTCTAATATTATTCCAGGTATTGACATTACATTAGATGAAAACAGAGGGAAGAAGGTAGCTAATGCGGCTGCCTTGGATTTCCCTAGACCTGTACTCTTCCAATGTGAGAAGGGTTACAGATTCATGTTGTGTCATGGTGATTCTAATGGAGGAATTGTCCATGAAGATAAGATAGTTAGCCCATTAGAGTGGGTAACTACTTTATTTCAGTTAAAACCTGAACTAGCTCAAGGAGATCTTTACTTACTCTGCTGTCATCAAGATAAGCAGGTAGGTGGGGGTATTCCTGGCGGCGAGTTAATTATTCCATTCCCTGAGTGGCAAGGGGAGAACAAAATCTCCATAGGTGAAACTATGGATGATGGATGGGTTTTAAGTTTCTATAATAAGAAACTTTGGAGAGAAAGAAAAGCCTGGATAGATAAATAAACATTTAGGGGAGATATCTCCCCTTTTTCTTCTAGTGAAGTTAACAATCCCGTTAACAAAAGTTTCACTAGGAGAAAAAGAATGTTACAAGTTAAACTATCTCAAGCTAAGAATGGATTACATATCATTAGCACTAATGTATTGATGATTGATATTGATTGCAAAGGGCCTGGTCACAAAGATATGGCGAGTATATCTGCAAAGAGCAGGGCAGAAGCAGCAAACAGATTGATTACCTTCTCTAAAGAAGAACAACTTCCTATAGTAATCTACCCTACTAGAAGTGGAGTGCATTGCTATCTATTAGATAGACTACGTGATAGTAGAGATGCCGAGTCTTTACTGCTAATGACTAGAGTTGGCTGCGATGCTAACTATATAGGTTTGACTTTGTTAAGTCAGACTGGATTATGGAATGAACGTATTAGTCCGAAGAAAGATAGAGAGGAATTTCCTCCTATCTATGGATTTCAATTTGGGCCGAGTGAGAAGATTCATCCACTGTGCCAGAAGTGGATTGATATTAGAGGTGGGTTTATAAGCCGTCGTTGGAAGTTATAGAACTTGATTCTATTATTCCCTAGAGATAGGGAGTAACACTACTACACAATAGAGGGGCATTCCCCTTTTTTTCTTTCTAGTGAACTTTATGGGCACTCAGCCCATTCACTAGGAGAATAAAATGTTTAAGGTAATTATGATCGACAAAAAGAAATATAACCTTCTATCTGAAGGAGCCAATGGAAAGGTTATAGAGCTTGATTCTAATAGAGTTGCAAAGATATTTGAATTAGGCGACTCTAAAAGAGAAACTTCTCTTATGCAACAAGCTAATCAAATAAACGAATTAGTCTGTAAATTTCTTAAAACCGAGTTTACTTCTAACTACAGCAAAGAATTAATGATTATGGAGAGGTTATATCCTCTTCAATACAGAGCTATTACTGTTGTAGAAAGAGAAAGAATGTTTGAGGAATTTATCAAACAAATAAAAGAACTACATTCTAATGGTTTTGCTCATTGGGATATAAAGCGTCCATCTCATGCAGTATCTAGTTCTGATAGATACTGGGACAATATAATTCTAACAAGAGATGGGATTCGCCTAATAGATACAGGTAACTCAGTATCTACTGAAGATCCAGATTTTGAAGAAGCTTGTGAAGATGACATTAGATCAGCTATGGAATTTAAGAAGATATTTCTGATTCCATAAATGATCTAATCGCTTTTAGCAACATATAAAAGGGGTTAATTTAACTCCCCTTTTTCTTAAGGGTCTCATAGACTGAAATCTATAAATCAAAATTTAAGGCTAGTTTATATAACACATTTACATGAATTAGCAAGAAGAAATATGAATTATATTAATTAAGTGTGGTTAATTTAAGTATAAGAAAATATATATACATAAACAAAAGCTTATACAGTAAGTAATATTACTGATTAAATATATTTACATTTAAATAAAAATATTTACCTAGCGGGGAGAAAAAAAGAAATATACCTAGTCCCCCTTTTTATTTTTGGTGAAGTTTACTTTCCCAGAAAGGGGAGGAATTAATATGTCTTTGTTTGCAAAGTTACGTGCTGCTGCTAACAACGTTGAAGTGAGCGTCGAAGCTGCTCCCGCTAAACTCTCTGATACCTTTGCTAAGTATTACGAGAAGGGACAAATGATTGTCGCTATCAACGTTGGAGCTAATGAGAAATATTACGAACGCAGAGGAAGTGAAGATAAATCTTCTACTCCTATTGTGTCTAATAAGATGGGCATACGTCTTAACCAAGACGGAAGTGTATTCGTAAAAGGTTTAATGACTGGGATATTCTACTGGTCTGAAAACCGCAAGTCTTGGATAGCTCCACCAGCAGTAGAGAAGAATAAGGAAGGTATAGAAGTTCCTGGTATCAAGTCTAAGCCACAAGGTTTTATTGGTACCTACATGGGTGGAATATTATTTACCCTGAATGACTATATCAGCCGTATGCAAGAAGATGGAGAGATTGAACTGGCCGCAAAAGTAGAGAAGTTGAAGAAAGATAAACTAACTCTATCCTTTATGTGTCAGCAAGAAATCTCCTTTGACTTGCCTTGCTCCCATGACCAAGTTATTGAGCAAGCTGATCGCTTACGCGCCGAAAGACAAATAGCTTTAGATTCAGGTAAGAAAGCAGGTGTATTAGGCAATACTTTAGTCTTAGCAATAACTCTAGAGTTCAGCGAAAATCCTGATGCATTTATGACTCCCATAGTCAAAGTGCAAAAGGTACTTAGCTGGACTGAAGACTACATGCCTCTAGAAACTTGTGGGAAACTGCGGGTGGATGGAGAAATGGCTGAAGACCTGGAAGCCTATGCTATCGAACAAACCTTCAATGAGAAAGAAGCCGAAATCAAAGCCGCCAACGCAATGGCTCAAGCTGCGATTAATCTTTTAACTCCAGATGAAGGAGGCGTTGCTGGTACTCGTACTAGTCGTCGTACTGCTGACTATAAGAGAGCTCGCCGTAAACAGAAGCAGGAGCAATTTCTACTCAATGAAGCCGCAAGGAATCTAGAAGTAGAACAATCCAAAGCTGAAGTTGAAGAGATCGATGAAGACGATATGATGTCTATGTCAATGGGAGGTATCTAATTATTTAATTGAATAGGGGATAGGGAGGAAACTCCCCCTCTTTTCTTTCTAGTAGGGCATTTACTTTACCAGCCCACTAGGAGAAATATATGTTTATCACAACTACAACTGTGCGTTTCTATTCTGTTAGCTCTATCAACAAGGAAGTGAATATCCTTGGAGCTAAAGGAGAAATAGTTAGTACAGTTAAAGTGAAAGTTCCAACATTAGTGGGACATGAAACTACATATTATGCAAATACACTACCAGACACTTCTGGCATAGGTTTTGCTAAATACTGTTCTTTACCTAGAGGAAAGAAGAGCAATAGAAAGAAGATTGCTAAATTATCTAGGAAGATTAATAGAAAGCCTAAGTCTGTTAGTAAAGCTCCTAAGAAATGGAGTCTACTAACTAAACAAGTGGGTAGAGTAGTTAGAGAGATGTTTGATGAACTGGATTTATCTATAAGAATAAAAGAGGAGTTAGATATTCCTAAACCTATTCTTAAGAAAGATAAACCAGTTAAAACATTCGAGAAACCTATCTTAAAGAAAGATAGGAAGCCTGTTGAGAAACCAATACTACGTAAAGAGGAGGTAATAGTTAGAAAGACAGGTGGATTACCAACAATACTTGAATCATTGAAGGAGGTTAGAAAAGAGAAGAAAAGTATTAAGGGTCGTACTTGTGTAGGTAAGAAGTTCAAAGACAAGCCTCGCTCAACTAATAGAGTGAGTAAGTCTGCTGCAAAAGCTAGAAGTGGCAAGAAATGTCTTCTAGTAGAAAGCTTTCTTAACAAATCAATAATTGAGGCTGCCAGTAATAACCACTGGCAAGAGCTAGTTAATCTAGCTGAGAATTATGGTTATGTTGTTGAGTTCAGTGATCTTGATGAGGCAGGTTATATCCAAAAGGATATAAAAGTAATCCATATCAAAGATACATTCAATAATCAGGGTGCATTAGCAGAATACATACTAGCTCATGAGCTAGTTCACTTGGGTCAGGATAATGGAGTATTCCCTAAAGAGATGCCATTAGATGAACTAAAAGAACTAGTAGGTGAAGAAGCTAGTATTGATGCTGAAGCAGTTTTAGGTGAAATGAAGAGACTATTTGCTGATAGTTACTATGAAGAGTTAGGCATTAAAACTCTTAAAGAGTTATTACCTAATGATGAATCAGTAGCTTACTATTTGATGTTCAATCCTGAATTAGTAATAAAGGAGATGAAATATACTTTGAAAGCAAGAGTAGCTTGTGGATCATTAAGTTACAGAATCGCACCTGAAGAGATAAAAACTATACTCCCTAACCAAGTATTTGTCTTTGGTAGCAATACTCAAGGTAGACATGGTAAAGGTGCAGCTAAGTTAGCTCGTGATAAATTTGGAGCTATCTATGGTCAAGCTCGTGGTTTACAAGGTCAAAGCTACGCAATAGTAACTAAAGATTTAACTAAAGGAGGTGTTCCATTAGAAAGTATCAAGAAGGAAATAGATATATTCCTAACCTTTGCTACTGAACATCCTGAATTAGAATTTCTGGTTACCAAGTTAGGATGCGGCCTTGCTGGATATGCTGTCAAAGAGATAGCTACCCTTTTTGCTGACAAGTATATTCCCAGTAATGTACTACTCCCTAGAGAGTTTGTAGATTACCTAACGTCCACTACTACAGGGAAAGAGTCTGACGACTCAGTAGTGGGTGATATTTCCCTGAACCCTTTTGGCGTGGTTGAAGATAACAATATGAAATATGCACTTGTGAACGATCCTAAGATGCCTAAAGAAGAAGCTATTGCTTTATTCGAGGAAATCATTAAGGATGAGCGTTTGGATTTAATTGACTCTATGTGGCTTAACCGCAGCATGGAAAGTTACCAAACCTGGACAAATACTACTTTGCAATTCTACGCGAGAGTATTAGCTAGCTATTTAAACGCTAACTCTACACCATTCCCAAGATGGTTAGCTAAATATGATGCTATTGTCTTAGTAGATAGTGTCAATAGCCTAACTAAAATCAAAACTATAAAAGAGTTTGGGATTCCTCTTTATAGCGCTTTATGGGATGGAAAAGAAAAGAAGCTGAAGCCCAGTAAATCTTATCAAACATATGGAGTACTAGAATATCAGTACGACACTAGACAACCAAACACTTTATACTTGTCTAGTCGTTCTAAATGCCCTTGGGTTAGACCTCTTGAGTGGCTTGATGCTGCACATATTACAAAGATCAGTGAATCTCTATCTAACCATGAGAAAGCTGAATTCTTAAGCGGCTTTAGTTCGTTCAAGCTAATAGAACCAGGCGTATTAACTCTTTCTCCTAGTGGAATAACTGCTGGCTATAGTGAAGCTATCTTTGACTTCAATAATGCTGTTATCAAAACTGGTAGAGACCACAACGTAAGAAGTCAAGGTTTCTTAGGTGGAGTTGGTGTTATGACAAACACTACTCTAATGGTATTGCTGGGTCTTCAAATTGGCAAGCTAAATCAATGGTCAGTAGGTCAAACCACTCTTGATGGTATTGTGGCTGGACTAACTCAATTGTGGGAAGAGCAAGACCTATATGGTCAAGTGATGGATACTAATCAGGAACTAAGAACAATTAGAGAGAACACTTGTTCTTTACTAAAAGTTAGTCCTGATCCAATATTCCCATACTTCAGACTGGAAAACAATAATAGTAAGGACGGTGTAGCAGAGGCTGTAGAATACTTTAGCATCAAACGAATTCCTTTCATGACTGATAAGAATGCCATGAAGAGAATTGTTATTGGCGCTGGTGTTACAGCTCTATGCGTAGCAATGGACTTCGATCTAGATATATTCTCTACTATCTTGGACGTTAAGAAACCAGGTAAAGTATTGAATAGAGGCTGGAACAAAATTGCGATCGCAGCAGAGCAAGGTTTAGATTTCCAAGACGGATACCAGCCTTATGAACAAGCTGGTCTTGTGCTTAAACACATTAGCGAAGAAGGAGAAGAGACTGATATCGTAGTTAAGGGCGACAAAGCAATGACCCTAACTCACGATGGTAGATTCCTAACAAATGGATCTGGTGTAGGTTTAACACGCAAGAAGTTTGCTTATAGTGCTCGCAAGACATTAAGAGCTACTTTCAACGCTGTCTCTCTGAAGAAAGATGAAAGCTTAGACTCAGTGAAAGCTGAGATAGAGAAAGAGTTAATGGCAATATTAGCGAGTGATAAAGTCATTACTCATAACTCGAAACACAAGGATAAAGTCATCTTCAAATTCCGTGGTAAGGAGTTAATTAAATACCGTGGACTAAACCAAGACATAATCCTCAGTTCTAAGTATGGTTGTAGCTTCCAAGTGCGCAAGCTAGCTACATCTAAATCTCTATCTATCCAATTAACCGTAGTATACTTTGCTAGCGACTACGAAATTAAGGGTCGCGGTATTGGCATCAAAGCTGTACTAAAGGATGGTAGAAAAGTTAGCATTTCCAGAAGAGATGGTAGTGATCTCAACTGGGAAGTAGCCCTAAACAGCGAGTGTTTAAAGGGTAACGCTGCTAGGCTTCACCAATATTGCGAGTGGCTACTAGAACAAACTGGTAAGTCTTCTTATCTAGTAACAGATTATCAAACAAAGGAGTTTGAAAGACTGCATACACCTTCATTGACTGAAGAAGGTGTATATGATGTACAAGACTTAGCTGATGAAACCTGTCACTTCTACAAGTGGTGGGAAGGCAGAAGCGAAAGTTATTTCATTCGCGACTATGTAGACTATGAGAACTATTTCCAAACTTTAGTTCTTGGTCATGCAAAGATGGGTAATAAAGGCGACTACTCTCTAGTAGAGAAAGCTTTATCTCATGAAGCTAATGCTGTTATTACCCTGATTAATCTCAAGACTGGTAAACCAACTAATAAAATCCAGGAGGCGTTAACAGAAGATGGACTAGTACTAATAGAAGAGAGAGTAACTGGTGTACTAGCTCCATACACCTTCCAAGTCGAAATGGCTACTACTAGAGAAACAACAGTAGCAGCACAATCACCAACGCTTCAACAACTATGCTCCGCTTATGCAGCTTATCCTTCCTTAGGATATGCACTGCTAGAGAATGCACAAGAGACTGAAGATGCAATCATTGGGTGTGCAGCTATGGCATTAAATGATCCAACTCTACTGGATCTAAACAATAGTGGAGAGTTGAGTGTAGAAGGTAAAGATTGGGAAGTAGGTAGTAAAGACATATCTGCAAAAGAAATAGCAGAAAGTCTCAACCCTAGTATGTTCTCTATGGGATATGCAAATATCTATGGTGAGAGTGATGACCCATTCCTAGCTTTCAGCGAACCAGGAACAGACAAGAAGTTCAAACCGTCCGTCTTAGTCAACCAAGTAGGCATCAATGCACCAATGGAAGGCGGTAAGGTAGACTTCAGCGTAAGAGATGTTATTGAAGGTACTGCGTGGAACTATCAAGTAAACGTGGGTTCTGGATATAATATGTCAAGCGTAATGGCCTGTGTAGCGGCTATGACTCGATATGAGTGGATCAAGGCTAGTAAGGCTAAAGACAAAGTAGCTTTTGCTAAAGCTATGGAGAAAATGAAGCTTGTAGCTAAGGTTCAAGGTATGTGTTGGCTAACAGGCTATGAAGATAGCTGGTTGTGTGGTTATAACCTAAAAGGCATGGAGTTGGCTAACAAACTTCACATGTTCCGAAAAGGTTATGTGGCTAAATCAAAAGATAATGAGGAGGTAAATTTCTCGGCGGTAATCGAACAGATTAAGGGTCAACTAGAGAAGATAGCTAATACTAAATTCTCTGATAATGAAGTAATTATGTTCTTATGGGCGTATAGAATAGCTCGTGCTATCTCTGCTCTTGAGAAATATACTTCTGGGCCTGAAGGTGTTGCTAAAGCGTTTAACTTAACTGATGAAGGAGTAGAAGATAAAGAAGATTTAGATATGGTTGCATTATGCGGCGCGATGCGTAGATGTGACCAAGGAAGATTTGCAAACTTCCTAACACCAGAAGAAGAAGACAATTCTGAAGCTGGTGGTATTTCAGTTTGGATGTTCTTGAGAGAAAGATGGGTAGATGTACAAAACAAAGTACCTTACTTCCTCCGTAGGAAGATCTACAAATCTATGATTGTTCAAACAGAGTTTGCTGACTTGACTCGTAATATTAGTGCGGCTGGCGATGAAACTTCACTAAGAAAGAATGAGTCACCAAGAGTTAAACGGAAACCTACTGCTAATGCAGGAGAAAGTAGAGTTCTAGTCACTTTACCTGATGCAGATATTGATCTTCCATTTATTCCATTGGAGTACAGTTCAGTAGACGAAGATAACTATGGAACTGTAGTTAGCGGCTCGACAGAATTCTTAAAGTTTAAGCAACTAGGAGGTGCTTTTGAAGTAGTAAGAAGATTCTGTCCTATTGGTGAAGATGGAAAGAGAGATACAAAGTATCGGAAAGCTGATGCTACCAAAGTACTAAAGTCAGTCTACAAAGTAACCGACTTCAATGGTACAGAATATCAGTTTGATGAAACATTGCATTTCTGGACTGAAGCCTTAAGCGCTGAGGAAACTCTGAAGATGGCACATAATCGTTATCCTAATGGATGCGTTATATGTTCCATCGATGGGAAGAATCCAGACAAAGAAACCGATCTGGAAGTGTACTTTAACTTTGGCGCTTTACTAAAGAGTGCTGCATTTATGGGAGGCGGTTCTTCTACTGGTATTGGTTTAAGCATTGTCGAATTGCTACATGGAATGGTAGATCGTTACGAGAATAGACCTAAGAACTGGACTACTAAAGCTAGAAATGCCCTAGCTGGTATCCAAGGTCAAATGAGAGAAATGTTAAAAGCAGGACTCTTACGTAGAATAGGCAGAACTGAACCATTTGCTCAAGGTGGTAAAGTAATGTCTAGCCATTCCTGTCCGAATGAGATTGTGACTCATGAAGGAGTAGAGTATTCTATTCCAGTAGTGAAGATGAATCCAAATGACGATATCGTCAAGGTAGGAGGTTACATAGAAGGATCTGTGGTGGCAGTTTATAGAACACCTCAGATTGCTAAACTCTATTGCATTGTAGTAATGGATGAGAACGTATCACTGGGTCACATTGAAGTTAATGCTCTACTATGGGCTAAATCCAATCGTGGTGATGGTGACGGTAAATAATATTGCCGCTTTGTAGAGTAATCTACATGGAAATAAGGGGAATTTCAGTTAAAGGTAGGGATACTCTAGACTGACACAACACTGATAGTTGAAATACTATTAAGAGGTGCAAACGACTGACAACCCAATCCACAATAAAGGGTTACTAATAACATAGTAATCGTATGGATTAATATACAGTCTGAGCTTTCTAATAATCCAACACTAACTAACATTAGGGTAATAAAAGAAAGAGGTAGGAGGAATAAAGTAACGGCCTACCATTCACCTGATTCTGTTAATTAAACTTTCTGCATAATTAAATGTGATGCAGAGAATGACTATATTAACAGAATATAATCTAAGTTTTGAAGAGAAGCAAAGATTTGATGGCAATATGTTGGGAGATAGTAGCATAGTCTATAAGAGCAAAGAAACAAATGCTCCTAGATATCTACATTATTCTAAGCATAAAGAATATCTAATCTGGCTTTCTACAAAAGTAAATTACTTTACTAATAGACCTATTTGGAATAAGTTTGTCTTTGATAAAAGAACAAGAAAGACCTACTATTCTTATTACATAGGTACTAAAAGTAGTTTATTCTTCAAGAACCAAAGAAGTAGGTGGTATATAGGGAGTAAAAAGATACTGCCTAATGACCTGATAATAGATAAACATCTATTACTTCATTGGTACTTAGATGATGGAAGCAAAGCTACAAAAGGAGGAATATACTTTGCTACTGATGGATTTAGCTTTGAAGAAGCTGAAGCATTGAGTAACAAAATAGCAAAGTATACTAATCTAAATACAAGCCTACATACAAATCAAGGAAACCCTAGAGTGTATATATTCAAGAAAAACACTAAAGAGTTCTTTGATATCATAGGTAAGTGTCCAATAAGTAGCTTTGAATACAAGTGGTGAATTAACAAAACTGGATCCTATTGCTATCGAATTGATTAAACGTTACTTAAGTGGAATGAAAAGACACGAAGTAACTGAGCAATAATCAAAGCTAGTTAAATAACTGAAGGGGGATATCCCCCTTCTTTCTTTTAGTGTTCTGCTTGACACACAGAACATCTTCAGATAAATTGTTTATCTAGATAAACAAATTCTATGTAATTATTCTACGAAGGTTGTATGGCCTATGGCTATCCTGGAGTAGAGTAAATATTTAGAAGCCTAACAAACTGAACGTTGATCGCTTGAAGAAAGAATGCCGGAATGTAAGTTAGGTAGCTATCACTCTAGAATCTATACCGTTGATCGCTTGAAGAAAGAATGCCGGGGAGGATAGGGTAGCTATAAGTTTAAATAGATAATCAGTGATATCTGGGGTACTCCCTAAGAGTACTTTTTGTAAGCTTTTTGTATGCTCTTTGTCCATGCACCGTTAGAGCTGTCTTAGTATGCTCTAAGTGTGCTGGTTGTGCGCCAGTTGACCATCACTAGATGGACTGGTGAAGTATGCTTATTGGAAGCTTATTAGTGTGCTGATTGTCGAGCCGCTTGTAAGCTAGCTGACCTTCACTAATAAGTCGAGAAGAGTTAGCTAGTAGCCATGCTAACATGTCTCGCTTCTTTGGTGCATGGTCTATTCGCTTCATTACCAGCACCAATAAGCCAATACTAGTATTCAAATGGAGGTTCCTCATGGCTGGTTTATATGGAAAGTTTTCTAACCGCTCTGCTGAAGACAAAGAAGCTATCAAGAAGTTGCAACAAGAGCTACACAAGAAGTTACAAGAAGAACGGGAGGCAGAGCTAGCTGCTCTTCAGACGGTTAATGAAGGCGAAATAAGATATACCTTAGTAGTTGCTGCATCTGGTACTAAAGGAGGATTCTTACGTGAATCTCATCCAGAGATTGCTTCTGGGGTAATCTATGCTAAGTGTACAAGCATGGAAGGCATTGCCTACACTACAGTTCCTTCTACCAAAGATAAGCTGGCATGGAATGACCCAAATCATCCAGAAGATACCATGCTTGAAAGCACTATTGCTATCAGTATGTCGCTGGAAGACATGGAAATCTTTGAGAGCAATTTCAATGCCCGTCCAGAAAGTAGTCAGAGAGGCAGAGCCGTAGAGTTCGATGTGATTACCAGTGATACATTCACCATGAATGTTAGCGGTATCTTCTTTGCAAATGGGCTAAAGTGGTTAGGAGACATGGTTGCCCCTAAAGGCACTCAACCTTCTACTGCCGAGGAGCAAAGAGAATTAGCACGGGCTAATCGGGCTACCTCTATTGAAATTCGTAATAATCGCATTGAAGCAGGTCGGGCTGCTCGTCGCAATATGATGATGGGTAATACTATTGCTCAAACTTCGCAAACTACTCAACCTGACCTTCAGCCTTCTGAAGTAGCTGAGATTAGCGAAGAAGATCTCAGTAAAGTAGGCGTGTAGCCTATCTAGTTAGGGGACTCCTAGTTCCCTAACTACCTAGACCATAAAGAACAGCAACAAGTTGGGGATATGCAAACACAACACGCCTTGATAGAAACAGCCCTAAGACAATTGTTGATCGAACACGGAGAAAATGCTATTACAATATCAGAGTCCGAGAGAATCAAACATGAACAATTTACGCGACTTACTAACTTACTTAGAAGTCAACAGCCCAAACATTCTACAAACTAGAGTTTTCCGTTTAACTGTTAGTCATCTAATCTTTGCCTCTTTATATGCTGACCCTAAAGAAGGTATCAGCATATACAGCCAGCTTAGAGTAGAGGCTGAGAAAGAAGGAATAACTTTTACTAGTTACCTTTACGAGCTAGTAAGGGGAGAACAGACCTCTAATTTAGAAGTAGACTTTGGAAGTCTAGCTGCGTTGGTTACTTATCTCTTAGAAGGAAACAATTCTCTAGAGACAAAAGTGATATCTCAAAAGCAGAGAAACAAAGCTATGGAAATAGTCAATGAATATATGTTGTCTCAGAATAATTAACCGAGGGATGCAGATATTTCTCTATCTGCATTAAGGAACCCTTCTTGTGAAGAGGCTAGTCCCAAGTCTAGCAATAATTCCATAGTCATTTGTAAACCTTACACCATAAGGAGAAAAATGTATGTCTGCATATATTACTAAATATAATGTTAAGTTTGACTGCTGGTACATAACTCGTAAGGAAGATGGCAAAGGGCCTTTTGCCATGTCTATCAGTAAGGATGTTCCCAAGAATATTCTAGAGATGTGTATTAGCTGGGAATCTAGAAATTTCTTAGATGCTCCAGTGGAAATCATCCAGGCGGTTCATGCTTGGAATGAAAGGCACCCATCTAAGAGCCAAGCTTTTGTAAGCGGTCTTTAGAGAGCTGGCAAAAGCTGGTCTAATCCGTTAATGTTTTAGGCGGCTTTAGTGGTAGAACTACCTGCCCACTTTCCATTAGGAAGATAATCACTATGTTACCTATAGTGGAAATGTTCTTATTAACTGATTAGTTAATAAGGTATGGTGGATTAGGTAATAGTTTTCTAGGAGTTATGAGGCAGCTTTTAGAAGATGAACAAGTTATAAGCCTCCCAAGTAACAGTTGATGAACTAATGATTAAGGGTAACTCAATAAGCCCCCTTGATTCTGATAGGTGCCTATTAGATGAAAAGGTGTCGAACTATCTTTCAAAAGTAGAGATAGGGAGATTAAGAAAAGATTGGGCTATTTCCTATCTAGAGGGAAGTAGATATTCTAGGAGATAGATTAACCACTATTGAATAGAATCTTAGGTTCATGTTCTCTAACCTATAAAGGACGGCTTGGTACCCCGTTCTTAAGTCCTACCAAAGGACGTAAAGAAATATAGATGAAGGGTGGTAGCTTCATCTATAAGAGAACCATGCTAACTAGGTAGTGTTAATCTGCCTTTAAGTTAATAGGAGGCTGGTTACCTCCTATAACAATTAGCTGGTGGAACTGCTCCAAACTCTTATCTAGCAATAGATAGGAGACCGAATGACTGGTAACAGGTATACGGAACTATTGAACTTGGGTGGCGATCTTGACCCATTTATCAGTAGGGGAGGTTCGATTCCTCTAACCTGTATTGTTAACTAATTTATTTAATTGGAGGTTGGGTCATGGCTAAATTTAGAGATATTTCTGTTGGCGAATCTATTCAAATAGTAGATGTGGAGGAACTAGTCTACTTTGAGATGAAAGAGGTGTATGTCTCTCAAGTAGATGATGACGATGATGATGACTATATCACCTTTGAAGTGAAGATGATAATGACCGCCCTATTAAGAAATGGAGAAACTATTAAGATACATAAATTAGAGAATATCTGTGAGGTAATGTCTGCCTTACATAAGGATTCAGTTAGCGAGAAACTGAAAACAATCTTCGTACAAAAGGTGAAGGAGTTTTATACTCTAACCCAAGCAGAAGGGAGTAATGATATCCTTCGTATCTCTCCTTTTGAAAGAGAGGTATTAAATCTAGCTGTAGAAGGAGAGACGATAGTTAATAGCTGCGAGGTAACTGAGTAATGGAATCTAAACTATCTCCTTCTCAAGTAGCAGATGTCGCTGAGAGGGAATATCAGCGAGTGATAGAAGCGTGGAAGAAAGGAATGGCAGTCGTTAGCTATTCCTTCACTCCTAATGAATATCACTCTAATGCATTTGGGCATATGAGTAGCAGCCTTATAGTTACTCAAGGAGTGAAGAACATATCTATTGAAGCGCCTATCTGGTTTGGTCATACTGAAACGTATGTAGGAAAGGTGTGGTTTCCTGATAGTGAGTTCTATCAAGACGTAAAAGTTTAGGTTAGGGGCGGCATGTTTGAGGAAGATAACGATTATTTAGAATTGAAGTTAGCTAATATAGCTATCTCTGCATTCATTATATTCATGGTGGGTGTATTAGCTGGCATTGGTTGGACTAGATATCAAATATCTAAAGTGGAGCCTCCATGTCCAATAGAACAATCCAAGTAACTATACCTCTCTACGAAAGGGCTGCTACTAGAGAGTTCAAAGAGATACTGGATGTATGGAGGCAGCCTAACTCTATACTCTGTACCTACTACCTTAGTGGGGCAGAGTATAATGACTTGGCTTACGAACATTTATATAACCTTCTGATTACTCATTTCATAGGGATAGGTCAGAAGGTTACTATCTCTACTCCTACATGGGTAGGTGATAGAGGGCGCGGGTTCTGGAGTGGAGTGATATGGTTCCAGAGATAATGAGTGAAACCTTAGATCCTACTATAGGAATACTAAGGGGAACTAGGGCGGTGAATGAAGTGGAATGGGAAGGTGATATCCTTGTTCATCTAAAGAAGAAGGTTATATTCAGATACATTCCAGTTGATAGACCTATTAGGAAGAGGAAAAGAAGAAACTATGATTACGTATCTTCTGGGAATCTTGACTACTCTAGTCTTACTATTGATTAGTAAGTTAGAATTCACTAGAGGGAGTGTAGAATTGAATCTACATCCTCTAAAGTTAAGGTTCTATACCACAAGCTCTGAAGTAGAACCATATGGGGATCTATGGTTCATTTGGGAAGATAAGATAGTTTGGACTGCTAATGAGGGATTGCAGAAGAAATAATTAATTTAGGGTGCATCTATAACTAGGGCAGTTGACAGAGCGGTATTGTTCTGGACGGTTAACTATCTGGAGATAGTAGCGGCCTCATAAGCCGCCATAGGTGAGTTCGATCCTCACACCGTCTATTTAACCAATTAATTTAACTGGAGGAATTACTATGCTTTATGGATTAGAAGCTAAAGATAAATATGCGTTAGTTATTATCACTGAAGAAGGTCATACCGTAGTTGACCATGTTGCTAACAATATAGATGATTCTGTCTATGTTGAAGATTGGGAAGTGTATGGGCTTCCTCAAAGTGAGTGGAGGAAGGCGCATCACTTAACTAAATGGGTCGTAGAGAATAGACCTAATTGGAAGTACTATTCAGCTATGTTTAGTATTGGAGAAGTGATGAAAGGATTGATTCCAGGTTAATAGTACTAGGTAGATATATATGTTCCTAATGATTCATTAGAAGAATGTATTATCTATCTAGTACTAAGGGCGGCGCATCTATCTAGTACTAATTAACCATAAGGATAACTAGCAACTATCCTTGTGGTTAATTGTTTATTGGAGAGGGTTCCATGAGAATCGTTGAAGTATTAACTAGTGTAGTGGTAGTTGGAACTTTAGGTAGCGCGATTATAGGTCTAAGCTTAGTGAATGCTAAGTATGACTTAAAACCTAGTCCAGTAACCACTCTCTTCAACAAAGGGGAAGTAGTTATCCCCTATCAATAGTTTAGTAGTAGTGGCGGCATTCTAGCCGCCTAATTAATTATGGAAGCTTGGGAAAGAGAATTTAATAAGGTTATGGAATCCTGTAAATCAGGAGAGAAGAAAGCTTCATACCATTTTAGCAGTAATGAATACCACGAAGGAGGGCATGAGAAGTTAGTGAGAGCCTTACTGGATGAATTCCTCAGTAAGGTTCATATATATTCGCCTGTTAGATTAGGCGATGGAAGTGGTTACGAAGGTGACATTTACTTTTAGGAGGTAGATATGGATATTTCAATCAGAAGCGCACTATTACATGTAATCTTAATATGCCTAGTGGGGATACTAGGTATTCAAGGAATCTATAGCCTATTTGTAGTAGCTACTACAGACTATAGCCGCGTTGAATATAAAGGTTACGGGGCGGGTCGTAATTGGTAGGTATACCTACCCATCAATCAACAATTGGTAAAAATATCTCCAGGAGAGAGTCAGATGAGAAAGGTATTAGTGGTTGGGTTAGTAGTTGGTTTAGTAATTGGTAGTAATGTTCCTGTTAGTGCTAAAGAGGCGGCACCTAAATATTGCAGTATGAAGGTACTAGGTAAGTGTCTGCAATGGAAGTCCTATAGATGGATTACTAAAAGTACCTATAAAACTGATGATGCATTAGAATGTGCATCAGGAAATGATAAGTTCCTTGGTGGTGGTCGTTATGTTGGCGGCTCTTGTATTGCTGGTTTGAAGAAAGGCTATTGGGGTAGATGAGATATAGAAGGGGCTGGTAAATAGTCTAGATAGGTATAGTATGTTTCTATTGATTCAAAAGGAAATGTACTATACTTAACTAGATTAGGTTAATGGTGATAGGCGGCGATACTAGCCGCCTAGTTAGGTTAAGTAGATTAGTTAGTGGAGGATGAGGATATGGCTTATTTCTTAAAGAAGACAAATAACAAGTTAACTACACGTAATATTAGTTATATTCTGGTACCAGATTCGTTAAAGGATATTGAAGCTGTAGTAGAGTTCCTTGACCCGCACAATGTTTGTGATTTTGAAATGTGCGGGGATGAAGTGCTGAAGGAAGTGGGTAGCGAGAATGGTATTGTTAAGGCCCAACTAGATATCCTCTCTGCGGAAGGAGTAGAAAAGATTAAGGATATTGTAGCGAGGCGGCAAGAAGAAGAGATCCCCCTTCTACCTAAGACTGATATGGGAACCTGGTGATAGTTAAATAGATACATTCTTCTATTAGAGATAGTATTACCTCATTAGAAGAATGTATCTATTTAAATAGTATTATTAACAGTTCTATTTAAAGTTATTGGAGGATGAGATGGTTACTGTTAAATTAGATGAGAGTTACGGTTTACCCATAGGTGCTAATTATGTAGATAGCTTATCTTTAATCTACGTATTAGATGGGGAGGTACATATTGTTTCTCCTGATAGAATCAATAATAGAGTTATTAAATTTCCTAGAAGTGCGGTACCTAATCTAAAAGAGAGAATAAGTGAGGCTACTCAAAGTGATGATAGTAACCTAGCACTAAAACTAGGAGAGGAGTTAGTTGAAGCTTTAATAGGCGAAGAGAAAGCTTGTGAGTTAGCTGGTAGATTGATTAGCCTTCTAGAAGAACAGAATAGATTTCTGTTAAATGTTGAGTTTGAATCAACAGATGATATTATTACCAAGATTAATAAGCTTAGAAATGCTAATCCCTCATTAGGTCTAAAGGAAGCTAGAGACTTAGCAGAGAATGGGGTATCTGCCTTAAAGGTATATCTATTACCTGAATCATTTCCATATCCTAGTGAATATGGAGAAGGGCGGCTTGTTTGGGTTAATGGGTATGGTCTGGTGCCCCTAGAAATATGGCACCAACAAAAACATATCCCCTACTCAGTAGAGGTTATATTGGATACTACTCCTACTCACTTTAATCTAAGTGACTATGGTATTCTAAACGCTTGGAATGAGAAGGTAGAATATACCTTTAGATTAAAGGAAGGGGTAGATAAACCAACCACCTTTACTGTACTAGAAGAAGGTGAGACCCCAACTGGTGAAATAGTATCTTCTTTAGTAGAAGCTTCTTCTATTGAAGAAGCTATTAAAGTATGGGAAGTGTATCAGAAAGGGCTTGATAAAGCTAATAGCTTATGGAGTGAACGGTTAGGAGAACTAGCTGAGAACTTCAAAGTTAAGTAATTGGTTAATTACTAGGTAGATATTATGTCTGTATTATCTTCATTAGAAAGATGTAATATCTATCTAGTATTAGTTAAATAGAATAGGCGGATATAAAGCCGCCTTCATTAGGAATGATTACTAGTTAAATATAGTATTCTTCCTATTGGATTTACAGTTACACATTAGTAAGGAGTTAGTGAGATGAGTATTAATATCTATAACGGCACCCAACATACAATTAACATATTTTCTAAGGAAGATACTATAGCAGTACAAGGAGGGCGCAAGTTAATTCTTAAAGAAGAAGCAGTACCTATTAAAATAATACTAGCTGGTACTAACTTAAATGCTCAAACTGGTAATCTACCAGCCCCCTCATTAGATACTGATATTCCCCTCTATGGTGGGGTCACTTTTACAAGTCATGACCCCTTACCTGAAGGATATGATATCTATATCGTATCTAATCTCTTTAGAAGTGCAGTAAAAGAATTAGGCGGGGATACTAGCCGCCTCGCTACTGTCTTCGGCACTGTCTATGCTAGTGAAGAAGATATGCGTCCATGTGGCTGTCTAGGTCTCTCAGTAGGTTAGCTTATTCTCATTAGATAATAGTTATTAATTAAATAGACCCCTAACTAGACTAGTTAATAGAATAGAAAGGGGTCTATTTAATTAATCTATTAAAGTATAGAACTTCTTCTAATGAATCTAATTTAAGGAGACATTTAATTGGCTAAGATAAAAGACCCTAATAGATGGGGATGGTTAACTACTATGTTAGGTTATATAGTAGTTTGGGGTGGCGCATTTAGTATTGTAGGAGGGATAGTATTCTTCTTATGGAACAATATCCTTATTAAGACTGGACTAATGATAGTTCCCCTCAATCCAGTAGAAGCTTTCCTATTAGGAACATTAATAGTTTGCCTCCATCAATTATGGATGCATAGATAAAACCTACCTGATGAGTCTCCTGACTAGAGACGAAACTATCTAGTAACTTACTAGATAGTAGTAGGAAGTCATTCTTCCTATGGTTTGCATATTTCTTATATCCCTTAGTAGAAATACTAGGGGGTATTTCTTTTAATTTAATGGAGGGGATATGAAAGTAGTTTGGGAATATATTAAAGTACTATCTAAGTTTGGTCTATTAGGATTAGGTATATTAGCTATTATCTATTTAATATCATTGGGACTACCTAATGATGATAACTACCTAGAGGCTTTAGATAAAGCTGGTTATTCTAATGCTTCGTTAGTAGAAGGTTTTACAACCTGTGCTTATGGTGAATGGGGGAAGAATTTTACTGCTGTTGTTAATGAAAAACAGATAGAAGGTTCTATTTGTAAAGGTAGTGGCTTCAAAGGGTATACAGTAAGATTCTAAAAGTAAATATGACAATACTACCTATTAAGTAAATCTAATAGGTAGTACACAACAATATCTCTAAAGAAATCAATAGAGATGGGTGAAGAGAGTATTTAAAACAATATTTATAAGATACTCCTACTACGAGTAGAAGTTATAAAACAATAAAATATAATTTTATATTTATTCAACGATAAATATAAATGAAATGTTTATTAATGTTAGCTTTCTCGTCAGTCTACACCCCAGACCACTCATCTCCCGATCCCATTAACTCATCTATATGGTGTTTAGAAGGTTTATTTAATAATCTTATCTCTCTACTAGTTGAGGTCTTGCTCATTTCTCCAGGACTATTAATGTAGTAGATTATGGGCTCTAGGCCGAATATACACGCCTCATGGCTCACTAACTTAGTTTGAGATGGATTATTTAATTAAGCTTTCTATATACCCTATATAACTATAGGGAAGGTTGAAGAAAGTGGGCATTTATTTAATAAGGAGGAATATGATTTTATTCACAAGAGTAGCCATAGTAACAATCCTAGTTATAACTGTGGTTACCTACGGAGGTAAAGTAATCCCTAATACTAATAACTGTACACCTTCTCAAGAGGTTAGTAAGTAATGACTACTATTGATAGGGTAGAAGTTAAGGTAGTTAATCTAAGAGCCTTTCTAGTAGAGAAAGTTCTTTCTATTAGGGAGATAGGTAATATCTCTAAAGAAGTATCGAAAAAAGGTTCTAGAGTAATGACTACTAAAAGTAGTAATGGGATTACTGTATTTACTTTAGGTAAGTGTAGTAATGTAGAGATTGCGTCTAGATGTGCCGTCGAATATCTTAATAAGGAGAATAATAATGAGTCACTTCCAACCAGTTCAAACAGATATTAAAGTGTCAGATAAAAGATTACTGATTCAAGCAATCAGTAACCAGCCTCAGATTAAAGAGGTGAAAGAGCGGCATCACATTAGAGGATATTACCAAAGTGTAGTATTGCCTGTGGATATTGCGGGGCTTATGGAGGGTCAATATGATATCGGTTATATTGCTCAAGGAGATAAGTATATAATGACCGCCGATTTATCTATGGGTAACTGTGGAGGTAATGGAGAAGTTAGTAGTTCTTTGAGTGAACTAAATGCCGCCATTATTAAAGAGTATCTAAGACTATCTGCATTTGAGCTAGGTAGTAAAGGTAGAGCCCTAGAGGGTAGTCATATCTCAGTTAGTGTTAGTTAGATTAATTAATCCCTAGTAGGAATCTTCTATTAGGGATAAATTATTTATTTAAATGGAGGGGGATATGATTTGTAATGGATGTAAGTACTATAATCCTTCTGGTGAAGGTTACTGTGGTAAAGGTTATCTTCCAAAGGAGATGAAGAATGAGAAGGAGTGTCCTAGTAAAGAAGAAGGTAAGCCGCCCTCATTGACTATTCAGGCTGTCAATGTACGAGTTACTCAATGTAATCTCTATAGGAATGAAGGAAGACAATCTCAAATCCCCAAGGGGTGGAAAGAACTATATAGCATTATCCATTGGGAGATGAGTAAGAAGAAAATAGGGAGAGAGAGATTAGTAACTCTAATAGTAGAAACTGCTAGTTCTGCACCACTTATTAGTAAAGTAAGGGAAAGGTTTAATTTTCTAGACTCTAGGATAGAGGAAGAGATCTATCCACCCTTCAGAAGAATTACATTCAAGTGGAAGGAATCACCTACTGTTTCTTTTAGTAGGAGGAGAAAGAAGGTTAAGGGTTATCTACCTTATCCATTAGATAGTAAACCTATTCTAGTGAATAGATAAATCTTCTTTAGAGGGTAGTTACTAGTAATAGTATTACCTTCTAATGAGGAGGATTAACTCCTTAGTTATGCAGGTTCAAGTTACCTATTCCTGTTGAAACTAAAGCTCAGGTAGGAGTAGCTAACCTATCCTAAGTAGGTAGTTGGTAACTAGTCCTCTAATATAGGTTCCTCTAATATTTAGTCTAGTGGCTCTTCTATATAATCTATAGGGTATAGAACAAGTGCTAGGCGGGTATTAAAGCCGCCTATATGAACTCCTGTTAATAGCAAGGAGAGAGGTGAGTAGAGTATATATTGCTATTGTCTGCCATGTGCAGAGTCGGCTTCTTAGTCTGTAAAGGCTAAGTTCAAAGAAATATATAAAAGAGAAGGGTATCGGCTATCAGCCCTTAATATCCCTAGTAGATATACAGCTATTAGGGATTAAGATAGCCCCTATTGAATACCTTTGTTATGAACAAAGGAGTCTATTATGCCTAGTTTATTTGGTCTTAAAGCCATGATTGATCTGAGATCAGAGATATCTCGATCAGTTATGGAACTAAGTTGGAGAGATAACAAAGAGCAGTTCATAGCTCTTACTTGTTATGCGGGGGATAAAAGATTTGTTGGCAGCAAGAATATATTCAGATCAATGTTCTGCTTCATAGCAGAAAGGGATCTAGAAGTAGCTAAAGCTATCATAAGAAAGATACCTTACCTAATTAACTGGGGTGAGGTAGTTAAGTTAATTGATGAGATAGATAATGAAGAGTTAGCTATCTATGCAGCATTGTTCTATGCGACAGTTCTAAGAGTCAGGAAGGATAGGTTAGCTATTAAATGGGCCCCTAGAGAGGGTAAAAGATTTCAAAGGGCTAGAAAGCTAATTATGGCTCAATTAGGAATTACTAGAAATAGTGAGTATAGAAAGTTCTTAGCTGAGTTAAATAAGGAATATGATACTTCCCTAGAAACCCTTATGTGTGAAGGGAGATGGGAAGATATTAATTATACTCTTATCAGTAAGAGAGCCTTTACCTTATATAAGAATGCGTTTATTAAACATGATGGTAGGAGGGTAAGACTCTATCATCATGAGGATAGTAATAGAAGGAACTTCTTACAAATGGAGATTCTAATAACTAAGGAGGGATACAAGATATGAAATCAGAAGATCAATATAATAGGGCACAAGAGAAACATCACCCTATTAGAAGCAATTTTGGAAATGTTTTAGCAGTAGGTATAGGTCTATTACTTATACTATTTCCCTTATGGGGATTACAAGAGGCTAATAGAAGAATGGAAAAACCTATTAAGATAGAGTTACCTAACAAGTAGAAATATAAAGTTTATCTATTAGGGTTTAGTACCTTTATCTAATAGATATGTCAATCTCCTAGTGAATAAAGGTACTTTCTTGGTAGCTTTGCCTCATACTTCAACAAAGAATGGTAGCTTAGTTTAGTTAATAAAACCTATTAGAGTTTTACGGGTGTTATCTAATAGACATAGGTGTAATTCCTATAGTTACCAAATGGTGTATGTGACCCAGCGATTACAGAACACCCCTTTCTTAAATATAGGTAGATTAACATGAGCCATTTCCATGCAGTTATTACTCAACTAAAGAATAAGGAAAGATTGATCAAGGCTTGTGAGAAGGTAGGGGCGGGCCCTGTTATCTCACAAGATGGGTTAATTAGAGGTTACAATGGGCAGGTTAGACCTGCTGATATCGTTCTAAATATCGTAGATAGTATCTATGATATGGGATTCGATTGGGTTCCAGAGGAGGGAGTCTACCAAGTAGTTGGTGATTGGAGTGGGTTAGCAAATAGCTGTAGAGCATTATCTAATGGAGAGAGAGAAGGTAATTCTCTAGAGCAGATATTTAATCGTATCTGTCAGATATATGCCCAACTAGGAATAGAAGAAGCTACTGTAGGTGGCAAGGTTGGTAGTAGTGCTAATGTCTCTATTAATGTGGGATGAGCATTTGTAATAAATGTATCTATAATGCTGGTTACTTCTGTTCTTTAGGAATAAAGGAGAGAGGGGAGTTAAAGGAATGTTTGTTTAAAGATGAGAGACCAGTTAAGTTAATAGAGAAGCCTTATGGAAGTAGATATCTATTCATTAGGAAATATCCTAAAGAGCAGATACCTAAAGGCTTTCGGGATATTACTGTTCACTATGAAGTGAAGAGAACTAGGCTAAAAAGTAAATGGAGAAAGGTAGAGATTAACTGGGTAGTTAATTATGAAGATGATGGAAAGGGCTACTTTAAAGTTCTAGATTATCTTTCTATTAATTACTTTAGATATAAGACTAGGAACTTTAAACATAGATGGAAAGTAGAACATATGAATAGGAGAAAATATTTAGAGATTAGATTCTCTGTTGAAATCCATAAGTATGTTCCTAGTCTACCTGTAATCTAGGGCGGGCTTCATTAGACGTTCCCTAATGTATAACCTAGATAGGAGTATAAGAGCTGGCTTCTAGGTCTTCTCTAGTAACGATTCTTACCAGCGTCATGGTTAATCCTCAATCCAAATAAGAGTAATAATGAAGAATAAGACTAGCAATTGGAGGTGGATACCTATCCGCTCCTCTGACTCAATAAGAGGAAGTAAATATAAAGTAATGAGTCTATTCTCTATCGACCCATCTAGATAGAGAAGAACTAGATGGCAATTCCTATAAGGAGTATTCTTATATAATCTATTAGGAATGGGTAGATTATATAAGATAGGTAGTCGGTTTAAGGCCGCCTTCTATTCATTAATTATCCTATTAATATGGGCTAGCCTTTAGGGTGAATTAGGAGAAGTAAGTTCAACTCTTACTACTACCATTAATAATGATAGCTATATCCCAATAGAAGGATTTATTAACTATACTAGGACTCTTCCCTATTGATACCTAGTATTAGTAGCACTGTAATAGGCTTTTATAACTGGAAGTTAATGAGAAACTACCATACCATTACATGACTTCATCCTTTATAAGTAGTGGTCAAGTTCAAAGGGGTTGAGTTTTATAGGTTTTAGTGAGAAACCATCTTCTATCTAAGGTTGTTAATTAGTAGGATAGTCGGATAGGAATTAACTGTGCCTTTATTAATACCTATTTAATAAAGGTGAGTAGAATCTAGGAAAGGTAACTATAAGTTACATTCTTCTATTAGAGAAAGATAATTGAAGATGAGAAGGGAACTCATTAGAGATTAATGAATATCTAATAGAAGGATAATCTAATTAATTTAAGGAAGGTGATGAAACTAATTAAGTTTGCCTTCTTTCCTCTATTCCTAGTTATGTATCTAATATCTCCTAAGAGAAATATAAAGAAGGAGATAGAAAAAGAGGTATCTAGAAAGATAGAAGAAGGAGACCCACCCCCAGGTATTATCTGGGAGTGGGAAATAGAAGATGGGGAAGATGAATAGTAAATAGATAGTAGATTAGTTTAATATCAGGGTTAATATTAATTCCTTAAGGAAAGAAACAATGAGATATCTACTTTATATAGCTATTCCTCTAATAGTCTATTGGACTATTGGTAGTTCATTTACTAGTCTAGTTACTAGTAATACTAATTCCCTTATAGAGAAAAGGGTGATGGTGAATATAGATGAGTAAGGAGAAGTATGACTCAACAGAGAGTAGTAGTAGTTCCTAAACCTAAGAGTAGTGGTAGTAGAGAGGTTCCTTGGAAGCCTCTCATTTATTTTGGGGTGATATTTACATGCGGCAACTTATGGGTAGCTAATAGTAATATTAGTCTTCCTAGGGGACACGTAATGTACCAACCTCTACAAATAAGTAGAGCCGTCTTTAGAGTTAAAGCTGGCAATAGACTAACTCACGGTGATTGTGCCCTAATTAAGTCTAGAGGTGAAAGAAGTAATGAATGTGATCTTCTCTTGCTAAGAGAAGAAAGAAGACGGAACCAACAGATGAGAGGAGATAAGTAGATGATTGAAGGTAAAGATATCGTTAAAGCTATTACAGAACCTAGCCCTCAAGAAAAGAAACTACATCCCTATATCATTGGCATTCTAGGTATAGCTATTGCTGTTGTAGTAGTTAAGGGCCCTATAGATAAGAATGCAAAGAAGGTAGAACCTATGCCTGTATTATCTCAAGAATGCGTCACAGAAGTAATTCAACAGAAAAGTATTCCAATGAGTGATGAATGTAAGAAGCAGAATGAAGCTCTTACTAAATGGAATAGAACCTTAGGAGGTACTGTCAATGAATAAACTCACCCCCCAACAAATAGCTTACATAAAGAAAATACAAAGGAATAGAGACGGGGTTAATAGAGTATTCCTTACTATGTTCTTAATACTAGCTCTAGTAGGAGTATATAACTGGGTTAAATGGGGCACTCCAGTTCCTCAACATAGGATAGAGAATGGAAAGATTCTTAGATAATATTCTTACCCACGTAGTAAATGGGATATTAACTATAGTGGGTCTATGGTTCCTATTAGGTATATATAATCTCCATAAGAGAAGAACTATACCTAATAGTAAGAAGGTAGCTAATAAGATAGCCGCCTTATCACAAGATATTGAACTACCAGGAGATATAGAACATGGATGCGACAGAATGGAAAGAGACTCTGATGCAGGAGATATTCTCTAGCGAATTATGGGAAGATATTGCTGCGGCTACTAGACTTCTAGTAAGAGTCCTATTAGCTGTAATACTAGTAGGGATATTAATTACATCTTTTGCTAAAGACGTATATCTGCAAGTGAAGGGAAAGTTAGATGAGACAACTAAGCGAGGAACAGTTCCTTCAACTACAGAAGGAGACGGAGGAAGCATATCAGCTAACTCAGCAGTCCAGTCAGAAGTATTGGAAGAAGAAGAAACAAGTACCGCTAACGAGGGTAGGGATATTAGATTCCCTATTGGGATTAATACTAGGTGATTAATAAGTATGGAACCTGGAAAGATAGAGAAGGCTATAGATGAAGCTACTCTAAAGATGAAGGATGCCGGGTTCCATATTTGGGATGCCATAGATCATATAAATGAAGTCTCTAAAGAGATACTTAATAGAGATGATTTATCTATTGATGATATGGCTGGCATTATTGAATATAAAGGTGAAGAAGTAGTAGTCCTTTATGAAGAATTAGAAGATTGGTCTAAAGGTTTACCTTAACTTGCCTTAATCTAGTATCTAGATTAGAAGTGAGGGGTTGGCAACTCTCCTATTCACCTTCTAAGGTGAGCAGTATCCCCAACCACGCAACCCATGTATCTAATCTCTTAGTAATCTACGGTTAATAGGTCGGGATTTAGTAGTTTAAGCAAGGGCACCATACTACATAATCCCGATTGATTTAATGTAGATTATATAAAAAGAGATTAGATACTTTTCTTAGTAACTATAAACAAGGAGAAAGATAACATGTCTAACTATAAAAGCCGCCCTTTAAATGCTTCATTCAAGATTAACTTAATAAAGAATAATGAGAAGGATACTAGTACCTTTGGTATTGGTGCTGTGAAGATGAAGAATGCAGAAGGGCAAGAAGAAGATATATATACCATTACTGGTGAACTCTCTCAAGTTAATGAAGAGGTAGAAGTAAGAGGTGTAAATAGAATGAATATTGGCAGCAGCTTCTATGGACTAAGAGCAGTAGTACGTATGCCTAAGACTCTTAAGGAAAGAATAGAAAAGGAAGCTAGAGAGTGGTATCAGACCGCCAGAAATGATGGTGACTATAATCCATTAATCGGTATTGAGTTTAAGGTGCCATTTATTCCTAACCCTACTAAGATGGAATCTATCAATCCTAGTGATAGTATGGCTAGTAAGAATGTTATCTTTCTTGTAGGAGAGGATAACTATGTAGGTATTACCTATGGTGATATTATTCGTACTGCTGAATCCCTTAAGGAGGAAACAGATAGAGCATTTGAATTAACTAAGAAAGCTAAGGATAATTATTGGGCTAATATCTGGCCTGTAAGAATGGCTAATAGAATTAGTCAGTTGGCTAATACTGATATTGGTGAATTAACTAGTGCCGCCCTAGGTAAGAAGAAGAAAGAGAAAACTAAATAGATAATAATTATCCCTATTAGAACTCTCCTCTAATAGGGATAATAGATACTTAATTTAAAGATAAAGTAAATGGAGAGATAGCTATGCAATTAGCTAATGCCTTAAGACAGTTAACAGTTCAACAAGTAGGAAATAAGTTAGAGATATATAGAAGGTTTTATATCTTTCCACTCCTATGGAGAATAAGAAGTGGAAATGATATAGCAGCTAAAGAATCATTTCAAGTTATCTTAGATGAGTCTAATATAAGAGATATTAATTATTATGATCTAATAGCTTCAAGTCTAGAAGGTAAATATACTCTACCTGAATTCATTAATGACAATATAGATGAATGGATGGAATGTATTAAGTTTCTAGCTTATGGTAATAGTGAAATAGAAAGAACTCTGCCTGATTGGTTATATAACAATGCTAATAAGGTAGCTCTTGATGCTATTAGAGAAGAATTATTAGTCTACTGTATGTAAGTTATTATTTAAATTGACATAGTCAATAGGAGACCGCTTTATATAAACAAGGCGGTCTCTTTCTCTTTTCTCTATCCTATAAGGAGCAATAGAATGCTATTAAAGAACGGTCTAGGTAAAGTAGATTCTCTTAAGAAAGTAATACTACCTAATCAAGAAGAAGTATCAGTGCCATCTACTGATAAAAATAATCTACATCTACTAAGAAAGGTACTAGAACAACAAAAAGCCACCCTTAATAATCAATTGGATACTAATGATATCCTTACTCAAATAGTAGATAGCTGGTTATCTAATAAGGCGCTTGCATCTTCGACACAAGTTGAAGAGGATAGTCCAGCCGCCAAGTCTAGTAATGGAATAGATAATAGTACTAGTAATGATAGAACTGTCTCTAATGAGAATACAGTTAAAAAACAAAAACCTAATTGGGTCTGGGGTGAACAAGAGTATAAAGGAAGGATTATAAATATAATCGAACCTGTAACTTTTAAAGACTTTCAAGGTTTACATAAAGTTAACTACAAGGCTAAAAGAATGATTAGCCCTGAAGGAGTAGCATACTTCATTCCCTGTGTATCTACCTTCTGTGAAAAGTTTAATTTAGTAAAAGAAGATCCTAAAAGTAACAGTAAGAAATCTAAAGAAAAATGGGTTAAAGATGAGAGACCAAGCCATTATAATAGCTGGCTAAACTACTATAGTTATGCTGTTAAACACCCAAAAATAAAGGTAATTAAGTGCAACTGGACTATGGCACCTGGGCTATTTCCAGAGTTAGAGCCATATATTGAGACTTTCAAGAATCTCTTTTAATTTAAAGATAAAACTATTAGTTAGTTATCTATTCTCTATTAGAAGAGCTAACTAATAGTAAATATATACATCTACCTGAGGTACTTATGCTCATTAGAGGAAAAGTTCTAACTAATATACATTGCAAGCATGAACAAGAGCTAAATAAAAGAGATAAACCTAGATATGGAAGTATATGGTTTGCAATAGACGTAATTAAATTAAGTGGCAGTTGGTATTGTCCTAACTTCTCTATAGGAAGAGATATTGATAAAGGAATAGATAAAGTAAGACCTATTCTAGAAATCAGTTATAGGGTAGAAAAGGAAGACTATTGGTTAGTTAGTGACATGAGTATAGGTAAAAGGTATGAGATTAGTTTGATAGGCGGCCTCTATACCTCACCTAAACATATCAGAAGTATTGATACTACTAGACGGGTATTAAGCCTATATATTAAAGTATTAGGTCACAAAGATAATATAAGTCTAGTACAAGAGATTAAATCTACCAATATACCTAAAGGTGTTACTCCTAATAATATTGGTAGTGGTTCTCTTATCACTCTTATGATGGACAACAGTTTAAATGTCAAAGAAGAAACTATTTCCTGTAATAGTATCTAGTATACTATTAGCCTTTATATTGCCGTTCTTATCTAGTAAAAGTAATGAACCAATTAAGAAAATAAATGTTAATTTATGCAGTGAGAAACCTCAAGAGGGGTTAATTAAAGGAGTAGTTACCAATGTAGATGAAAGTATAGGCGGCTCCAGAAGAATTACTTTAAATGGGTCTGGTAATTGCCCAGCCTATATTGACACCCATATATCTGTTACTGAAGGTATCCTTACTAAAGTAGGTAATCCTGTTAAATTCTATGGTGTGTTAAGTAATGGGCGCGTTTCTAGAATTAGAAATGTTGAATATAGTTGGGATGCTACTGATAATAGTGGTAGAATTAGCCCGCTATTAGAAGTTAATGTTACCTTATCCTACAAACCTTTATGGGAACACCCTAATGACAAGTTCGTTAGAGTAAACCTATATACAAAAGTAAAAGATAAAGCTAATAAGAGTAACATTAATAATGAGCCCCAATATATCTCTATCTATTTCAATAGAGATATGTATTCAAAGATTTCTATTGGTAAAAACTACACATTTCTTATAGAGAGATATAGTAATGAAGTAGTGCAAGTAATAGAGTAAATTATGTGCCTGCTATTTAACTAGCAGGTACATAAAAAGAATAATAAATAAAAGGATGAGAAAAGATGAGTGAAGTTATATGGGGAATAGTAAGTGGTATATTAATAAGTCTTCTAATAAGAAGAATGAAAGGAATAAGCGGCTTATTAATGTGGATTAGCTATGGTGGAGGAATAGGAGATGTAGTGAGATTAATAATAATAGAAGGAATTACTAGTAGTAATAGATTTAGTTATGTATTTAATAAAGGAATAGTATTAGGGGCGGGCTTATTAGTTATATGTGGAGATCTAGGTAATAATCTTAAATTACCTAGAGAAGGACAATATATAGGTATATTATTAAGTATGTATATATGGGGAAAGTTAATCAATAATAGTGGTATTAAGTTAGGTGGTTGGATTGGATGTGGAGCGTCTATTCTAATTACTCAAATCTTTATGAAAGTAGAGATAAATAGTAATATAACGCCTATATTGCCTCTGTTAATCTGTATGTTAGGTATAGGAAGGATTCTAGAAGAAATAAAAGGAAATAAAGATGAAGATGATGTAGATGATGAGATAAAAGATGATGATAGTATTGCTAAAAAGGGATATGTAGTAGGAATAATAAGTGCATTATTCTGGGGACTTCCTACTAAAGCACTAAATAAAGTAATAAGAGATACTAAAGATAAGCATTACATAAGTGTTCTAAATAATAGTAGTGAAGGTATCAGTAGCGGGCTTAGTTTAATAATGGTGCTAAGTAATGCAGGGGCGCGTAGCAATGTTAGTAGTATGATAGATAGCTATGTAGATGAGTTTAGTATCTATCAGAAGATAGGATTAATAATTCTTAGTATAGTAATAAGTGTAATGACTTATTATTTAGTTAAGGATAAAGAATATGTGCCGCCCAAGAAAAGTTATTTATGGTTTAGTCTATTCATATTAGTATGTTCTGTTATATATATCTGTGGTATATATATAGGAATACTAATGATAATTAGCGGCTTGTTAGTTAAAAGAATACTAAAATCTAGTAAAGCTCCTAGTGAATTAGCTATATGTGGAATAGCTAGCATACCTTTACTAAATTTAGTTTAAGTTTAATATACACGGGCAAGTATCTCCTCTCCCTTCTAAGGAGTAGAAAGAGTAACTGGAAACATGAAGGTTCGATCCCTTTCTTGCTCACTACAAATAAATAAAAACCTAAATAAAATAGAGTTATTTATAGTTAACATATTTAGTTTAACTATAAATAACTCTATTTTATTTAATTTACTAAATAATAGTTAAATTTTAAGGTTTTAAATAAACTGACAGCAAAACAAACAATAAAGCTATACAAATTTGTTTATTTTTACATAGACAGCAAGAAAACTATGGAAGATAGAGAAAAGCTAAGAAATTTAGATTTCGATATTAGAAACAGAAGTAATAGACATAGAGATAATATTGTCTATATGAATAAAGCTTCTCTTAAAGAAAGAAAGGAAAAGATTAGGTTTCTATTAGAGATAGATAAGGAATATAAAGAGCAAGGAAGATTAATAATAGAAACAGTAGAGAATTGGGATTATACAGTAGAAAAGAGTAATAAAAAGAAGATAAAAGAGGTTAGAAATAATATATTAAAAGGGGGAATAGTAGGAGGAATAGTAGGTATTGGATTAATAAGTAGTTTATGGATTATTGAGTATATAGGAGATAGGGAGAATATTAGAAGGGGCGCGATTTATCAAGAGAGGATAGAAATTAGATATGGAAAGTAACTTTCTAATTGAAGGAAAGTATTATCTCTATAAGAGAAAAAAGGAAGTTAAATATATTAAGGAGAGTTACTTAAATAATATTAGAGGAAAGGCTTCTTATATATTTAAAGGTAGTAGAGGCGGCGAAATTAAGTTAAGTAATGAGAGTGTTAGAGAGCATATACAAGAAATGGAATAAATAAGTAAGGAGTATAAGGTAAATGAGTACTAATATTGAAAGATTAAATAGCTATTTAAAAGAGCAAGAATTAAGAGTAGCTAGAGCCTTAGGAGAGATTTACAATACTAATGAATATAAAAGGTATCTACAAGAAGTAGATATTCTAGAAGATATAAAAGCTAGTATTAAGAGAGAGGAGACGGCGCAGTTAGAGATAAATAAAGAAAAGTTAATTAAACTAGGTTTCGAGTGTAGAACTGGGCATGAGATTGGGAGTACCAATGATGAGACTAGTATTGATGGTAGTGATTACAGATATGTGATAGTACATTCTAGTAAAAAGAGAATACTATCCATACTTAAGAGAACGTACAGTATTAGTGTTCAGTGGGAAGGAATAGAAGAAAGAAATGGTGGGTGGGGCTGGATATTAGGGGCTGGTGCGAGTGAAAAAGAGGCATGGATTACTGCCCTGTATAATGCAGAGGATAAGGGTGTATTAGAAGCTGCTATTAACGGGTAGATAAAATATGCGATCGCAATAATAGGCGGTTAGTTAAGCCGCCTATTATATATATAAATTATATTAAGTAATATATGGTAAATACTAAACCTAAAGTTGTAATAGATCATGTATATCTAGCAGAAGCAGAAGGATATCATGGTATATTAAGTCCTTTTCTTAAGAGATGTAAGATAGGAGTATCAGGTAATGTAGACAAGAGAATGGCATCGTTAAATAAGAGTCAGCCACCTTGTAATATTCTAGAACTACATTCTATATATCATCCTGATGCTTATAAGATAGAGAAATATTTACATAATAAATATAATTATTGTCGAGTGAATCTATTAAATAGTGAAGAGTGGTTTGACTTGAACCCTATTGATTATCTAAGAGTTCATAGAGACCTTTATATAAAAGAAGGTAAAGAGTGGAATTATAGAAAGGATAAAGGAAAGGGGCCTTTAATTAAAACATTAATAGTATTGGTTACTAGTCTTATCCCTATAGCAATTATTTCTAATAAAGTTATTGAAGATTGTACTTATAATAAAGAACCTATTCCAATTATTAATAATAAATAGATTAGATTGGGCGGCTTAACTAGCCGCCTTATTTATTTAATGAGGACAGCAAAGATGGTCAGAGGATGGGGTAAAAGAAATAATAGTCCTAGTGATAATCCAGAAGATGAGAGATATGAGATACCTAAAAGAGATGATAATGAGATATATGAGGAGGTAGTTAGAGAATATAGAGAGTCTCTAAAGAATGCAGATTATAGTGATGGGGATGGTAGAAGAATACATTGGGGCTGGATGATAACATGTATTGTTCTAATGGGTATAAGTATATGGTCTACTACAAGAGTAAATATAAAGAGTGGTAGAGATAATGAGAATTACAGAAAGGCTAAAGACAGTGTAAATAAAGTTCTCAGGGGAGAATCTGCAATTAGTCAATTGACATTAGGACATTATGCTACATATTGTATGCTTGGGGAAACAAGTAAAGAGTTTCTAAGTAAATCCCCAGACAGAGATAAGATAGTGGGAGAAATAGAAGAGGAGTATAATGACTTATCTAGGATTAATAAGAAAACAAACGAACAAGAAAGAAGATGGGCAGAGTTGAAGGCTTTAATCAAAACTTTTAAGGAAAACGAAAGTAAGAAAAGAGATATGAAAGGAAAGATAATATGCAGAGGGATTAAGATGTTTCCAAACATACGTATTAAATAGGAGACTATGATGAAGAATGTATTTTATTTCTTTGCCTTAGTTACTTGTGTATTTCTTTTATATAAGAATACTGAAAAGCAAAGACAAAAGAAAACTAATCATCTGTATCTCATAAAAGTAGAAACAGAAATAGAAGATAGAGAAGAAGATGAAGTATATGAATTAGGTAAAGAGGAAGCTAAAAGAGTTCACACCTCTTTTAGAGGAGAGCCAAACAAAGAAGTAGATGAAACCATAGATAGGATTAAATTATTTCCTATTTATAAAGGAGATGTAGACCAAGTAAGAGATATAACTGATTTCCTTAATGGAAAGGCAAAAGGGTCTGGTTTTGTTTGGATAGATACAGATTATATGACAGATGTGTATCCACCTGAAGAAGAGAATGACTTAGAAGATTGATAAATAAGAACACAATATGAAGAATACTTTCTATTATCTAGCAATAATAACGTGCGGCATAACTCTTTACAAAGGAACCCAGAAAGAAAGTAATCAGAAAATTAACCATATCCATTTGATAAAGATAGAAACAGAACTAGAGAATGCCGGAGCAGAGAAGTGCTGCAATACAGCAGAAGAAGAAGCAAGACGAGTATGGGAAGAAAGTAGAGAAAGTTTCAAAGAAGAGATAGATGAAAAGATAGAAAGAATCTATGTTAGTCCTCTTCATGAAGGGGGTATTCTAAATGAAATAACAGATATCAAGAAGTTTCTTAGTGGAGAATCTGATCTTTCAGATCTATGGATAGATACAGATTTTATGTCTGATATATATCCATCTAATAGTGAAGATGAAGAATTAGAAGATTAATAATATAGGCGGCTAGTTAGGCCGCCTATATTAACTAATTCCATGAGGAGGTAGTATTATAGCTGCCCTACTTAAATACTATCTCCTCATGGGTTTAGTAATAGGAATATATTATGTTAACAACAATACTAGGAGGAGTAATTAGCTTCTCCTTAAGTTTCTTAGTAGGTTATCTACTACAAGTAGATAATCAATTAAAGAATACAGAAGATCCAGATGATTAAATATTTTTTACTCAGAGAAAAATAACTTAATCTGGAAAAGTTAGCGGCGGTAATTTTTTGAATTAGGAGTTTAGTAATGCTGACAGCAGTAGTAGGAATTGTAGGGATAGCTAGTTGTTTATATCTATATTCTATTCTTCTATCTATTAGAGAAAAAATAGAAGAAGAAATGATGACTAGTAATAGTAGTGATTTAGGAGAAGAAGAATGATAGTAGAGATAAGTGCAGCTTCAATAATAGCTACAGCAATAATAGCTACTATATTTCCATTGTATTTCCACTGGTTAAGACCTGATAAATGGTATCCAGATTTAGAAGAAGAGAATATAGAGGAGAGTGAAGAAAGTAATTAGAGATGGTAAAGTAGCCGTCTTATATTCACCAGAATATGGGGCGGGCTGGTATAGTTGGCATAAGAAAGAAGAACTATTATTTCTACCTGAGTTAGTAGAGATATTAGAGAGTTCAATTATTGGTTACAAGAAACTTTCTGAAAGTAGAAAGAAAGAAATAATAGGTACTACTTTAATAAATACAGGAAGATATACATACTATCGCTATGAGAATGAAAGTGATAGTAAGTTTGTCTATGTAGATGAAGTAGATATAGATAATTCAATATATCTAGGAGGGTGTGTAGATTTAACTATTGAATGGATACCTAAAGGATTACCCTTTAGAGTAAGAGAATATGATGGCTTTGAGACCATAGACTATGGTGAGACAGGGTGGATTATATCCTAAGGTAGAAGATGATTAAGAGAACGATAATCAGTTTGGTATCAGTAATTGATAGTGCCTTATCTATCTTCTCTATAACTAAGACTAATAATTCAAATAGAGATCTAAGTAAAGCACTATCAGAAAGTGAAGCTATTCCTATAGGAAAGGGGAAATATGTAGTGTTTGATGGAAAAGGTGAGCCGCAAGAATTCTATTTAGAAGAAATGGAAATAGAAGTAGAACCATTTGATAATCAAGGATATCTGCCATGAACTGGAATCAAGAACTGTTTGATAAATGGATTAAAGAGTTAAGAGAAGGAGGCCATAAGCAAATAAATGATATTTTAGGAGAAGAGGAAGAAGATGCTTATTGCTGTTTAGGTATCTTATGTATAGTTGCTTCTAATATAGAGAGACTATCTAATGCCTTAGAAAAAGATGAATATAGTAGTCTATGCTTCCCTCCAAAAGAAATAGCTGAAGAGCTAAGTTTAGATAGTCATATTCAGCTATGGATGAGGGACTGTGAATATAAAGACATCCTTAAAGAAGATGTTTATCTACACAGCTATACAGTAGCTAACTACTTAGCCTATTTAAATGACAATGAGAAGTGGGACTTTAATCAGATAGCTGATTGGCTGTTAACTCATTACTGCATATATCTAGAGAGAAGAGATAGGTTAGCTTCTGTTCAGCATGATATCTGGAGCCATTGGATGAATTATATGTGGACTAAGTGCTCTATTAATCCAGATGGTAGTAGAACTATTCCAGAAGAGTTAGTAGAAAGATGGACTAGGCAGATGAATAGTTCTTATAAAGAACTACCTATTGAAGAGAGAGATAGTGATATTAGACAGGCGGCTAAGATGATGAATGAATTAAATGTGATTTACGAGATAGTAATGGAGTAATATATGTCACTAGCATTTGCTTTATCTAAAGATGGTGATCTTGTATCCTTCATAGAAGGTTGTATTCCCTCTATTGAAAGGATAGAAGAGCGGTTAGTAATAGTTACTTATGAAGGTGACTGGGCTGACGAGATTACAGTAACAGGTACTAGATTATTCACTGTACCAGAATGGGATGAGCTAATTAGAAGAGTAGAAGAATACTTTTCTAATGGTGGGGAATTAAGCAAGTATATAGGCTCTAATCAGACTATATACTATAACTCCTTTAAAGAATGGAGATATTGCTATAAAGAAATGCCAGTTCATCCAGAATATGCAGACATGGTTAAAGTGCTATATAGCAATAGCATATTTAATAATGCTCAGTCTAAACATTTCTATTATCCAGAACTAGAGGATGAATAATGCCAGACTTTTATTCTTTTGTAATAGGAGCAGTAGTAGCTAGCTTAGTTATAGGAATAGTAAAAGGCAGAAAGAGAGCCAAAGAAAACTTAGTTGTAAAAGGAAGCAAAGGAAGAGCCAGTGGTAGATAGGTTTATTAGATTGTTACTAAGTCCTTTATTAATAATGAAAAGGACTTTTAAATCAAATACTTTACCTCATGATTATCCTGAGTATTTAGAAGGAGATGATTGGGGTTTTCCTATTGATATAGAAGGAGACTAATGGGTGACTGGTATTTAGTATTTGGATATGATTTTTACTATCCTAGAGGAGGTCTAAATGACCTTAAGTTTGAGGGTAGTAAGTATGATATAGAACAAAGAGTTCTTAAAAGAAGTGAGTACTCTGATAGATATTCAATAGATGGTAATGAATGGGATGTAGTAAAGGTTTACAAGAAAGGAGACCTAGAAGAGGTTCCCTTAAGTGAATTCAATTTAAAAGAGGACGGAAACAGATGGTAAAAACAGCAATAATCCTTACTGGTTTTATGTTGCAAGGATTATTAAGTGTATGGGGAATACATAGTTGTGTGGCTATAATCAATAGCGCAAGCAGCTTCTATATGTGGGGTTACTTTGGGATCGTAGTAATAATTGCTTGCAATGTAGCTACTGTTTATTTCTGGATAAATAAGGCAACTTATGAAGACTAATTTTAAACCCTTAACTAAAGCAAAAAGAAGACTAATACTAAACACCCGCCCTAGAAATCTTCTAGTAGGTGCAGTTATTCCAAATGAGAAAGGAAAGATATTACTTCTCAAAAGAAGTGAAGAAGTATGTCTACCTGGAAAATGGGAAGTACCTAGTGGAGTAGTAGACCCTAATCTAGACATTTCTATAGCTCTTAAGGAGATATTGAATATAAGTACTGGCTTAGAAATCAATAAGATTGAAAGTCGGTTAGGAGATACAAAGGAGGTATCAATAAGAGGGTTTAATAAGATCCAGTACAATTATCTCGTTTATTGCAAGGATAGTGAAGTGGTCTTAGATAAATCTATCTACTCAGACTATAGTTGGGTTACTATATCTCATTTAGATAAGTACTTAACTACAACAGAGGCTTTAATTTTCTCAAGTGGTTTAATTGATTAAGGAAAAGAAAATGGATTTACGTAAAGTATTGCTTGGTAGTTTAGTACTTTCTCTAGTTGGTTGTGGAACTATTATTAACCCTGGAGAGAAAGCATATAAAGTCTATTTAAGTGGAGAGAGTAGAGGCTTTGATAAAGCAGTAGAGATTACTGATGGCAGAGCACATGAAGGTATTGGAGAAAAGGTATACTTTATCTCTACTGCTTTGAAGAATGTAGTGTACTCAGCTAAAGCTACTGAAGGTGGTACTGCTGACCAATCCATTAAGTTCAATGCTAAAGGTGGGGTCAAAGCTACAGGTAATGTAGCCGTCTCATACCAGATTGCAGATAAGGTAACTATTGATGGTCAAGAGAAAGATGGAGGTAAGTTATTCTTAGCTGCTTATAAAGTAGATGATGATAACTTTGCTCAAGGAGCTCTCTTTGAAGCAGTAAGAAAGACTATTAATGAGGTAGCAGTAAAATACACTATTGATAGTATGATGGGAGCAGACCCATCAGGTAAATCCTTAGCTGACTTTCAAGGGGAAATAGAAAAAGTTCTTAATGAAAGACTCATTACTAAAGGGGTACAGATTCTATCTGTTACTTTTACTGATGGTGTAGATCCTATATCAGATAGCATTAGGAAGAGTATTGAGAATAAACAGCAGGCTGCCCTTGAAGCTGAACAGACTGAAGCTAGGAAGAAGAAAGCTAAAGGTGAATTAGAGATTGAGCAAATAGAAGCTCAAAAGAATAAAGTTAAGTCTGGTTCCTTAACTCCTAATCTCTTAAGAGATAAGGAGTTAGACATTATTGATAAGAAGTGGGATGGGCGGTTACCAGATGGTGGTAATGGATTAACAATCCTTAAACAGCAACCAGCCCCCAAACAACAATAACTTATTTCTTCTTCTCTCTTCTAGCTTCATAGAGCTGAAGTATCTCATCCCACATATCTTCAGGGATAGGTAAAAGAATATGCCCCTCCAACTCTTCAGTTATTTCTACAAACCCCTCCATAGCTGGGAGGGGTTTAAGATCTATTAATTTCTTAAGGGCATTTACTTTTAGACCAGTTTTAGGTTTAGCTCTAGGTGGTGGAGAAGGTGAAGAAGTAGTTTGTTCATTAGGTAGCTGAGGTTTAACTATAACTTCAGTTACCTCAGTAGGTGGCAGAGTTAAGGAAGGGGGTTCTTTAAGAGTATGAAAGTATTCTTTAATATATCTTTCACTAGCTTTAACATAACCTTCCCCCTTAGCTTGCTCTACTGCCTGAATAATACCAGCAGCAAACTGAGCTGATGTCCACTCTAATCTCTTAGATTCTGCGATCGCATTTCTGAGAGTAGTTACAGCTATATCTCCCTTAATCAAAAGGTTTTGAACATTTGATGGTTGACCTGCAACCATCATTAAGGTGTCATATTCATTAGAAGTAATACCTACAGCTTCCATGAATTGTTCTTTAGAATAACCTCGATTAATAAACCGTTGTATTAATGAAGACTTCTCTACTGGGTTAAGATTCTTTTTACCATCACCCCACATGTCAAGTTCTTCTGTTTCCCAAGAAGTTCCATGACCAATAGTAGTAATGATTGTAGGAATAGTAAGTATATTACAGCCTTCTTGATTGAGCTGCCATACACTTAGATGTCTTCTATGTCCATCTTTAGGAGCTAAATAATTTCCATCAAGAATTGCCTTGATAGGTTCAGTTACTCCTCCTCTAGCTCTTATCTTAAGTTTCAGATCTTCTAATTCACCTGATTCAATACCATAGTCTTTCCTAACATTCCAGGAATGTTTCTCTAATAAAGATAAGACTTCTGGGGTATAAGCTAGTGGAGCCCCTTCAGAACCTTCTACTCTATGTAATTTATTATCTACACCTACATAAAGTTTTGGGCCTATGAAATCCCCATTGATAAGTCTCAAAGAAAATAAATCAATAGGTACCTGTATTATCTCTCCAGAGATTTTACCAGCAACTCTACCTGCCCTAGACACATGCGTACTCCTTGACTAATAACGGCGTACTACTCAGTCTACATAGAGCAGGTAACAGGTCTAGTAATTGTAATAAAACTTAAGGAAAGGTAAATGAAAAGTATCAAGAAGATATTTAGGAATGAATTGTACTGGTTTGCTATCTCTGTCTGCTTTTTATTAATAGGCACATTTACTTCAGTGGATAAAGTAGCAGCAGGTATAGGATTTGCAATTAGTTATTCAATAGGTTTAGTAATTGGATTTAGGAAAAAGAAATGAGAAAACAAGCAAGTTTATTAGAAATAGTAGTTAGAAGTCTGTCTAAAAGAATAGAGAAACCTATTATGGGGCTAATAGATTTAATGCTTCTACTATATTTCACTAAAGAATATGGAGTTGAGATTACTATTAGCTTATGGCTTTTGATTAATGTATTAAGTTGGACATGGAATTATTACTATCCAGAAGACTTTGGAGATAAATAATGCTTTCAATTAGAGATTGGGAATTAATCCATTGTAATAATGGATTTGCAAACATTAGATGTGATGATTATCCTATCAAATGGTGGGAAGATAGAGATGGTAATGTCTACAGATATGCAGTAGACATTAGACTAATTAATTGGTGGATAGAAACTAGTAAAGAGAGCGCTCTTAAAGCAATTCTAGAAGAGAATGGTGAGAATGAATTCTCTAGAAACTTATATCTATTTACTAGTAAGGCAATAGAAACAAACTATTATTTGCTAGCTAAAGAAGTATGTGGTAGAGATAATCCTAATCTAAGTTTTATTAATCTTATTAGAGATAATCAAGAGTGGTATAGCTTAGAAGATTGGGAGAAGTTTCAGAAGGTAATAGGTTCATTCCCGTTAAGAGTTATGACTAGTGCCATCTTATTGTGTGAGAAGATATTCTACTCATGGAATAAAGATAAGGTATATCATGCTTTTGAATATAAGGAGAAAGGGGGACTTAGTTTCTATTGGAGATATAGTCAATGGTTCTGGGATAATCATCTTAGGATTAGTATGGCGGCTCCTAAGAAACTTACCTTTGATAACTTCCAATTAGGTACTGAGTTATCTATAGGAGGAATGGAAGAGTCTATTGGTATAGGTATTTATCTGTGGATAGTTAATATATATCTAACTCTAGAGTTAAATAAGTTCTTTAAGAATGAAGAGTTATATCTAACTGGATTCCAATTCTTCTCTGAACTATTCTGGATTAAGTTATGGCATCCAGATAGTCAGTATGGTAAAAGAATGTGGACTATTAGATGGTTAGATATTCTTCTAGGAAATTTAGTATTCCAGAGAAGTAAGGTATTTGATACTGCTATAGCAATAAACTTACCTGAGAGTAACTATAATGCTCGTCTTCTAGTAGAAAAGAATACTAGATATAGAAGATGGGGACTCTTTAAGGAAGAATATCTTACCTATGATGTAGAAATAAAAGAACCAGGTGGCATTCCTATGCCTGGTGATAGTGACTCTGATTACTATGATGGGGACGATGCGATTTATAGAAGAGGAGGAAGATTAGAAAGTACTATTAGTGAGGCGCTAGAAGAAATAGTTAGTGACATTATGACTAAGAGAAACAAAGCGGGCTGGTATAATGACGTACTCTAATTGGAATCCTAATGTATCTACTAGAGATATAGTTAACTCTCTACAGAAGACTATAGAAGATTTAGAAATCAATGGGCCTATTCCCATAGCAGTGGGAATTGAAGAAGATAAATTCAATGAGCTTACTTCTTATTTCCAGAAGGTAAACGGTAATTATCCTTCTTACTATGGAGTAAGAGCCTATCCTATGAGGGGATTAGATATTCCCTTTAAGAGTTACTACAACGAAGAGGATCTGAAATTAGATTTAAGTATTTACGGAGTAGATAATGAAAAGTAGTCGGATAGTTGCATTAATAGTTGGACTAACTAGTATAAGTGCTATTAATATTAGCTCTATTCTAGTAACTAATGTGGTGATAGATAGTCAGTATAAGAAGCCGCTTAGTTATGCTGTAGGTAGTACATATCCTCAAGATACAATAGATGGACTTCAACAAGTAAAGAAATGGTTTGAAGATAACTATATAACTCAAGGGAGTACATGTATCTATATAGATAATCCCTATTGTGATTTAAGTAAGTTCTATCATACTAGAATAGTAAAATCTATTGAGCTGCTTGAAGAAATAAAAGAAAAGAATGATCCATTAGCTACAAGTAATCTACTTCTCCAAATAAAAGATAGCTTCCATAATAAAGGAGAACTGATAGAACCAGAGAATCTTAATCTACGTCTTAGATGGGGTGGATATTCTATAGTTGGATGGTGGATAGATTTACTTAGCTATGTAATATTAATAGCAGGTGCGACTTTAGTAATATCCCTACTAAGATAGAACATGTTATTAGATCAATGGATTCAATATAGTCCTCAGTATATCTACTTGAAAGGTTATACTGAGGACTTTTTTCCTTTTACTTATTTAGATTGGGATGAAGTAAAGGATGCTGAAAGTGAAGATGAGAATATAACTTTCTTAGGGGTTAAGATGTTAGGGAATCATACAGATAAAGAATTCCCTAATTATTCTTATCATCTAGTGTTAAGAAATAGTAGGTTAATAGCTAAGGGGTATGGACAGAATAGAAGAAATATAGCACCTCAGTTACCAGGAACTATATTAGTAATCGATAGCTGGAAGTATCATCATGTTACTTGGGATAAGAGATTAAAGAGTAAAGAGGATCCCTTATGGATCTCTGCTTGTTTTGATAGTAATGAGTTAATAAGTAGGGACAGAATAATAGAAGTATTTAATAACTTCTTGGAGAATTAGAAATGAAAGACGCATTGGGAGATAGAATGAAGGAATTCTATGAGAATGTTTATAGAATTCATTTAACTAGAAGAACTCCTGTAATTCTAAGACTAGATGGTAAGTCCTTCCATACTTACTGTAAATCTCTGAAGGATAGGTTTAATAAAGGATTCATGAGATGTATGGATCTAACTGCTATTAGATTAATGGGGGAGATACAGGGAGCCCAGCTTGCTTTTGTGCAGAGTGATGAGATTAGTATTCTTCTACATGATTATAAGAAACTAACATCTGAAGCATGGATGAAGAATAATATTCAGAAGATGGTTAGTATTAGTGCAGCTATAGCTTCAGTAGAGTTTACTAAGAATAGTCCTATCATTTGGGGATTTAAAGAACTAGATGACGGCTCCTCTATACCTATAACCAAAGAAGCATACTTTGATAGTAGAGTATTTACTATCCCAGAAGCGGAAGTATGTAATTACTTTATCTGGAGACAGAATGATGCAACTAGAAACTCTATTCTTTCTTTAGGTCAAAGTCTCTTTTCACACAAACAGTTACAAGGATTGAACTGTTCTATAATTCAAGATATATGTCATGATAAAGGACATAACTGGAATGATTTACCTACTAGTCATAAGAGAGGTAGATGCATAGTTAAAAAGTACCACAACTTTGTATCAGAAGGTGGAGTAGAGACTATAAGAAGTAAATGGGTAGTAGACGAAGAAATACCTATCTTTACTCAAGATAGAAACTATATAAATAAGTATTTGGCGGTTGATAATAGTTAACTTTTCATATATCTATTAGATAATAGGAAATAACCTTTAACTAATAGATATATGGAATACCCAACATTTGTCAGTAGAATATATGACTGCTTAGGAATTGAAGAGAAAGATATAAATAATAACTATAAAGATTATATCCATATTAATAGTGAAACTTTATCTAAAGAAGATTATAGAAACTTTATAGATAAATGGTTCTCTATTTATAAAGAGGATTCTATACTTTATGAAACTATGATGAATAGAAAGAATCTTCTTATAAAAAGAATAGAGGGCGGTTATAGAATAAGTAATTCTATAATAAATGATTTTTTTATACTAGCTGTATCTTGTTATTACATAGAGAATATAGCTAGCACTTCAGAATATGGTAATAAAAGTCATAGAGCTATGGTTATATACCACGCAGATAGGTATAAGATGAATTTACCTATAAGTGAATTAAGGTTTTATAATCATGTTCTAAAGAGGATATATAAGAAGAATCGTAGAATTTATATAAACATAAAAACTTTAGAGAAGTGCTATAAAGACTGGATAGATATAAAAGGACAGGTATCTAAAGAAATAACTAAGAGAATGATTGATAATGGAATATTAATTGTCACACATGGAGGTACTAAAGTTACTTATAGTAGTTTAAAGATAGCTAGGGTGATAAGACATCTTAGAGAAAAAGATCTACTATTAAATGAACAGAAGAATTTATTAAATGAATTATACAGAAGAAGATATTTATAATCTACCTATTAGAAAAGTAATAACTAAAGAACAAGTCCTTTTACTGTTAATAAACAATACTACTAACTATTTAGAAGAGTTAGGTAATTGGACAGTAGTTAATGTTAACTCCCTAATAGAATTTCAGAGACAAGATAAAGTAGTAGTTAACATTCTATTTAATAGAACACATAATAGCTTTCAGAGATCTCAGTCAGTAGATCAATGGGTATTAGCTAGTGTGTACTATGATGAGCAGCCTGTAATGATTATCAGGAATATAGTATGGAGGGAAGATGGATGCCCGCTTAAATTTATTACTGATATAGATAAATATAAGTTAATGATTAAATATCTATTCTCATTTATTAGAAAAGAAGGTACAGGAATAGATACTCCCAGAGATGGAATAGATGCAGATATAGTAGAAGGATTATATAAGTTTGCTGGAGCTGGTGTTCTGGAATGGATACAAGAGATAGATAGACCCAACTATAGTCCAGAACAATTTAGTAAGGCTATGAAGAGAGTGTTAGATATTAATAAAGTATGGGGTATGTGATATGGAAGGAAAAAATAGAAGATTAATAAATTGTAGATGGGAAGGTTTAGTACCTAGACCTGAGGAATATCTAGAAGAGAAAGTAGAACAAGGAATAATATCTAAGCAAGAAGCAGAACAGATAGAGAAACTAAGTTCTATTATTCTTGAGCTAGAAGAGTTGAAAGATAAGAATAAACCAGAGTAGTAAAATGAGGCGGCTATTTATGCCGCCTCATTAATTTAAAGGACATGTAAGAAGAGATGAGTGATATAAGACCACCACATAGAAAAGGAAGATGGAGCCAAAAGAGTTCTGATTATGATTACGAATATGATCCTAATGAAAGTAGCTGGACTACTTGTAGCTACGATAAAGATGGAAAGTTAGTAGAACATACTACTTATTATAGTAATGATGAGGATTATAACAAACGTAGTGCTTCTTTATTCATAAGAATAGTTAGATATGTCTTCGGGTTTGGAATTAGCTATAAGAATATTACTTATGAATATAGTACTGCCGGAGAAGGAGAAGAGGCTTGTTTAGAATATCTAGATGTCCCCTTAAGTGAGAAACCATCTTCAGAAGAGATAGTACAGAAGAAGAAAGATAGAATATTTAAAAGAAAGTGGTGGGACTGGGCATTACAAACCTTTGGTAAGAATTCCCCAATAGAAGGGGATGCACTAGATTACTACGATATTATTTCAGATGGAGGAGAAATAGAAGATGACCCCAACACTTACGAGCTAGTAGAGAAAATATTAAATGGTGAATCAATTGCAGAGTATATAGAGGATACTGATTTCCCTGAAGAATATTTCTACGACTCTAGTGAGTATCAAGAGGAGGATATATATGACGATTACTAAACAAGAATTATTAGAAGCAATAAATACTATTGCATTCAATATGGAATCATTTCTTTCTTCTAATAAAGATAGCTATAAGATAACAGAGAAGATTAATTTAATCAGATCATATCAACTAGATTCAGTAGTCTATGATAGTCAACCTAAATGTGAGCAGATAGCTTATGTAGATGAAGATTTCATCTCTTTAGGGGGAAAGAAAATTATAAAGTTATTGGCTAATAGATTTACTATAGATGAGTATATTTTAAGAGTAGAACCAGGTACTAATAAGTTTTTATTAGTAGAAGAAGATAACTTTTCTGGTGTACTTCCTACATTTATAGAATCTAGATTAGTTAGATACTTATGGGGCGAGTTAATTCCTAAACCTCTTATAGAGAATAAAGAACGAGAAGAATTTCTGAAGTTAGTTAGTGACTATATAAATGATAGTAAGTTACTGTTTAAATTAGAACTTCCTAATCTTATATCAGAAAGAGAGTTAGATAAAAGACCAGAATATTCTTTATTAATAAAAGGGGAGAATATATATTCTTTTCTAGAGGAGAAAAAAGAATATAATGAAACATATTTAAATAGGAAAGAGAGTTTAGTAACCAGTAGAAAGATAGTAACTAAATGGTTTGAGAAAATCTACTCTAATATATTCATCTTAGAGTGGTATGGAACTAAGTATGGTCAAAAGAAAGGACAATTAGTATTTAATCTAGAGAACTTTACATACAATCAAGTGAGGATAGCTTTTAATAGTAATCCTCCTAGTTAACAATCTAGAAATAGGCGGCATTATTAGCCGCCTATTTTATTAAGGAGATATATGAGTAATACAAAGATAAGATGTTTAAAAGCAACACCACTTCTTAATGAATGTGATGAGTACTGGCAAGTAGAAATACATTATCTAGAAGATGGAAGAGTATTAACAGTTAAATGTCCCTTCCAAGCTAAGTATGATTTCTATTTAGGTATTACTAATGTTCCTATAGAGTGGGAAGTTATTGATCAAAGAGAAATGACATTGAAGGAGAAAAGAGAATTCAATTTACATTATGATTAATTCACTTAGCCATTTCATTTTCTTCTTATATAATATCCACGCCCTTCTTAGCCCAAGCTCTATTCAAGGCAGCTCGTCTATAACGCTTACTAGATAAGGCTAGTTGAGGATAATAGATACTAGGTCTCTTAACTACTACAGCAGCAGAATCATATAGAAGAGTAGTAGTGAAGAATTTACTAGAAGTATTAGTCCAGTTCTCCTCATCATTAAATAATGCTTCTCTAAGAAAGAATCTATTATCTGGGGAGTATTGAGCTACTCTAATTTTCTGAGCCCTTCTTAGTCTAGAGTTAACTGTTCTAATAGAGACTCCCAATCTATTAGCTACAGTTAATTGGGAGCCTCCAAAAGAAGACCATTTATCATTAACAAATAAAACTCCACTTCTTAATAATATTATCCCCGTGGATATGTCAGAGATAGGATTAGTCCCATTATTAAAAAGTGAAGCTATATCTTTATCTGATAAAGGTTTATTCCTATTAGAATTCTTAGTTAAAGACTTGTTAGCTAAATATCTAGATTGTCCTTGGAGAGATAATTGAGTAGCCAAAGTAGAGTAATATTTTAAATCTTTAATATCTTCTATTTCTATCTCACATGAAGCGCCCCAATTATCTACTTCATTCTCTAGACAAATTCTAACTAGACTTTTGTAGTAAAAAGTATATAACTCACCTCTTCTAATTATCTTAAAGAATAAATTAGATTTGGTATATCTCCATAAAGTAGTTTTACTTATATCTAATGTCTTTTGAATATATTTAGAGTCTAAAATAGATTTACCTGAACCATTCTTATCCATAGCTCTAACTAGGTACCACAATTTAAGAGGTGCCCCAATCTTTTCAATTAAATAGCTATGAATAAAAGTAGAAGACATTAATTATAGGTACAAGTATATATAATATAAATTATATATTATAGAAAGGTATTAATATGCAAGATTTTAAACCTTTACCAGAGTCATATTTACTTGAATATGACACTACAAGAAAATGTATTGATGGAAGTATAGAAATAATAAATCCTATAAGAAGTTTAGAGAAAAGGGTATTAGGGGGAACTGATAATAAATTCTGGCTAGCCTACTTAGAGATAAGAGGTAAGAGTAAGGCTAGAGTACACCCTTCTATACAAGAGATTATTAAATATAAACGCATCAATAATAACTACTGGAAATCTCAAGAGGAATGATTAATTTAATTGCTCAAGTGCCGCCCTATCAACTACCTACTTTTCATTGGGTAGTATTATTAGTAGCTTTAACAATACTAATAGAAAAGATAATTAATGTATTAAGATAGTAAACTATGGGATATTATTCAGATTATGTTCTAAGAATAGAACCAGAAGATAAGACGACTTTTCTTTTAGAAGCCCTCAAATGTATTACAGATAATATAGATTGGCTTTCTTATAAATCACCTATAGATTCAGAGTATATCTACATAGAAGAATCTATTAAATGGTATGAACATGAAGAAGACCTTATCAAAATATCTAGTCTAATAGATTTAAAAGATTGTCTTATAACATGTTCTATTAAAGGAGAAGATGGAGAGGAGTCAAAAGTATATGCTAGAAATGGTAAGGTGGATATTGTATATCCAGAGATAATATGGAGGGCTCCTTCAGAAGAATTAATGAGGAGCTAATTCTTAATTTAACTGATTATCTTAGAGAGCTAGTAATGTTAATGAGTTGGATTATGATGCTGAATCATATATATATAAAAGCATCTGAGTTTATTAAGGGTTTAAAGAGGAAGAAAGAAGAACACCTTAGTACAGAAATTCTCTTAGTGCTAGAAAAGGAAGAAGGTATATCTATTAGTGGGCTTCAGAATAAATTAAATGGAATAGATATATTTACTTTGATTAGTAAACTGAAAAGTCTAGAGAGAGAAGGATACATTAACTCAGAGATGATATATGAGAATAACCAACTCTTTATAAGAGGCGGCTCTCTTAAAAAGAGATATTTAATTAGTAGGAAGGGTTCACTATTTATTAAGACAGGGTTGAGGGCAGTATGAAGAAGTTTAATTGGGATTCATATCTATTATGGTTAGGAATGTTTACTTTGCTAGATGCAGTATTTAGATGGCCTAATGGAAAAGTAGAGGAGATAGTTGTTGGTATGTTGTTTAATTTAGTACTTGCATACATAGTGCAATTATTTAATAAGGGAGATTATTAATGGTTTGTGAAACATGCCCGGTATGTGAAGTAGTTATAGAAGATGACGCTGTAGTTAGATTCTCTTACGGGAAACCTGGAAATAAAGAAAGACTACTTCATAGAGTATGTAAATATTCTAGTAAACCAGGATGTATTAACTCTCTCTATAAATTAAATGAAAAGTATCCTCCTAGTGAAGAGGGATATTCTTCAGCTTTATCAGAGGAAGTATACAAACATTATCTAAAGATAATAGAAGACAAAGGTAGCCTAGCTAGCTAAAAATCTAATTAAGTTAACTAATAGACAAGGATAAGTAATTTATCCTTGTCTATTCTTTTGTAAGGAGGAGTAATAAATGACAAAGGATAGAGCAGGGGGTTATTCCCTAAGAAAACAAATGATGGAGATGGATAGCAAGGATCTATTAAATCTAATAATAGATATTGCTGAGGAGAAAGAGGGACTGTTAATAGAGTTAACAGAAGGTTTAGTAGAAGAAGTAGAAAGAGATAGAGAAAAGGAAATGGAGGCAGCTTAAGATGAGAAATTACAGATTTTATGAAAGACGTAATAAGTTAATAGGGATAGGTTTAGTTATTGTCTGTTTTGTAGGAGGATCAGCATACTTAAATAGTAGGGCTCCTGAGATAAGTGAGAGTGCTAGTAATAATGCAAAGAGATTAGTTTCTTCTATTAGTACAGAAGAGAATAAATGGTCAGTAGTATCTTGTTCTGGAAGAGATAGTGATGGTGATGACTATGTTCGCTGTACTATTAAAAGTAGTAACGGGGAGATAAAAGCATTAGAGTGCCCATATTATCCTTGGGGAAATCAAGAATGTGTTTTACCAAAGATAAATAATTACTAGATAGTTAGGCGGCATGTTTAGCCGCCTATGTTATTTAATTAGGAGATTAATAGATGAGAATGGCTAATTGGATAGCTCATATAGCTAATGGGTTATGGTACTTTTTCAAGTGGAGGTCTTATCTAGACCCAGCAGGACAAGCTAGCGAGCCTAAAGAAATTGATGAAACAAAAGAAGAATGGGAAGAATATATGATAGAAGACGATGAACATTATGCGTCTAAATTATATCCTTATTCAAAGGACTCTTATGAAGAGTATGTTCTTAGAACATACGAAGAAGATTTACAGTTAGGAAGTAATAAAGATGGACATCAAGAAGATTGCGATTGACCCTATGGATAGCTATAGAAGAGACTATAAAGCTATAGCTAATCTTCTATTAGATAGAGGCTATCTAGATACAATTATCTTTACTATTAAAAGAGATAATGAGGAACTAATAGAGGCTCTAAAGGAAGTAAAAGGAAGAGAAGAAAGCTATACACATTCAGCCTATATAAACGATAGTGAAATTAATTGTACTAGATGGTATTTCATTACTGAATACCTTAATAGTGTAGGTAAGATATTTGTAATCTCTTATAGACAACCACTTTCAGAAGATATTAAAGTAACAGATGAAATAAATGTAAGTCTTGTAAGAAATACTGAAGGGTTTGTAGGTAAGGCTATTGTATTATCTAAGATGGAATTTCAGGAAGAAGATAGATATATAGGACAGCTAATAGTAAAGATGCTTAATTAAGTAGATGGGCGGCTTAACTAACTGCTCATTTTATTTAGGAGATTAATAGATGAGTAATAATGAATCAAATAAGAGTGAGAATAATAAAGATATAGAACAGGAAGAAGATATAGATTGGATACTGAATCAGCCTATAGATATGAGGATTATTCCTATATCAAATACAGAAGGTAATGATGATTCTCCAAGAAGATCTATTAATCTAGATAGTTTAGAAAGGAATGTATCTATTGACACTCCCCTGCCTAAAGGCGAGGGGATTCTACATTCACAGACTCGCCGTTAGACAGCAGGCTTGCGCCAACTGCCCAAGAGGGCAAATCTCCTGTAGCGTAAGTTCCCGTGTGCCCCACGGTACTGAGTCCTAATCTCAAAATGTTGATTGCTGCGTTGATGTCCCTATCTTCGGTATATCCGCAATGAGGGCAGATATGAGTCCTGCTGGACAGAGATTTTTTCACCTTCAAGCCACAGTTAGAGCAATTTTGACTTGTGTTATGGGGCGGAACTGCAACAGTCACTTTCCCATATTTATGACCAAAATACTCTAACCAACTACGGAAAGTGTACCAACCAGCATCAGATATTGATTTAGCTAAATGTCGATTTCGTACCAGCCCTTTGACATTTAAATCTTCATAGGCTACCAAATCGTGAGATTGGATAACGGAGTACGCTAGTCTCTTGCAGTACTCTTTTCGTTGCCTACTTACTTTTAAATGTTTACGGGCATATCTATTTCTAGCCTTGTGGTAATTGATTGATTGTCGCTGCTTGGCTTTTTTCCTCTGTTGACTGAATTTCTTAGACTTCTTGCGGTTGGCTCGGTTTAGCTGTTTTTCCGATTTACGGTAGAACTGGGGTGAAGGTTCAACATTACCTTTGTTGTCAGCGATGAAGTACTTCAATCCCAGATCAATACCCACTATTTGATTAGTCGGTTGAGTTTCTATCCTGACATCAATATCAATTGCAAATTGGGCATAATACCCATCTGCACGACGCACTAAACGCACTCGTTTAATTTGCTTGATGCCGTAGTAATTGAGGTCGTAGGTTCCTTTTAGCTTCAGGGTTCCAATACCTTTTTTATCGGAGAAAGTTATCGCCTTTCTAGTTTCTGAAAGCTTCCACCCAGTTGATTTGTACTCAACCGAACGGCAGTTTTTCTTAAACTTTGGAAAACCCTTTTTACCCTTGACTTTTTTCTTGCAGTTATCGTAAAACCGAGCTATTGCGCTCCAAGAACGTTCAGCCGCAGATTGTCTAGCCATTGAGTTGAGTTCATCGGCAAAGGGAAACTCAGCAGCTAATACCGCGCAGTATTTATTAAGGTCGTACCTACCAACATCTTTGTTATCCATCCAATAGCGCAAGCATTTGTTTTGGATGAATTGTGATGTGCGGATAGCCTCATCTATTGCTTGATATTGCTTATCTTTCCCCTTGACTTTAAACTCGTAAACAATCATGGGTATCGACCAATTAACCACATCTTTATGTTACCATAAAACACATAAACATACCAAGGAAACAAAGGAATACTGAGGCGTAAACGCCTTAAATCGTTTTCATCCCTTGCCTAAAGGCTAAGGGTTTTCAACGGTTTCTTTTATAAAGGAAGATTTAAATGGTTAGCTATTCTTCTGGTAGGTTTAGTTACAGTGGGTACTGTAACTAAGATAAGAGAGACAGTAGAAGAGAGTGCTGACTTCTTTATTGGTACTAGTGACATCAATCAGATTAGATCAATAGCTAATAACTGTGTAAGAGAAGGCAACTGTGATAGAAAGATAAATCTTAGGATGTTGTCTACTTTATGTATCAAAGGAAAAGATAGGAGCTTTTCTATTCAAAAGGAATTCTGGGATTATAGTTTAAAGATAGCTCGTGAGAGATATCTAAGAGGTGACTTTGAGGAGGATGAGCTATATACAGGTAGAAGACAGAAAGAGTTTACAGAAAAGGAACTCAAGGAAAAGCGAAATAAGAAGTGGGATGATCTTAAGAAAGCGTTGAAAGAGAGTAAGAAAACTGAGAACAGATTAAAGGACAATTGGGATTTATGTAGCGCTTTAATAAATTATGTAACAGGCAAAGTTAATAAGCCTACAGAGAAAAAGGTTGAAGAAAAGAAAGAGGATGAGAAATGAAATATATCCATGTATATCTAATAGTACTAACTATAGTAGCTATATGGAAAGTAAAAGATGAGTCAGATAAAAGAAAGGCAAAGTTTAAAAGAGCTTACTTAGTAAAGGTTGAATCAGAAGAAGAATGTACAGTAGATGATTGGATATATGATGAGGCAAAAAGAAAAGCAGAAGAGAAGTTTATAAAGAATAATGAACAAGAGAAGAAGGAAACTATAGAGAAGTATGGAGAAGAAATATGGTATGAAACAGTAGGATACAAAGAAACAGACTATCAAATTATAAAGAAGGATAGCTTTAGGGTATTTCCTTTAGAGATAGAAAATTATCTTAATGATGAAGATGAGATTATCCTAGATTTAGGAGAGACAGAAGAAGGAGATGAAATTTAGTTATATATTTCTAGTAGTGATAACAGTAGGAATGAATTGGAAGGTAAAAACTAGTGAAGGCTCTTCATTTAGAGCAAGGATATCCTAGAGGAAGGGAGATAACAAATGATCAAAGCCAATAGATTCATAAGTCATATCAAATCATCCTATTGATTACTACATCTAATCTATTATCCCTGTAGAAAAGTTGTAAGTAATCGATAGGAGTTTAATAATGTCTTGTAGACGTAGAAATGATGGATGGTCTTGTCATTCTGGTGAATGGATGAAGATGGATATTATATATCTACCTAATGGAAAAGCTATTAAGGTAAGAAGATATCTATTACATTTCGTAGCTGTCTTAATATTAATAGGTGGCTTTAGTGCTATTTCTAACGCTGTATCTAAGACAGGCAGCAATATTCTAGAAGCGCATCCAGACCTACAAGAAAGTTGTAGTTTTGTAAAGAATATCTAAACAAGATAGGCGGCATAACTAGCCGCCTAATCTATTATCATAGATGAGTATTTAGATAGTAAGGTTTATATAAGCAATCTTATAGAAGTTTTTATAGGAAAGAAATGAAGATACTAGTGCATATATTTTGATGAATTAGATTACTATAGTGATTTAATGACTAATTACTATTACTACTATGGATCGTCTAACTGACAATTATGTTCCAGGCAATGGAGATCTGGGGCATAGTAAAATCCTATATGGATTGCCGCCTATTCTTAAGAGTGACCCAGCATGTGAGATACAAGGGTCTATTGAAAGAGTACGTAATTCAATAGAGAAATTATTAAGCACTAGTGAATTACTACAACCAGAATTAAATTACTTATTAGGATATCTAAACAGAAATATATTCTCTCTAGCTTCTTTCTGTTATATGAAAGGGGATAGTAGTAGACATCTAATGAGTACTGACATTATCTATTTCATGGATAAAGAGATAGAAAAATTAAAGAAAGAGTTAGGAAGTGTACCTGACTTTATTTATCAGACTCATGTGACATTAGCATATCTAGATGCTATTAGAATTGAGGTTAGGGCGTTAGAAAGAGATTATGTAGCTTGGTGGTATAGTAGTAAGATTAGTAGATTTCTAATGGAGAGAGAAGATTTAATTAAAGGAGTAAGAATATATGCTGCTATATTAAATAGATTAAGTGCTTATCTATTTGAAGCAACTAGAAAAGAAGCAGCTATTATGAGAGATAAAGGTATTCCTCTAGTAGAAAAGTATTGGCAGGCTTCTATGGAAGAATGGAATCCACCAGTAGAAGAAGATAGTAAAGTAGTTAGTATTAGTAAGTTAGTCTCGCCGCCAGAATTATTGATTGCTTAATTTAATTATTATATTTAATTACCTAATAACCTAGTCTGTTTCTAGACTAGGTTTTAATTGTCAACCCTATTATTATTGTTAATTCTATGTCTAAATTAGATCAGTACTTGGATCTATTACAGCCTCAGTATCTTAGTAGAGAATTCATTAAGAGTTATGAGAATAAGAAGCCACCCTTTGGTCAATTAGGTGCAGTTATATATATCAGAACTTATAGTAGGTTTATTGAAGAGTTACGTAGAAGAGAGAGATGGATTGAGACCATCAGTAGAGTAATAGAATATTCTCTAAGCTTAGATACAGTAACACCTTTTGAAGAGAAGCAAGAAGAGGCTAAAGAACTATTCGAGATGATGTTCTATCTTAAGGGATTACCTTCAGGTAGATCTTTATGGACTGCTGGCTCTGCACAAAGTAGAAGAGATTCTAGTTCTAATTGGAACTGTACCTTTAGGGTAATGGATTCTCTATCATCTTTTAGTGAAATTTATTATTGGTTATTAATTGGGGCGGGCACTGGATTTTCAGTAGAAGAGAAATACATTACTAAACTACCTAAGTTCTATAACAATAAGCAAATAGACCATGAGGAATATAATTGTCTATATCCTTATGTGAAGTCAGATGATTTATCTATTATTAGTGCTGATAAAGAAATAAGACTAGGTAAAGAATATCTCTATCTAAACGACGAAGAGTTTAGAGATAAGTTATCTGGTTTAGGTAGTGTAGTTCATATAGATATTGGAGATTCTAAAGAAGCGTGGTGTTTAACTCTTAGAACTCTACTAACTATATTTACTATTGAGTCTATTAGAAGGATTACATTTAACTATGATTTAATTAGACCAGAAGGTACTAGAATTAGAACCTTTGGTGGTAGAAGTAGTGGGCCTCGTGCTTTAAAAGAACTTATAGATAATATATTAAAGATATTTAACAGGTTTACTGAAGGTAGTGAGTTACTAGAGTTTGTTCTAGATTCAGTAGGTGTATTAGATATATTGAATGCAGTAGGGTTAAATGTTAAGAGTGGAGGTACTAGAAGAACAGCAGAGATAGGTCTAGGTAGTAGATTAGATAAAGCTTTTATTACTGCTAAAGAGAATCTATGGTCTGATCCTAAGAAAGAAGAATGGAAAGTTATTAGGACTATGTCTAATAATTCTATTCTTTATTATGAGAATCCAGGAGTAGAAGAGATTAGAAGAAACCTAGACTATACCCAGAATGGAGATCCTGGTGTTTGGATTATAGGTAATAGTTTAAAGCTGGCTGAGAGTCCTGTAGCTGGAACAAATCCATGTGCGGAAGCAGCACTAGATGATAAACAGTCTTGTAACTTGACAACTCAAGTTGTAGTGAATCATGTGTATCATGATTGGCTAATAGATAGTTATCAGTATGACTACGAAGCTAGCGAGAGAACTATAGAGTTAATTACTCGTATTGGTTGTAGACAAACTCTAGCTAATCAATGGCATCCTGAATGGGATAAGACTCAGAAAAGAGATAGATTATTAGGTGTATCCATGACTGGGATTATGGATGCGGCTGATATATTAGGTTGGGGTCTTAAGGAGCTTGAGGAATTCTTCAAGTGGGCTAAGAAAGTATCTATTGAAGAAGCTAATAGATATCACGATTATCTAGGTATTAATAGAAGTACTAGAGTAACATTACTTAAACCAGAAGGAACCTTATCTCTATTACCTACAGTAAGTAGTGGTATTCATAGAGCATATGCACCTTATTTCTATAGAAGAGTTAGATTTAGTAAGACTGACCCATTAACTAAAGTACTCCTAGATGTAGGAATGGTACCAGTTCCAGAGAATGGACAGGGTGATGATCTCTATGCAGAAGAATGTAATACTTGGATATTTACATTCCCTATGAAGACTAATGCTTCTATTAGAGCTATTGATGAAAGTGCGATCGCACAATTAGAGAGATATAAAGTAGCTCAGAAGTATTATGCTGATCGGGGACATAACATTTCTATTACAGTAACCATTGAACCTAGAGAATATGATGAAGTAGCTCAATGGTTATATGATAATTGGGATGATGTAATTGGTATAGCTTTCCTCAGTAGATTTGATCCTAGAGAAGGGGGTCAAGCAGCTTATCCTAACATGCCTAATGAACCTTGTACTGAAGAAGAATATTTAGAGCTTAAGAGTAAGACACCAGAGTTAGATGAGTTAGAGTTGTTAGATTTACTTACCAAGTATGAGACTGATTATGAAGACTACGAGTTAGATAGTGATTGTCTACAAGGATGTCCAGTTAAATAAGTAGAATAAGGCGGCCTAACTAGCCGCCTTACTTATTAAAAGAGGTATTTAAATGAGAGGTTTAAGAAATCTATTTCTATTAGCTAGCTATCTTAATCCAGTAAGATATATATTCTTCTTTTGGAATCATCCTACTAAAGATAAAGAAGGAGAAAGAAGCGAGCTATTTGATTATCCTGATGAATGTATTGATGCTGCTCAGGAGTGGTTAGATAAAGGCAAATATAATAGAGTATCTAAGATGTATGAATATAGAGAATATGATAATAAAGATGATATATGTCATCAAGAATATATTCATATGTCTTATGAAGAATGGAAAGAAATCTATGAAGAGGAAGAAAAATAATGAATAAAGATTACCCAGAACAAGTTCCTTTAAGTATAGGTAAGTCGCCTTCAGTAGAGAAATATAAACAGCTATTGCATAGGAAGTTACAAGACCCTTTACTTCCTCCAGAAGAAAAGAATAGATTAATTTCCTCTTTATCTGAAATAGAAAAGAGGAAGTCATTATTATATCGTTTGATAGATAGTATCTTTTATAGAAGAAAGATAGGCGGCAAAGAAGGTAAAGGGAGAATAAATGAGGGGGAGTTTAGTTACTATAGCTTCTCTTACTCTAATAGAAATAAAGAGATAACAGTTATATACTATAAACCTCTTATCTTAGAGTTAAGGTTAGGTATGGAAGTAAAACTAGACTTAACTAACTCTAAAGGAAAAGCTATAAGTTTGATATGTAAAGTGATATCAACTGATAGAGCAGAAGAGAATGAAAAGATAGGTAAGTTTAGAGTAAAGATAGTTGAGGCAGTTAGTTAAGCCGCTTAATCTATTAAATAGAAGAAATAGCATGAACTATATAGAGAAACTTAAATTAGCAGAGAAATCTCTAGAGGAAGATAAGAAAAGATATGACCAAGAAATGGAAGAGTTTCACGCTAAGTTAAATAGTGATCCTGAGTTTGCTCAGAAGGTTAAGACTTGGAGTGACAGTAATGAAAGTAGTGACTATCCTTCTTTTAGAAGAAATCCCTTCCTTCCTAGAGAAATCATAAATATAGACAAAGAAAGATTATTAGCTAGGACAGAAGAACTATGTAATAAATACTCTGTAGGTTTAGAAGTATCAGAAAGTAATTTAATAGCTACTTTAAGTTTTCCTAATAATTTAATTATTTACTATGCACTAACCACAAATAAATGGAGAGTTAAAGGAGATAAAAAATGGGTAAAGAGTAAAAATTTACATAGTATATTACTTAAATATAAAAGTAACTTGATTTAGGCGGCCTAACTAGCCGCCCTTCTAATTCTAAATACAAATAAACTATGCTGCAAATAGAAACAATAGACGAATTAGTAGACAGCATTAATAAACTATCATCTCATATATCTATTCAACAAGAGAAAGATGAATGGGTATGGAAAGTCTATGATGATGAGAAGTTTATTAAAGCTAGGAGTGAGGACTATGCTTTAGATACATTAGAGACTAAGGCGGCGGCACTACTAGATTTAGTATTCTATCTAGAGAGTCAATTAGATACTAGATCTGGTACTAAAGTAAATGATTGTATTATTTAGGTAATAGCAGATTATGTCAGAACTAAAGACTTACGAGATTAATATTTGCTATGAAGATACTAATGGGAGATTAGTATTAACTCCCTATAAGGAATTCCTAGCCGCTAATTCAGAAGAAGCTTTATCACATGCTCATAACTATTTCTACAACAAATATAGTTATGTTGATAAAGAGAGGATTATGTTCTCTAAAGCAATAGAGATAAAGAGTACTAGCCAATCAAGTAAATACAATATTAATTTAGGTAGTGTTAGTAATATTAGAATTGGTGATGATTTTAATTTTATGTAAGGAGTAGATAAATGTTGGAATTAATAGCCGCGTGTTTAATAGGAATATACTTTGGTATATTAATGAGCGGTAAAAGTTCTTCTAGAAGAATTAATGCAATTCCCAATGAGAAAAGAACTGCTCTAAAGAATGGCTTACCTATTACTATCAAGTCAGAGATAAGTGAGACTGGTTATTACCGAGTCTATGATGAGATGAATGATGAAGAAATCTACGTTAAGAGAGAGGATATTGCTGAATGAACCAAGAGTATTTAGACCTAATTAAATCAGTAGGGATTGAAGATACCTTTCTCCTAATAGAAACATTTACTACTGATAACAATACTGTTCTAAGAGATCTATATATAGATGCAATTAAGTCTATTAGAGATCCTCAGTATAAAGTATTTAGTTATCCTTCTGCTAAAAGAGAGATGATGATTAGTGTACTTAAACAAAGTGGTACTTTAGAGAACACTATCAAGCTAATAGATATTCTACGTAGTGATAAGAAAGATGAGTTGGTAGATATTTATAGAGAATTAACTAAAGCCGATGAAGAAGAGAAGTTTGAGTTACTGGTAGATGGTATTCCTATAGTTCCTATATCTAAATGGGACTATAGAGATAGTAAGGTGTATGTATCTCTATTAGAAGAAACAATGTTTCCTGCTAAGTTATTTATGAATAGCAAAGAGAAATATCATCTAACTCTAATAGAGAATGGAATGGTGCGGCATCAATTGAAAGGTACTAAACCTAGATTAGAAGAGAAAAATTCATTCTTAGTAATGGAAGTGTAGATGGAAGAACTTATATTCCCTGTAATAAATTCTCAAGAGATAAGAAAAAGAATAAATAAGTTGGGCTTTGTTCTAACTGAAGGTATATCTGTAAGAAAGATATATTATTCTTTAGAAAATAAGAAGATAGTACTAGCTAATTACTATGGTCATCATACTTATATCCTTCTTTCTTATGATGAGAATTTAGATAAGAGAAAAGAAGTTATATATCTAGAAAGTTTTGAGGATGGAAAGAAGTTTTTAGAAGCGTTAGGGTGTGAGAGTAGGGGAGAAGTAGTAATAGAGAATAGAGATATATACGAGCATCCAAGCTACATTAACATAGAGAATTTATATCTAGATAATGTAAAAGATGCGGGCTGGTTTCTAGTTATCTATGGAAACTTGTACTCAAATAAATTAGAAGACTATTTTCATTTAGATTTAGTAAAGGATTTATTAGTATCTAATGGTGATAGCGCGTTAACTTCTTACAAACAATTCATGAAAAGAGATGGAAGAGAATAATAATGTACTAGTAGAAGTATATGATCTACAAGGTAATCGAATAGGTCTATTAGAAGTATCTAGATTACCTTGTGTAGGAGAGATAGTTAGTATTGAAGAATGTAGTTACTTAACTCCTTCAGATTTAATAAGTGCTTATGGATGCTTACCTACTATTAAATATGTGTTTCATAAATTAAGAGAAACTCATCACGGTAATATTGTTGGCAAGATAGTAGTAGAGGATTGCCATATAAAAGATTCAGTTCTGATTGCCTTAGATGAAGATTAAGAACCTGATGCATTAAGCAAACCCAGAGTAAGACCAACCAGACTAGCTCCTATTGCTCTTCTTAAGGGGACATTATCTCCTACAGAATCCACAATAATAATACCCACAACCCAGATAACAAGAATAAAAAATAAAGTCAGCCAAAGAGGCAGCTTCTCTCCAGAAGGTGAAGACATAGCAATCAATAAGAAACTACTTGATTCTTTGATAACCTAAATCGAGTGCTAATGATAACAGTGTAAATACTTAGGCGGCTAGTTAAGCCGCCTATTTTATTTAGGGGGAATATAAACATGGTAAAGAAATCACAGATAACATTTGAACTAGAGAATACAGAAGTAGGAGATTTAAGAAGCCATATTAGTAAAATGGGTTTCTCAGGTAGATTTGTTAGAGACAATAGAGAATATTATTATCTACCTACTTATACAGATAGTATAGATACTCGACTGATTATTAGAGAGGACAATAATCAAGGTAGGTTAATACAACAATCTCTACCAGAGAATTATGAGTTTGAAGAGAATAGTATCTCTATTGATCATGTAGCTACAGCTAGAAAGATATTTGAGAATATAGGTTGGCGACTAGATGTAGAAGTAATTAAGTTTACTGAAGTATATCAATCTGATTTCTATCTAGGATGTGAGATAGGTATAGTGTGTCTATTAAGTAGTGCATGGTTTCTAGAGATTAAAGCGCCTTATATAGAAACAGCTTGGAATATAGCTGAGAAATTGAATATGCAGGATAGGAAATTAATAGACAAGACTTATAAGATGTATGCAGAAGAATCTAAGAAAGTAAGAGAGGTAGTATAGTGGAAAATTTAATTAGATTTCTAATAGATGAAGGTGTAATATCAGAAGTCAATCAATTAAAAGCAGAAGCCGCCCTACATAGATATGTAATTACACATGGCTTCTGTTGCTATTGGACAGGTAATGATGTATTGACTAGGGCTAATAGCATGGGTGTAAGTTTAACTAAAGAGGAAGCAGCTAAGATTATTCTAGATATAGGTGAAGATCATGATGGGTATAAGCCTATTACTTGGGAGACTATTGAGGTGGCTATTAATAATTATCTAAAAGGAATTTCTTTTCTTCCTCCTAATGAAACTGAGTACTAATTTCTTTAATGGGTACTATATTAGTTAGATAAAACTATGAGAAATAATATGGCACCTATAGAATTATCTCTAGAGCAACAGTTTAGTATTCGTTCCTTTGCTACTCAAGTAGAAGGAATGTCACATGAACAAGCTAAGGATTTCTTAGTGGACTTATATAGACAAATGATAGTTAGAGAAGCCACCTATCAAGAGCTATTAAAACATCAATGGGGGCTGGATAATCCTCCTACCCTTAAGGATCAATTAGGATAAATTAGTTGACAAATATCAACTAATACCCTACTGTGATTTATATAAGGTACTGCTCCCTCTTCTGTCGAAGAATGAGATAGAAGCCATAGATAGTTACTTCGGTTAAATCAAGGTTCAACTCCTTAAACTCTCATTGAGAGTATGTACTATCTAGTCCACCGTCCTTATATAAATAAGCATTTAAATATAGATGGGTGCTGCTAATTAAGAGTTACTTCTTTTAGGGTAAAGACACAGTAAGACTCTAATGCTCACTGCCCCATTTTTAATCTTCTCAATATGGAATGGAATAAGGAGATAGATTTACTCTTTGATAAATGGATAGAGATATCAATAGAGAAAGGTGAATGGTTTTACTTTTCAATAAAAGAAATCTATGATGTAGATCCTAAGTATCAAGGAGTATTAGGTAAAACTGATTCAAGACCTGTATTTGAATTAGGATTTAGATTACCTTTTAAGATCTAAATAAATTAGAGGTGCTGCTCTAGATAGTTACTTCAGTAAAATCGTTCGGTTGTTAGTTCAAGTCTAACTATTACCCAAGGGTAATATAGCTCAATGGTAGAGCAAATGAAAAGATAAAACTATCTAACCCACTGCCCTCTTAGGAAATGGGTACTGCTAGTTAAGGTTACTTCTATTAAAGCCAACAAACAGAGACAATACCTTAACGCTTACCGTCCCATTTAATCCAGTCTTAGTTCATCGGTAGAATAGGCCTTTTGGGAAGGTCGGGTAACTGGTTCAATTCCAGTAGACTGGATTTAACTAACTAGTACTAAAGTGATGTAATCATGTAGATTACTTCTCTTTAGCTTATAAGGGTTAGTTAGAATAGAAGTGCTGATAAGTAGAGATACATCAATAAATTAGATGTCCGTAGGTTCAAATCCTACTATTATTAGGTAACTAGTAATATGGCTGAGTGGCTAAAAGCATCTATTCTTAAAGAGTAGAGACATCACATACCATTTCTCTACTGACTACTGCCTTCTAGATATGAAAGGTACTGAATAGATAGAGATACTTCTACCGCAAATGGAAACATGGTAAACAAACCCTCTCTATCATCTACTGTCCTTTTAGTAGGTGCTGACTAATCTAGTTACTTCATACAGCTAACATAATATGTACCATACTAGATTACATACTGCCCTAATATATCTCCTCTAGTATTTACTAGGGGAGATTAATACTTTATATAGTAATAGTTAAAGGTGACTTATGAGTAGATTTAATAAGAAAGCTAAGAGTAAAGCCACGACTTCTGTAGTAGATAAACAGACTAGATTAGCTGGTGGACATGGTGCGCCTGCTGCTATTCAAGATAGTGAAGCCCTCTTAAGAAGAGCTGTATTAACATGTGTATTATGGGATTTAGCCTATGAGTCAGCAGAAGATAATACAAATAACATTAAAGATCTCATTCCTAAAGTTGCACCTCAGAAGGTATTTGATATTGCTGTAGAAGCTAGAGAAAAACAAGGGCTTAGACATGTACCCCTTCTGATAGCTAGAGAAATGGCTAGATTAAATACTCATAAGCATCTAGTAGGTAAACTATTACCTAGAATTATTACTAGAGCTGACATGATTCTAGATTTCCTAGCTCTTTATTGGGCTGATAATTATTCTCCTAAAGAAGTTCTATGGGATAAAGATGTCTTATGGAGGAAGGATGTAATAAATAGAAAGACCCAACAAGTAATTCATAAGAAAGGTGATATTAGATATAAGAAAGGTGAAGTTAGATATAAGAAGGGTCAGTCTATTAGAAAAACTATCTCTAAACAGGTAGCTATAGGATTAAAAGCGTGTCTTAAGAATCCTAAGTTTAATGAATACTCTTTCGGTAAGTATGATAGTAGTAGAGGCGCTATTAAATTTAGAGATGTAATGCATCTTGTAAGACCTAAAGCAGAACAAGGTAGACAGGAGTTACATAATAAGATTCTTAGTAGAACTTTAGCTATTCCTGATACATGGGAGACTCAACTATCAGCAGGTAAAGATAAGAAAGAAACCTTTACTAGGTTAATAGAAGAGAATAAGTTAGGGGCTATGGCATTCCTTAGAAACTTAAGGAATATGGTACAGAGTGGGGTAGATTACTCAGTTATTAGGAAAGGATTCGAGACTATTAAGTCTAGTATGCTACTGCCTATTGACTTTGTACGAGCCTATAAAGTATGTCCTCAATTCTCTAGAGAGATAGAAGACATGATGTATAGATGTTATAAAGATATAGCTAAGTTAAAAGGACATTCTATCTTCATAGTAGATGTATCTGGTTCTATGTCTTACGCTAAGATCTCTGATAAAAGTGATATGAGGAGACTAGATGTAGCTGCTACTATGGCTATGTTTGCAGTAGAAAGATGTGAGAAAGTAGATATCTATGTAACTGCTGGTAATGATGGTAATAGAAAGCATAAGACTAGAAAGATAGTTCTAGATACTAAGGTAGAAGATGGTATCCAGGCTATTAGTATGAGAGGCTTTTGTCTATTAGAAACTATAGTTTCTAGTATAGATATGATGGGAGGTGGCGGCATCTTTACTAAACAGTGTCTAGACTATATTAGAAAGAAAGAACAATCTACTCCAGATAGAATCATGGTCTTCTGTGATAGTCAGGATGTGGACTATAGATATGACAAGAATATTCTTCCTGAACCATTCGGTAAGAATAATTACATAGTAGATGTAGAGAGTCATAAGAATGGGATTAACTATGAAGGGGTGTGGACTGCTGAGATAAATGGATGGAGTCCTAAGTTCATAGATTATATTGCTGCTTATGAAGGATTAACTCTACAAGAGATAGGATAGATTAGTTAGACGTTCGTTAATAAGACTGGAGGTGTATAGCTTCCAGTCTTTTTTATTAAACAGGAAATTCTTGTAATAAAGCTAGACTATGACTAATAAATATGTATTTCTATCAGAGATTAAAGACCTAATAGAAGTAGGTGATTACGTTTGTAAACAAGGAAGCGGCACCTTTAGAAAAGTAATAGAGAAGCAAAGTGATGCAATAAGAGTAAAGGATTATGATGAAGACTATGTAGCCTATGGATGGAATAGTATTCATTATTTCTTATGGATAAAAGGTAGGTACATAGAAGATAATATTGAACTACCTAGAAATATAACCCTTGTATATAATGCAAACGTTATTCCTGTAGCTGAAATGAATATTCAAGAACAAATGAATATGCACTTTAGTAGAAATAGATTTCAAAGATATCTGACAGGTAATCTATCAGCTATATATTACTTTAAGAAAATGATTCTTGAAGGAGTTATTCCATATGAAAGAGCTGAGTTAGAGATAACAGGCAGCTTTGGATTCCTAGTTAAATGGATAGCCAAGAATAAGATTAGTTTCAGTAAGTGTCTTGCTTATGATTCTCATAACGGTATCTTAGCTAAGAATCCTCTACTGAATCAAATACTAATAGAAGGTATGTATGTTGAATAGGAGATATGAAATATGAATGGAGATAAGTTATTTTACTTGAAAGAGCTAAAGTCTTATATTCAAGAAGGAGACTACTTAAGTAAGGCTGATAGCGGCATCTTTAGAAAAGTAATAGGTAAGTATGATAGTCAAATTAAACTGAAGTGTGGCGACCACGGTAATATAACCTATAGTTGGAATATTACTGATGTTCAATTCCATTGGGTAGTTAAGAGAGCAATGGAATGTTCTCTTAAGATTCCTGATGTATGGACACTTATTTATGACAGTGCAGTACTACCAATAAAAGAGGTTAATGTTAAGTCTACATTACTAGACCACTTCAGTACTTCTCCACAAGTTAAATATAGAACAGGTAATCTATCAGCTATCGAATACTTTAAAGAGATGGTAAGTGATGGGTTAGTTCCTTATGAAAGAGCGCAATTAGAAATAGTTAGTAGTCCTACTATAGTAGTTAGATGGAAAGCTAAGAATACTATTTCGTTTAATAAAGATATTGCTTATAACAATGGTAAAGGTGTATTAGCTAAGGATAATCTATTGAACCTAATACTAAATCATGGAACAGTTTGGATGGCTTAAATTATGGATAATAGTTTTCTTCTATCAGAAATAAAGAACCAGTTAGAAGTAGGTGACTATCTTAGTAGACCTAATAGTGGAGTCTTTAGAAGAGTTATCTATAAAGACGGAGAGATAGTTAAATTAACTGATCTAGGAGGAAGTCCTTATATTATTAGTTGGGATAGCCCTTCTGAATTCTATTGGATAAAGAAAGAGGATTTACATAACAATCTACAGAAACCTCTTACTAAGAAGTTAATCTTTAAAGATACTATAGAGCCAATAAAAGAGTGTCTTGTAGAAGATAATCTGTATAAAGTTCTAGTAGAAAGAGGGGATTTTATTTGTCTATCAGGTAATCTATCTAGTATTGTTTACATGAGAAAGTTAGTAAAGGAAAGTAAGATTCCTTACTATAGAGCTGCTATTGAAATTGAGATAGGATGTTACAACCTAACTTTCAAATGGGAGAATAAAGATAGGATGATTATGGAGAGTTTAGGTAAGAGAACTCAGGAAGAAGAATTTCCTATTGCTTTAAAAGTAATGATAGGAGACTTGTGAAGCGCCTATATAGATTTCAGGCATATCATAATCGTCTTAGCAAAGAATTATTAGATTTAACTGGGGGTTATGATGGCGATAATCCCTGGTCTTTACCTATAGAACTAACTGATGAGGAATTAGTTAATGTTCTATTAAATTATGGCGGTAACTTTGCTACTAACAGAATAGAAGGTGAACCTATTACCTTTTACTGGACACAATACAGTCAATTTAGTCAGAGGTAAATGGGATATATAGTATCAGATGAAATAGAAGCATTATCTTTAGAAGCTTTAGAGAAATGGGGATTAGATAGTACTCTAGAGCAAATAGTAGAAGAATGTGCAGAAGTTATAAAAGCAGTAAAGGTATACCAAAGAACTGATAAAGGTTCAGATATGGACTTAGTTATAGAAGAGTTAGCTGACTTGAGAGTAGCTATAGATAGAGGCTTATGTAGCTTTACTTCTAGAGAACAGGTCTATGAAAGTTACTACGCTAGTGTAAGCAAATTAATTAAGGGATTAAGAGAATGACATATAACTACAAGGTAGATATCCCTGAAGAAGTACAGGAATTATATAGAAAGGGTTTAGAGAAATGGGGAATAGTTTCTCTAATAGATCAAGTAATAGAAGAGATGGCTGAGTTAACAGTAAAGTTACAGCATCTTAAGAGAAATAATAAGGGAGTAACTATAGAACAGGTGGCTGAAGAAGCTGCTGATGTAAAGATAGTTATAGATAGACTCTTTTCTGCTTATATAGGTATATGGGAAGGAGAAGAATGGTTAGATAAGAAGGTTGATAAGTTGAAAGAGCAGTTAAATAAATGAAAGAAGATAAGCAAAAGATACTTCAACTACTAGCAGAATTAATAGAAGCTAATCCAGATCAGAGATTCTGTCAGCTTCTATATAACCTTACCTACCATCTTCAAAAGGGATACATATCTAATGACATCTTCTATATAGAAGATAAAGATTTAATAGAGGCACTCAATGAGAAGTTAAATGACACTAACAGATAGAGAATACTTTCTTCTAAAGAGAGAAGGTAAATCCTTTAGGAAGAAGCAGGATGTATCTGTTAAACCTAATGGTAGATCTGCTGACTTCATTCTCAGTAATATAGCAGGAGGCTGTGATTATTACTGTAGTTATTGTGCAACTAGTAGGCATAGATCTCTTGGTAATCCTATTACTATCTATACTAATCTAGATGCAATTACTACTGAAGCCATTAGGTATCTAGGAGAACTAGGAGAAAAGAAGATACCTAACCAATGCGATCGCAAATATTGGACTATAGATATAGGTGAAGCATATGATTGCTTAGGGCCCAGTTTAATAGATCGTACTCAGATAGTAATAGATAGGTTAACTAGATTAGAGAATGTAAAAGTTTCATTTGCTAGTAAAGTTACTTGTCCTAGTAGAGTAAAACTACTATCTAATATAGTAGGAACTTCTAAAGAGAGAAGAGTTAGGATAAGGGCTTCTTTATCTCCTCAATCTCTAATAGACAAGTTAGAAGTAGGTACTAGTAGAGTAATAGATAGATTAAGAGGATTGAATCTATCTTATCAGTTGGGCTACGAGTGTCACATTAACTTTAGCCCTATAGTTCTATATCCTAATTGGGTAGAAGACTATATAGAACTATTCTCCTTAGTGAATAAAGAACTAGATAAAGAAGTTAAGGAGCAATTAAAACTAGAGTGTATATTCCTAACACATCATCCTAAGATGCATGAAATGAATATGGAATATAAACAAGAAGCCGAAGCGTTATTATGGGTGCCGCCTATTCAAGAGACTAAGACTAACGAAAGAGGAGATAGTCAAGTAGTTAGGTATAAAGCCCTAACTATTAAGAAGGCGGCGATAGTTAAATTTAAGGAACTACTTAATAAGTATCTTCCTTATGCAGAGATTAGGTATATATTTTAGGGAAGAAAATGCAGACATATAACTTTCTTGCAGGTGATACAGAAACGGGTGGACTTATCTCTTATAGAGATTCTTTAATAGAAGTAGCTTTTATAGCTGATAACTTACAAGTTCTAGTACCTCCAGAAGAGTTAGAAGATTACATAGTTAGTCTACCTAAGTTCCAATGTTATGTAGTTAGAGAAAGATATATAGGTGAAGCTAAAGCCCTAGCTATGAATAGTAAAGCTTTCCAAAGGATAGCTGATAGAGAACCTGGCTATTTATATATGACTCCTAATGAAGTAATACCTGCTCTTAATGAGTTTGCTTATGGACTAGGTATGGAGTTTCCTTTCCTAGCAGCAGGGAAGAACTTTAGTGGGTTTGATAGATTATTTCTAGAAGGAATAGATTCCAAAGAAGAGTTGAGATTCCATCATAGAACTATAGATCCAGCTATGTGGTATATGGAATATGAAGATAAGAAGCCGCCTTCATTAGAGACATGTTTATCTAGAGCTGGCATAAATAAGAAAGTGAAACATGAAGCTTTAGAAGATGCTGCCGACATTATTAGACTAGTCAAACTTTACTATTGGAATAAATATTCTAATAGTAATTATGGTCAGTCGATTTAGATTAATATTCTTCCTTAAAGAAGGAAAGTCATATATAACTAAACCCTCTAGTAACAAGATAGAAGTACTACTAGAGGGCTTGATATATATGAAAAGTAGAGAAGGGGATATCAATTCTATATATCTAGAAGAATATGAATTGATAGATAAAAGAAACAATAATGAAATGGGATGGATTGATTAATGATACCTAATAAAAGATTGATTAAAGCTTTAAGAGATAGTGTTGAGTATCTATCAGACCCAGAGAATAAATATGAATGGGGAGATTATACTCAATGTACTTGTGGAACTGTTACTAAATTTCTATTAGAAGGTGTTGAAGAAGTAGAAGTATCACATATACATTATGTTAGTGGAGATGGTGGATGGACAAGCAAAGCTAATAAGAGTTATTTATTTGAGTGTCCTCAAACAGGATTACCTTATGCTCAGATCTTTAGAGAGTTACATAAAGCGGGACTAAATAAAGCAGAAGATTTTCTTACTTTAGAGTATTGCGGTCGAATAGAAGATAAGAAGAAATTTGAATCTTTATCTTTAGAAGATAGGATTACAGCTTTAGAGATAGAGAACAATGCTCCTTCTTATATGAGAAGAGAAGTAGTTATAGAGTTTCTTAATGAGTTAGCAGATAAGTTAGAGACTCAATTAATTAGTCAAGAGGCGGCATCTAATAACAAGGAGTCAGTTAGAGTATGTATATAAAAGCCACAGTACCAGAAGTTAATACTAAATGGATTAATAACAAGACACAGAATAGTTATTATATTTGGTGTCTAGGATATGCTATTAACTGTCCCCCTTTAGATAAAGATTCTCTAGAAGATAGAGAGTTACTAGAGAATGAGAACGTGTATGTAATCTACCAACCTACTAATACTGAAGATTTATCTATTAGTAGAAATGTACTCTATTTAAAATACACAGAGAGTAAGGAGGGGTATGGAATAGCTAGTAAAGTCAATACTATCCTTAATAATGCGTGGATAATTAGCTGGTTACCTAAGGCTATTATTCCTAATGAAATACACGCTTATGCTAGACCAGCTTTTCAATGGAGAAGTAAGTTTACTGAGATAGAGATTTAGATTATAGAATCTACATCTACTTGGAACTTCTTATTATCTCTAATAGCTTCAATAGCTTTAGTTAACTTAGAGAAGATAAGTTCGACTTGATTAATTCTAGATTTATCTAAAAGGAAATCATTAGAAGGTTGAGAGAGATATTGGATTTCTAAGATTCCATACATACCTTTATTAGAGTTCATTAAGACTCTTGAGTAAACAGTATGTATACCATTTCTATTTAGGTATTTAAGACAGCCAGGAGGCAATTCTTGATCTATAGAATACTTAATAAATTCATGGGGGCTATTAAGTCCCTTTAATATCTCTTCTTCTATCTTTTCAATAGGAACATTCTTAAATCTAGATTTAAGAGAGTTTGTATTAGCGTCTACAGCTTCATGAAAGACAGACATAGAAGTAAAAGATATAGCTCCTAATCTAGTTCCATTATGAAATAGACCTAATACTGCTCTATTAGAAGAAGTTACTAATAATAACTCTTCTAATATGAAGTCTATATACTGTCTTTGTTTAACAGAATGGGCAGTTACATAAGTCATTACATTCTGTAGAGGCCCCTTAAGAGTTCTTAGATATGTAAGAATTCCTAAGAAAGTATTAGCAAAGATAGTAATAACTATAAATATCTGAAAGAGGTTAATTGAATGTAGTTGCTCATAATTAGTTTTTATTTCCCTTAGGACTTCATCATTATGTTGAAAGTCATTAACAGGAATCTGAATGAAATACTTCATGTTGATATAGAAATGGATCACATTTTCTAATATCAGATAGATAGAAAGTACGTTAGTAGGACATAAAAGAAATGAAACCAAGTAAGAAAGCAGCAAGAAGATTAGCAGCCCGCATCTCTGACTATGAACAGACTATTAATAAAGGTAAATATCCTCAAGGAGCTTTTACTAAACCAGGTTCTAATAAGAGATAACTAATAATTTATTCCTTAGGTAATAGATTTTATCTAAGGAATAAATATTTCTATAGGAATATATTATGGATAGCATTGAAGAATATTATAGTTTGTCTTTAGAAGAACAATCTAAGTATGTAGGACTACTACAAGGAGAAAACTTTAGTTTTGTATGTATTCATTTAGATGAAGCTTCCCAAAAGATACTGGATTTATATTATGGTGCCCTGACAGTTAGACAGACTAGATTCTCTAGATTTAATAGAAATAGGGTATATGTATATATTCCAGGAGGGTTAGATAGATGTTCTTTCAGAGCTATATTACCTATCGAAGCTGATTTAATAGAGACTATGGATAAGATCTATTACTGGGCAGATAGGTATGGATTTAGATGGATTAATGTCCATGCTCTAGAAGATTATTGTAAATATGAATTGGATGCCGTTGCTATAGAGTGGAGTTAAATATGTACTATAGAAATATGGACAAGTCTAAACATAGACATGAAACCATAATTAAGATGGCGGATATGTTTCTAAACAAATACTATCTAGATAAGGTAGGGATATATAGTAGTATCTGGTATCTATATGAGAACTTTGTATTTCCCTTAGAAGAGACTTTAGAGAATAGTGATGATTGGGAAAATCTAGAAGGTAGTTATTATCCTTTCTCTATTGAAGATAAGAAGAAAAGGATAATAAATATGGCTAACAATCCCGCATATAATAATTTAACTAAACAGCGTCTTGCAGAGTTAATCAGGGAAGAATATGAGTACGTTAATAGTTAGTAAGTTTAAAGACTATTATGATGAGTGCCTTATAAATAAAGGGACTTATCCTATATGGAACAGAAAGACTATTTATCTAGAAAGCAGTTGGATAAATAACTTCTCAGAAATATATAAGTATTATAGAACTATTCCGCAAGGAGTTGTTCTTAGTAGAATAATAGAAGATAATCCATACCCTTTATGGATTACAGCAGGAGTAGTAGGAATATGCGGTTGGTTATATCCTGTATGGGCAGTGAGAGGAAAGGGAGTTAAGCTACATGCTTGTAGTTTTGATTATCTAATAAGAAAGATTAAAGATAGTGATTTTAATGCAATAGATAGCTATTGGAAATGTAAAGGGTTAAAAGATGAGCTAATAGAGAATCTATTGATAGGTAATAGAACAATCAATAAAAAGGAATTAGATAATATTAATCCCCTTCATGTTGGGGAGGGTGTCTTTGGAGAAATAAATAGTCCTATCTTTAGCTATAAAGTAGATAGGATAAATTCACAAGTAAAAGTTAATCCAAGACTAGATGTTATAGGAGTAGATAAGATAATAGATGGTAAAAGAATGGCTTCTCTTATAGATAACTTTCTTAGTAGAGTATTAAGTGTTAGAAGAGAAACAAGAGAGGTATATATTACTAATGATAATACTCCTTTCTTAAGTAGAGAAGAAGCTAAGAAGTATGCAGAACATATTAAACCTCAAGTAATAGATCTTACTATAGGCCATGACTGGAAGAAGGGAGATGTAGCTTATCTAAAAGGATATCTTCCTATTCAAATAGTGAAGGTAGATAAGAGACATACTTTAGTGGAAACATTATCAAGGGCACAAGGTAGAGATATCTATCAATTAGAAGATGTTATTTATTACTATGCTGTTGAGTCTACTAGTAGAATAATTCATCAACTAATAGGTAGGGGAGATATTAGTTTACTTATGAGGGAAGTACATGCCTAGACAAATTAAAAGAGAAATTACTTTCTATGTGACTACTGATGGTGAAGAGTGGCATGATGAAATTGATGCCCTAGATCATCAAAAGAAAATAGATGGAGCTATAGATGAAACCTTTGATCATGGAATAAGTAAAGGAGATAGATTTTATCTAGCTACTAATGGATACGTAACTATTATAGAAGTTACAGAAGTATATGTAAGTCCAATAGAAGAGTATAGATTATGTAGGGAAGATGGAAAGTGGATAAAAGAAGATTGTATAGAATTTATAGACTTATCAAAACCTAATGATAAGTTTAATTGGAATTGTATTAGAGGAAAAGAGCGCATCAGTTGTTTAAAGAAGACGCTTGAACAGTTAGTTAAACCAATCTTAGAAGAGTATGATAATTGATGTAGAGCATTTGTTTCATCATAGATGTGACCACTGTAATTACTGGTGGACTAATGCAGATAAGAAACCAGTAACTAGTAAAGTAGTTTATTGTCCTTCTTGTGGTAAAGAGAATCAAGTAGAAGGAATAAAAGGACATCTAATAGAAGAGGAAGAAGATAATCTAACTTATCCTTTTGAGATATATGTAGTAGCTAGCCATCCATCAGTAGAGAAGATAGCTTATGGTGCTTGGTACTTAGATAAAGAAGGAGCAGACATAAGGAAGACTCAATTAGATAAGGTAATAAAAGGTAGTTACTTTGTATATAGAGCCTTAATTCAGATAGATAAAAATAGTAGAAAGTAATAGAGACACGCCCCGTATAACTTCATGGAGAAGTACTTCGATAGAAAGGAGATGAGTATAGGTTTGATTCCTATTACGGGGCAGCATCAATAATTAAGGAGTAGACATGGAAATATATACTACTGAAGGATTAGATGAAGAGAGAGGGGGCTGCCCATTTAAGCAGCTAGTATATAAGACTTGGGATTCTACCATCTCTATTAGGATGTATCCAAGTAATACCTATATTAGGAAGAAAAGAGAACTACCTTTAGAAGATAAAAGTGAGATGGTAGCTACTGTAAATAATAAATACTTTCTAGCTAGTCCACTTAAATGGTTACTTCCTACTGGACATATAGAGAATTTAAAAGAGTTAGAAGAGGCATTAGAGTTCTTTAAACATGAGTAATAAAGGCATTCATCCTAGATTGCTAACAGAAAGAGGTAGAGGTAGGAATAGGTACGGTGACAAATATACCCATAGTAAAGTAGAGAAATGGGAAGGTACATTTATTCCTAATAGAATCTATAGATATATCTTCAATGATATGGACGGTGACCGCCATACTTGGAGTGCTTTATATAGATTAGTTGAATCTAAGTTAGGACATAGATGGAATGATGTACATTCTATGGTCTGCTCTAAAGCAACTGGGGGAGATTATAAGTCTTACTATCTAAGATACGCATTAGATAGATTAGTAGAAACAGACTGTGTCTTCTATGAGGGAGATGATACTCCCTATGATCCTACAATTAATAAACCATTAGCTTCAGGATATATCTATGTAGATCTAGAAGGTGTCTTAAGACAGGTGCCTTCTAGAAAATATAACTATAGAAAGAAGATAGCCAAGATAGTAACCATAGGAGAGAACAACTTTGTTTATATTCCTAAAGGAGGTATATGGATTAGGGATAGCTATGAAAGAAAGCCTCCTGGTTGGTACTTTGAAGGTAGGTATAAAAATAAAATATTAGTTAGGCGGCTTGTATTAGACAAAGAAGGTAGACCTATTTGGAATAATAGTAGTAATTGTGACGACCCTAAAGAAATAGGAAAACCCAAGATAGATATATCTATCAAACAGGTAATTAAATACGAGTACTATATGTGTCATCAAACAGATCTTATTAAACTAAGAAAGGGAGGTTATATAAAATGACAGTAGAAGCTAGACCCTATAAAGTAATACACTCTAGGGTTATATTAGAAGAATGTGATGAATTCTGGCAGGTTGAGAAACACTATACATTAGATGGAAGGGTACTTAAAGTTAAGTACCCTTTTGAATTAATAACTCAGAAAGGTATTGAAGTAGATATTATTAGCTCTAGAAAAATGACAGAGAATGAAAAGGACACCTTCATAAGAAATAGAATATTATGAGTGATATAGATTTTATTAAGAATAGTTTTAGTGACACCAAACTATTTACTATTGAGTGGAATGAAGAAGTTAGGAATGGTACTAGTATTCCTTTATATATAGGAAGAATTAAACCTAAGAAAGATATGATATGTTTTGTATCTACTCTTCTTATCTATAAAAATATTGTATTTGATAGGTGGCATATTGAATTAAAAGGGGGCTCCTATCCTAACTCTCATTGTACTTTAATGACAATAGAAGCTAAATGTATTACTGCAACTGGTAAATATGATTCTCTTGAAGGACTTATTTATCAGTTTAAGAATGAGATTGTAAAGAATATGTCCATATTAATGGGTATAGCTAGGAAAACTAAAGGATTATAGACTATGTTATGGGTAGTGGAGAGAGGAATATTCCAAGGTAAGGAAGAAGAGAAACTAATTGCAGAGATAAAGAATCAGGGGCACAAGGTAATAGAAGTACTTGATATAGGACAGGTTTATTCTCAGATAGAATCTGTAGATGAATATGAGCTAGCTAATAGAGAACCAGAACCTATTATATTTAGAGGCTCTTTAAAAGTTGCTAAGTATATAAATAGATATCTAAGTTGGTGGCCTGGAGCTATATTTAACCATAATAATTTTAAGTGTAGTACTTACTATACTTACCTAGGCCCCTACTTACTTAATGATAGCTATCATCTTTTACCTTTTAGGGAATTACAAAGGAAAAGATGGGAATTAATGGCTAGTTTCTATAGAGATGGAGGCACTACTAATCCCTTTATTAGACCAGACTCTCCTATGAAAATATTTCATGGAGATGTGTATTCATTAAAGGAATTAAATATATCTCCTATACCTGATCCTAGTGAGTTAGTATTAATAGCGCCCTATAAAGAGATAAAGAAAGAATATAGATTTGTAGTAACTACAGATAGAGTTATTAGTGGAGCTAGTTATAGCAGAGATAACACTAATTCAGAGAGAGTGAAGGATAGTAGTAAAGCATGGAACTTTGTAGAAGAGATATTAGATTATCTTAAGAAACAAGAGTGGAGTCCAGATGAACTATTTGTTGTAGATATAGCCAGCTCTATTGAACATACAAGTTATAGAGTAGTAGAGATAAATTCATTCTCTTGTAGTGCTTTATATAGTAATGATTTAGAAGCTGTAGTAAAGGTAGCCAGTCAAGTAGCAGAACATAAATTTAAGGAGATAGAAAATGAATGTCGCTAATGGGCTTTTAGTTTTAACTAGTGTGCTTGTTATAGGAGTTGTTCTTAAGAAGCCTTTAATTAAGGAGATAACTCTATGGAGAAATGAATATATAGAAAGTGTAGAAGCTAAAGAAGATAGAAAGAAGATATATAAAGGGAAAGAGACCGCCCTTCTTTCTGGTAATACTCCTATTAAGATATTAGGTGAATATGATGGCAGAATTAAGCACAGTATTAAAGTTCTTAACCAAGAGACAGGTGAAGAAATGTATGTGAGAAGAGAGGATATAGCTGAATGATTAAACTTGCTTGGCAAATAGCTATAACAACTGCTGTAAATGCCTTGAGCTTGAAGGATAGAACTGATAATTTACAGAGGCAGATTAATGAAATCAGATTGGAGAGAACTAAATGAGTTTTACAAAATTAGCTACTTATCTAAAAGAGTTTCTAGAATCTAATGCGTTAGAGTTTCTAGAATCAATGATAGAAGTTCTAGAAGCAATGGGATATGTAGATGATGAGGAACCTGAAGAAGAAGAAGAAGATAATCGTATCCATTTCTATCTAACAGAAATAGAATCACAGAGAGCTAGAGAATGGATAGCTCAGAAAGAGAAAGAGAAGGCTGCACAACAGTTAACAAAACTAAAAGAGTTAGAAGAAAAGAAAGATAAGGGTGAGATAACTGAACAAGAGCAATGGATTCTTAACAGTTGGAGTTCACATAGATGGCAGTTTGAGAAAGGGATGCCATATAACGGGGCTATTGGAGAAGCAGTTACTTATAAGATTAGCCCGACCTCATTAGGAGAGATAGTAGTACTTGAATATGGAGATGAGAGAATAGATGTCACAGACTACGACTGCTGGTAGTGGTAATAGATTATTTAAACTTGCGATCGCAATTGGAGTATCAGTAGGAGCTGGTTATCTATTGATGAGTAGCTTCAATCCTGAATTTGTTAAAAGAATGGAGAATTTATATGCTGGTACTCAAGAAGAAGAAAAGAATACCTGGATAGTATGTCTATATAACGGAGAAGGATACTTGAATACAGGTAGTTATATAGGACAGAAGTTTGCTGGTAGTAAAGGCGCAGGTAATTATTGGACGGCTAGAAAAGAAGCTACTAACTATGTAGAGTTCTTTCTTATAGGTAGAGACTTAAGATATATAGCAGTCTATAAGAAAGTAGCTCATCCTAATGACACAATCTGCACTGACTACTATGCACATAATACTGGATTATTAGCTAGGGTAGTGTTGGTTAATGGAGAAGGGAATATAGTAGATATGCCCCTTGATTAAGAGAATGTTTTATGCATCTACCAGATTACTTAGATGAACTATGGTTTAGTAGTTCTAACTGGAGAGAAGAGATGAATAGACTCAATCAGGAAAGCTTATGGATAGGTATTAATGATTGGGTCTCTATAGCTAATAGAGAAGATTGGGAATGTATGTTATATGATTACTTATTCTCTATTAGAGTTCCTATAGATAGATATAGTCTTCTTCCTAATGGAGAAGTTAATTATGGATATGTTAGAAGTGTTATTCTATTTTCATTAATGGTTACCTCCTTTCTAAAGGAAATAGATATTAGAATTACTAAGCCGCCTTCTATATATATAGAAGCTAGATTTATTAATGATTACATATTTAAAGAAGAACTATTAAGTATAGAAATATTTAAAGATGGTATTGGAATAAAGGAGCCTTAATGGGAGAGTGTTTGATATATGAACTAGAAGTAGAGGAGGCTATTAAATTATCTCTACAAGCTTTAGAAAAGATAGACTACAAGCTAAGAGAAGATATTCCTAGAGAGTTTATAGTATCTAAGATAGCTGTCTTTCTAGATATATGGGATGTGAAATATGTAGATAAGGTATTAAAGGAGGCGGGCTATTAGGATTATTAGTAAGTACTCCGATTATTATGATGGAGTAGTAAAAGAAGTAGGTATTGATAGTGAAATAGTTTATGAAAGAAAAGAACGCTATGTATCTACAACTCTGACCAATCCTATATACCTAGAAGAGATAAATAGGTATATAAAGAATATGCCTAAAGGAAGAATAGGTAAATCTGATTTTATTGTATCTCCTGGAGTAATAGGATTCTGTGGTCGGTTATATCCCTGTTACAAAATAGCTGAAGAATATAGATGCACTGGCGATCAGATATCTAGATTACTAAATAGATATAGGGAGATTATATCTGATGAAGATTTAGATAGTTTTCTAGATGATAAAGAGAACTATATTTCTAGATTAAATATTTCTGTGAAAAAGATAGATAACTTTCAAGAAAATAATCTAGGAATAAAGATAAGTAATCAAATCTTTGCAGACATAGAAGCCCCAATATTTGTTTATATATCTGGACATTCTATGATAGCTAATCCTGAATCCTTAAAGGAGATAGGATTTCCAAATTATATGAATGGTAGACAGGCCTATCAAGAACTTTCTATGTTTATAGGAGGAGTTCTTAATACAAAAGAGTGGGCATGTCCTACGACTGGTGATGATCAGGTGATATTACTATCTAAAGGATTTGATAAGAATTCTTTTAAACAAGTAGCTCCTGGTGAAAAGAAAATGAAACGTAAATTAAACAAGGAAAGAAAAAGAAATGGGACAGACTAAATGGGGAGTTGTTCTGACCGCCGTAATACTAATTTATGTATTAGCTAATAGAGGATTAACTATTTGGGAGAATAGTTTAAAGTGTCCCCTATCAAACCAACCAGCAGCTATAGAACAAGTAATTAAATAATATGCAAGTAGTAAAAGCAAAAGAGACAGACGAGTTGAAGTTAGAAATTGAAAAGTTGAAGAGAGAGTTAGAGATGTTGAAGAGTACTAGTTCTGTTCTAGAAGGAAATGATTGGATGAATATAGGTGCGGGAATAGAAGAATGTGATCTTTGGATATTTGTTAACAATCAACCTAGAAAGATAGCTTCCTTAACTAGAGGAAAGATGTTAATTCTAGGAACACCTAAAATCTAACATAAAAATTATGTTCAATGTATTGCGAGCAATTGGTAGTTTCATAATTCAGTCTAAGCGTCCTAAAGATAATACTTATACTGATATAACAGAGAGTCAGAATCTAGATAATATATTAGATTCACTAGGTAAGATGAATGAGAACACTCGACTAGTTAGTAAGACTACTTATTTAAATAGGGGAGAAGTTCTATCAGAGGAACTTATTGAAGTTCCAGAAGAAGTCATATCAATGTGGTATGAAGAGAGAAAGACCAATAGAATGCCTGAGATAGTTGAAGAGGCAGAAGAAATAGGATGGGCTGATGATTTAAAGAAATATAAATATGGGGAAGATCTATCTACTGATATAGAGATAGGTTATGGAGATTGGTTTAATGCTGAAGGTGAAGAGATAAGTGAAGAGGTATTAAGAGAGTTAGGATATGGAGACGACGATTACTAGTACTATCATATTGTGTCATCCAGAAGAACAGGAATTACTTTCTTCTAAAGAGAGGACAACCTTTTATGCTTGTCCTCATATATATTTATATGGATCTTTAGAGACTCAAATAGATAATCTATTAGATCCATTAGGAGAAAGAGATATAGATTCTAGAATTATTTCTAGTAATGTTATTTTAAATAGATTACCTAGCGGGGTCTATTTAGCTAGCTACAAAGGCATTAACTGTAATATATATCTATGGAACATAGTTCTAGATATTACAGGGGGCTATGTAGTAGAAGAAGATTCTCTAAAAGATAACTTAGATATTAGAGATAAATATGGTAGAAGAGTGTACTAGATATTATTTTTCTAGTACATGTGAGATTAATAAAGAAATGTACTGGGACGTAGAGATGGGTAGATATTGGATAAATATTGACTGGTATAGAAGGGTTAGAGACCCTACTTGTGGATATCATGTTGTAAAAGATATCTTTAGTTTGTTCATCAGAGTTCCATTTCTTAAAGAGAAAAAAAGATGACTAATCCTAACTCAACTTACATTGGTTTAATACTAGATCGTTCATATTCTATGCATAGTATTGGGCCCGAACTAGTAGAAAGTTTGAATGGTTATATAGAAGAGCAAAAGAAAGCTGATGGAGAAGCTATTATTTCCATCATGCAGTTTGATGAACCAGGACAACATGAATATCTAGTAGAGAATGCTAATCTTAAAGAGGTAAGTAAGATTACTGGATATCGACCAAGAGGTAGTACAGCCTTATATGATGCCATAATCTACTTCTTTGATAAGACTGGTAAGTATTTAGCCTCTTTAAGAGAAGAAGATAGACCAGCTACAGTAGTTATTACTGTGATGACTGATGGGGAGAATAACTCTAGTGAGAATACAATACAGAGAGTTAATGAGGTAATCAATCATCAAGTAGATAAATACAACTGGGTGGTTAATTATTTAGGTGTTAGTGAATTAGGTAAAACAGAAGCCCGTAATATGGGTATTAAGAATGTTATTGCTACTAATTATGCTAGTGCTGAGAGTACAGAAGCTACCTTCAAAAATCTTAGTCGAGATACAGTTAAACTAAGATCTCAGAAAGGAAACTATAGTGCAGCAGAATCATTTACTACTAGAAGTGATTACTCTACTGTAGAAGATTAGATAATTTAGGCGGCTAGATTAGCCGCCTAGCTTCATTAATTAAGGAAAAATAATCATGAATCTTGAAGAAGCAATTGAGAAGTTAAAGATATTAGGCATTGATAACTTCAGTGACCAAACTACTCGTGAAGAGTTGAGCCAAGCAAATAAACTAATTAGTGAATTACAACATGCACTTAGATATGCTAAGAGTCATAATAGAGAAAGGGATTATAACAAAGCATTAGATGGAGTTAAAGATAACTTACCAAATATACAGAAGTGTTTTTCTTTATTAGATTGGCAAATAAGAGAGAATGATTTGTATAATGATTACATTGTAATAGAGGGTAGAGATAGTTTAGATCCTCTCCAAGTAAAGTTTTCTGTTAGGATAGAAAACACAATACATCAGAGTATATGGACAGGATATATTTACTTTAGTAATTACTGTATATGTAACAGTGATAGTTTTGAGGAGTTAGATGAGCTATTAGATTACTTAGTAGGTTATTGTAAGGACTTAGCTAGCATAACTAGATTCGTGGAATCAGAGGCGGCTCGTTAATTAGGTTCAACTCCTAAGGATTCCTACATTCTATATCTAGAATGTAATTTACTGTAACTACTATTTAATTTAACTATGACTAACAATACTGCTGAATTGATTATTGATTTAATCAAAGATGAATTGAGAGATGTTAATCTTCCTCAAGTATTTAAGGCAGAAGATGGTGCCCGCATAGTATATTATCCCAAAGGTAGTAGTCCAACTACTAAAGGATATACTAATCCAAATGCCACTGAGGTTAGTTTAATTAGTCCTTCAGGTGCTTTAGTTAAAGTCATTGATTATAATGCTTTATGTAAAGATATTTGGGGAGAGAATCCTAGTGGTACAGGAAAGAATAGTTCTTCTATTTGCCATATGAAGAAAGGTACTAGAAGAAGTACTGATGTTCAAGGATGGAGACTAGCTCCAGAAGAAACAGAAGAACTATTTGCAGCATAGTAGTTACACATTTAACAGATAAGGCGGCTAATCTAGCCGCCTTATTTAATGAACTAATAATCTAACTAACTATGTCAACTATATTAGATAGAGAGTATTACTCCTTAAGAGAATATGCTCAGACTGAATACAGTAGGGAACTATTAGAAGAAATATATAAGCTTCTAAAGAAAGAGAACGAAACTAATATATTAGCTAGATTACCTATATATAACTATGAAAGAGATATATGGGATATAGATTGGGAAGAGATCAATTATGATGAATTGAATATTATTAGTGGTTGGTATGTAACTACTAGTGGAGATTATCTTACAGAAGAAGATAGGGATAATCGAATAGAAGAATTAAGAGATAAGATAGATTATCTAGGTGAAGATAGTGAAGAGATATTACAACTAGAAAGTCTTATAGAAGAAATAGAGAATGCTGAATGGGAACCAGATGAAGTTTATTGGAATGTAGTATGGAGATATAACAATAGAGAACCTGATCTAGATATAGCTATGAGTATAGGATTAGGAGTACTGGAATATAAAGATGAGGGTTGGATATTCCTTACTGGATGTGGAATGGATCTCTCTCCGAAATTAGCCGCTTATGGAATTCTTAAGTATAGAGGAGTGAGTGAGGAAGATACTAGACACTTTAGAAATAAAAACAGTATAGATTATTTCAAGCATATCGTTGGAGAAATAATCTTCAATAAAGTAGTAGATATATTAAATATTAAAGATCTTATTTAGAGAAATAGTAGGGAGCTAGCTCCCTACTAAAGACAATAATCACAATACTTTAATTATAAAATTAATAACTAAGAATGGTTGCATATTATTATGACTTTGATTACCTCCAGTACTAGCTACATCTAGAAAGTGAGTATGGGTTCCATTCAAACCTATAGCTATTCCTGTATTAGAAGGTAATATAGCATCTTGTCTAATAGTATTGTTATAACCTCTATCTGTATTATTAACTAGAAAGTTCCCAGGCCCTTGGGTGTCATCTGTAGTAGCAGCAGGATTGATTTGATGGGTATGTCCTGGATCTATTACTGTGTGTCCATGATCTCCATTTGATGTAGTGCTACCAGTGTGGACATGGCTAGGCATCTCATTAGTAGTAAGGGTATGTTTCTCTGCACCACCTTGCATACCTAGAGTATAAGTAGTAGTACCACTATTACCTGTTCCCATTGGAACTCTATAAGAAAGATTAGGTAGATTAAAAGTTGTACTACCATCTCCAGTACCATAAGTAGTACCGATTAAAGTAAATAAGGCGGCATAACTAGTTCTACTAACAGCTTGACCATTAGCAATAAGCCAATTAGTATCTGGGGCACCACTAGCAGCGTAAGGAAGTATTGTTCCTAATGGAACTGATACTGCTTTAACAAATGCTGTAGTAGCAATAGTAGTATCATTGCTGGTAGATGGAGGAGTTGGTGCTTTAGGTATACCAACGAATGTTGGACTGTCTAGATTAGCTTTAATGGCACCTAAAGAAGTAATAGCTTGATTAATTGCAGCAAGACTATTAGTTAGAGTGGTTACACTAGCTTCTAAATCAGTAGCTCTATCTTCTAGATCAGCTATATCAGCTACTATATCAGCTATATCAGCTAGTATCTCATTTCTAAGTGTAGTAATAAGAGAATTAAGTTCACCTTCACCAAAAATATCATCTCTTAAAGTATCTAATTCAGTAGTTAAAGTTTCACAGCATTCTTCTAGATCAGTGATAAAAGAGAATTCATGAACTACATCTTCTAGATCATAAATAGTAGATGCTGGTTGTGTTCCAGTATGGTTTGAGCGTTCAGTAACCGCATCTAGATTACTGTCATAGATGGCGCAGGTCAAAGGTTGGTTAGTCTGACTTCGTTTAATTATTTGAGTCATATATAATTTATATATCTATCTTATTGAATACTAATTTCTCATATACTCTACTAGAGTAAATAGCATACTTACTGGGTATGTTTCTACTATGAGAAATAAAAGAAAGGTTCAGACTGCGAGTGAAGCAACGAATCAGGCAGTAGGAAAGATACAAACTACTGTGCTAATTAGACCGCAGAATGCTAATCAGGAGAGATATGTACATAGTATTAAGAACAATCTAATTACTATTGGGATAGGCCCTGCTGGTACAGGGAGGAGTTTATTAGCTTTATATGAAGGGTGTCGATTAATTAATAATAGTAACTCAGATATAGAGAAAATAATCTACCTGCGAGCTAATGTAGGAATGGAAGAAGAGAAGTCCTTGGGGGCGCTACCTGGAATGTTATCCGATAAGGTAGCGCCTCTTGCTTATCCAGTATTAGATTCTCTAATACAATTCATGGGTGAGGGGCAAGCTAAATATCTAGTAGAAACAGGTAAGATTGAAGTACTTCCTATAGCTATGGTAAGAGGTAGAAGCTTTGCTAATAGATTTATCATCTGTGATGAGTGTCAATCATGCAGCCCCCATATGATTAAGACTATTCTTACTAGAATTAGTTATGGTTCTAAGATGGTATTATGTGGTGACCATTCTCAAAGGGATACTAGTAGATATAGTGATGGATTATTAGATGCAATAAATAGATTAGGCGGGTTGGATGATATAGGAATAGTTAGGTTTAATAGAAATGATGTAGTAAGGCATCCTATTATTCAACACATTCTCAGTAGGTACGAAAGTTAGTTAGTATTCCATTAAGGGCGGCTAATTTACCTATTGCAGAAGAAAAGAAAAGCTTTGTAAAATTATGCCGCCCTCTCTTATTAAAGTAAGCTATGTATACACTTAACTCCTTAGCTAACTCTTCTTTCTCATAGGAGTTCATATGTTTAATATCTGCTCCAGTCATAGACATTAATTCTAGAAATCTATCTTTCTCAATATCAGAAAAAGTAACATTAGACATTGACTTTTACCTCATAAATATGATTGGATTATAGTATATTGTGACTCCCTTTGCTACATATATATCTAAGAAAACAGATATCGTAGCCCTAGTAATCTATTATGGAGTAAGTAGTGATTGACTTATGAAATAATAGGTTCCTGTCCTTAATTTAAGATGGGACAAACCCATCCTCTAGATTAAATCGACAGGTGGTGACTCAGTGATACGGATACTTCATAGTAAAACTCTACAAGTGAGTTTCAAACCCTAAAAGTAAAAGATGAGATTAAACAAATACATAAAAGTTTGTGTTTACTAGTTATTCTAATAGTTTCTAATTAAAAGTTTTTCTAACAGGGATTTGATACCGAGGGCGCAAGCCTTTACTTGTACCGCGACCCCCACGCGAGAATTACTTCGTTGAAATAAGTTAGTAACCTTAATCAGGTGAAAGTCTTATTGAGGAGGAAAGAAACTGGGGGAGGGGAAGGAGGTTACTATAAGCAACGGCTCATCTAGATTACCAATTAGGGGGAGGAGCAATGAAAAATAGACCATCTCTATAAAGTAGATGGCTGAGTCTACCACAAATATTATTAATAAGTCAATAATTAAAGTAATTTAAAAGTTAAATAAATATTAAAACAGGCGGCTAGTTATGCCGCCTGTTTTAATAAGGAGATAATTTAACTAAGGATAGTCAAATGGAATTAACAAATGAAGATATAACAAATAAAATAGCAGAATTATTAAAATCTCTTTCTGCTAATGGATTAATTAATATTACTTCTCATAGAAAGATAGAGCAAGCGCTACTTATTAAAAGTGGATTTCATAATATATGCTTCCATATGTTTAGGGATGAAAATTTTGATAGGGAGGAGAAAGTAGAAGAAAGTAAACCTGGACAATTCTATTTAGAAGGGGACTATATAATATTTCATCATAGTAATTGGAAAAAATATTACTATAACCGATTATATATAGCATGGTCTCTTAATAACCAAGTTGCATTAGATATTGAAGTTATCCCCAAAGGAAAAATAGAAGTCAAGATAATCGGAAATAATAAGAATTATAAGTTTGAAGTAGTGGATTAAATTTATGGGAAGAAATAAAACAGGTAGATGGTGGAGCAGTAGATCAGATGAGCACGAGTATGATGAACCTAATGGGAGTGGTTTTGTCAGATGCGATTATGACCAAGATGGAAACTTAATGGGATACGAACATGCTGACTTGGGTAGTGATAGAGAAAGTAAAGGTTTTCTTTTGAGATTTAGAGAGTGGATATTTAAAAAGAATAGCTTTAAGGCAGATATGAAATTTACTCCTCAAAGATATCCTAAAGTAGAAGTAACAGAAGAAGGATTAATTGAAAGAAGGCATACTTATTCCTATGTAACAGCAGGGGATGACATATATGACTGTGTAGAAGAGATAGATACCTATGAGTTAGATGAGAATGAAGATTGGGAAACCTTCCTAAACAGGGAGAAAGGAAGACCCCATATCAGAAATTGGGAAGAAAAAGATCTAGCAGAAGATATAAATATAGACTATCCTTTATCTGAACAAGATGAATTAATAGATAGATATGGAGCTCAAGCTTACTTTTTGGATGAAAATGGAGAGCCTTTAGAATGGGAAGAAGAATAAAGTTATCATCTCCTTTAGATTTCGATAGGAGAAAGGAGATAAATTTACCTATCTTTGAATTACTAAACTCTATTCTAGAGAAGAAACCCCTACATGAAGTCAAATTAGGACATAGATCTTATGTAAGGAATCTAGAGCAATCTCTCTTAGTTGAGAGTGGATTACATCAAATGAGTATTCTGATATCTAGAGATTTTTCTAAAGATAAACAAGAACTTACTAAGATAGAAATAGAGGGTAAGAGCTATATAGAAGGAGACTATGTAGTAACTTGCTATAGAAGTGGGGAAGATAAGTATCTTAGATATTTCCATAACAAATTTGATTTAACATGGATGCCTAACCCTCTAGTTAAAGGCAACAATTACTCAGAAGAAGAATGGTTTTATTACAGAATCAAATCAGTAGAAGGTAAATTAATAGGAAGGCATGATTACAAAAAAGAAGATGAGGGTAAATATATTCTGAAGCTGACTACTGATTGGTATAAATAATTAGATTAGGCGGCTAGTTGTGCCGCCTAATACATTTCAATATACAGGTAAACAAACAATGGATAGATACATCTACAATTACAATAGAGAACTAGGTATTGCTTCTATTGAAGATAGAATTAGTGGCATCAGGGTATTAACTATTCTATATAACAATGAGATACCTGAACTAAAGAGAGCTACTTACATGGCTTATCTGGCAGCTAGATATAGTAGAAGTGATCTTTCTATTGCAGATATAGCTGGTGATGTATTAGCTAAAGGTAAATTTACAAATTCTATGAGGACTATAGTTCATAACTATGGTCATAGTTCGGTAGCAGATTTAGGTAATGTTTTAGTTTGTATAGAAGAGGTGCCGGGATTTGTAGCTGATAGATTCTTCTATACTAATTACTGCGTAGCTGGTCAACAGAGAAGTAGTAGATATCAAGACTTTAGTAAAGCTAAATGGGCGGCTTGGGATGTATCTCTGTTTAACTATCTTAAGAATAATAATTCTACTGAATTAGAACTAGAATACGATTCCATAATGAGGGAGAGTATAGAGAACTATACAGAAAGTATTGAAGTAACTAAAGATCACCTAGCAGATATGTTCTCTATTGATAGAAACCTATCTAGTACAAGGGGAGTATTAAATTCTAGAAGTTTAGACTGTAGTAGATTCCTATTACCTATAGGAGCTAATAGTTCTTTTGCTGCTCTTATGTCATTGCGTAATTGGTCTACTTACATAAGACAATGTAAGGGATCTAGTAGCTATGTAGAAAGACAAATAGGTGAAATGTTACTAGATCTACTAAAAGGTAATGAGGAATTAAGTAAGTTAGGGTATGTACCTGAAGGTGATGTACTTATTAGACATACAGATCCAGTTTACTTTGAAGAAGAAGTAGTTTATCAACTAATAGAAGTTCTTAGGGGACATAGAAAAGATAACTTTAATGTATCTTTATTTGTAGAAGATATGTGGAGCCTAGTTACATCTCCTAATGTTTACACTAGTTGGAACGGTACACATAATGATCTATTAGAGAAGCTACATTTACTAGATAATCCAATAGACTTTCCTGATATAGATGACTATGTTGATGGGAGAAATGAAGACGCGCTTCTTAAAGAATTAAGCGAGATATTATTTTCTTCTTATAGTCAATACAACACTATGGGAGATATAGGAATAAGCGGCGCTATTGCTATAGATGGTATGGCTGATATGGGTTCTTTAAGAGATTTAGTTAGACATAGGAGTCTAAATAAATTCATACCTCTATATAACAATAACGTTAATTTCTTAAATGAATTACGTAGGGAAGAGAGTTTATGTTATCTATTGCCTGCTTATACTCAAGGTAATCCTGCTTTTAGAAAGTGGTATACAGATAGACTAAACAATACCTATAAAAGAATAAAAGATTGGGTTAGTAAGGCTAGTAATCAAGGAATAGATGACAGGATAGTAATGGAATATGGTAGATATCTACTACCATTTGCTCATTGTACTTTCTATAGATTCTATGGTGATATGGATAAGTTTAATTACACTATCCGTACTAGGGTTAGAAATGGTGGACATATTAACTATAGATTGCTAGTTTATAAATGGTTAAAAAGTCTAGCTAACTCAGATAAGATATGGGGTTATTTATTAGATGTAATAGATGAACCTAATATTTTATCTGAACATGAGTTTCTAGATAGAAGTTAGATATTAAATAGATAGATTCCTAGTGTAGTATTCATTAGGAATCTATTAGATAGGAGATATATGGAACAAGATTTAATTAATGAATTAAATAGAAGAGAGAGAAACTATTCACTGTTAAATATATTGAATAAAGGTATATGTCCTAGTTGTAATACAAGAAGTATAGAAGTATTAGTTAATGGAAATTGGTCATGTCCTGAATGTAAAAGAGTATATTACAGTAATTATGAAGTAAGAGGTAAGAATGTCAAAAAGAAATAAAGGATTTACTTATCTAAAAGCTCTTGAGAATGGATGGTTCCAGTCTTATAAATGCCCAATCAAGATTCATCTACTAGAAAATTATCTTTTAAAGACTTGTGATAGAGATAAATTAACTAAAGCTATAAGTTATAGTCTTACCTGGACAGGCCCTAATAGGCATAATAGGGAATGGGATATATTTCATAATGCTTATAGAGGTGATACTACTAACTTAGCTGTTTATTCTCTAAAAGAAGAAGTAAATTCAATAGATGATTTAATAGTAATAGACTATTCAATACTAATGAGAGAAGGAAAAGAGTTAGATGAATTTAAAGCTAATAATAGTTCTTTCATAGAGGAACTATTAGGGAAATTAAAGCGAATATGGAACAGAAAAGAGATGTAATTAGAACTATAACTAATACCTATAGAGAACCTATTACTATATATTCAGATTACTTTCAAATAAATAAAGCAAAATTGTTCCCAGATGAAACTGTTATATTACCCCTATCAATTCCAGAGGAATATTCTTTATATGAGTTTGAGATTATAGAGGATAGAAGAGTAGTAGGTGTATATATAGGCTTAGTATTAAGGGAATTTCTAGAGACCTAATATTACTAATTGAATATTAGTATCTATAGACCCTTTGTTTTGGATAGTTAAATTAAAAGGGGGAGTTTTACTTACTATAGTATTAACAGATCCATTATCCAGGAATATTATTTTAGATGTTATATCTAAAGAGTTTGTTCCTATAGTATTAGCGGGCATTTGACATCTAATTAATTCAGTACTTTTGATAAAGAGATTTCTTACATAGTTTATACCTATAGATAAGAGATCAATATTAGTAGTAGCCGATGGAATTAGATTGAAAGTAGATTTATGTAATTTACTATTAGGGATAGTAAGAAATAGGGTCTTCTCTATAAAAGATACTTCATCTTCTAGGGTTGAGTTAGAAGATGGAGATCTAGAATACTTAACAGACAAACCTAAAGAATAGGATAAGGAAAGATCCATAGTTAATAATTAATAATGGTTTAAGTAAGTATATGAAAGGAGAGAGTGATAACTGTGAGTGAATTATTTATTCACTGTCCTATAGCTTATAGAGAGAATTGTGCATTGTATGAAATATCTTGTAGTAAATGTGGAGCTAATAATGAAAGTCATCCATTTAGATATTCACCTATATCAACAAAGGAGGAATTAAGTTATAGAAAGCATCCATATTATTTAAAAGTCACTAAAGAAAGTAGAGAGAGATTGAGAGAAGAAAGAAGGCAATTAATTTCTAGTAGTGAACATAAGAGAGGAGTAAAGAGTAATAGAGAAGGTAGAAAGATAGAGAATAGAATAATAGAGAAGATAGGAGCTAGATCAACATTAGCTAGTGGAGCTAGATACGAGAAAGGGGATGGGGTAATTAGGATAGGTGATAGGGAATATAGAATAGAACATAAGAGTAGATTAAATGGTAAGAATATATTAGGCCCAAAGAAAGAAGAGTGGGAGAAAGGTAGATGGCAGAGAATAGATATATTTATTACTACTGATGCAGTTACTAATAAGAGTATAGTAACTATGGATCTAAATATATTTAATGAAATATTAGGGATAGAAGAATCTAATGCCGCCTAAGAAACAATCTACTGAAGATATCAGCCAAGAAGAAAATCTATCTAATGAAGATAAATTGAAACTGTTAGATAGTATCTTAACTAAGAAATATGGTGATAGTTATTATGGTAAGAAAAGAAAGATAGAGGATATTAAATTTATATCTACAGGATGTTTATCTCTTGATGAAGTCTTAGGAAAAGGTGTTGCTGAAAGTAGATTAATAGAATTATATGGGCCGGAATCATCTGCTAAGTCTACTATTGCACAAACTATAGTTGCTTCTTTCCAAAGACAAGGAAAAATATGTGCTTATATAGATGCAGAGTTCGCTTTAGATACTAAATATGCTGCCATGTTGGGAGTAGATATAGATAGTTTAATTATTATCCAAGGTAAGAATGCTGAGGAAAATTTAGAAGCCCTTAGAACATTAACTAGCTGTGGATATGTATCTTTTGTAGTAGTAGATTCAGTAGCTAGTCTAGTTCCTAAAGTTATTATGGAGAAGGGTGTAGATGAATCTACTATGGCATTATTAGCTAGATATATGTCGGCAGTAACACCGCAAGTAGTTAGTTATTGTGGTAAGAGTAAATGCTCAGTGTTATACATTAATCAATTACGTGCCTCAATGAATATGTATGGGCCTAGTACTAGTACTAGTGGAGGTAATAGTTTAAAATACTATGCTTCTACTAGATTAGAAACTAAGAGAGGGAAACCTATTAAGAAAGATGGTAAAGATGTAGGTATTACAGTTGAGTTAAAAGCGGCTAAGAATAAATGTTCTAGACCGTTTATTAGTAGAGAGTTGACTATTCTATTTCCATATAAGAATAGTGATGGTGAATGGGTAGCTGGAATAGATTGGTTTAGTGACTTAGTAGATACAGCTATAGATAGAGATATTATTATTAAGACGGGCAGTTACTTCCAGTACGGCTCACTTAGAACTCAAGGTCTAGAAACATTTAAAGAAGCTTTATCTAAGGAGCCTACTTTAATAGAGAGTATTAGAACTAAGTTGTATGATGAAGAATACATAGAAGAATATGACGGAACAGAAGAAGAGATCCAGGCGGCCTAGAAGTTCTAGTTATGAATCAATGTCAGTAGGAGAGTTACTAAAGAAAAGAGAAGAAGCATTAGACATAATTAGGAATATAGATAATGTACTAATAAAAGTAAATCAAGCTATTAATCCTGGTGTATATGCTTCTAATCCTATTACTAGTAATAGATTATCATCTAACGATTATGGAAGAGTACAAGAACTTACTAGTGGCAATAAACTATATCCTATCAGTGATAAATATTTAGAAAGTACTTCCCTTAATGAGAAAGGTGCTGTAGAATTAGATGCGATAGTTTCTATTCTTCCGCCTGAACATAACGAATTAAGTATTGAGTCAGAAGGATATATAGGAGTTTCAGAAGGTGGAATTCCTATTAATCAAGGAGAGATAGAAAGGGAAAACTTATTAAAAGAGATTGGTAAATATTTCTAATGGAAAGACAAGAACAAAGTATAAAGAAAGGAGATCTATTATTGTTTAATAGGAATGGCACTATTAGAACAGGTATAGTTCAGACTAAAGGTAGATCAAGAATCAGTATTAATGTAGCTCAAATGAAAACTAATACTCAGATTCCAGTAGATAGTGAACTAGTTCCAGTAACGATTTATGTTACTAAAGAAGTATTAAATATGCTAGAAGTAGCATAGATACTAAATGAATTAATTACTACTTAGGCGGCTAATTTAGCCGCCTATTTTATTGAAAACTTTAGCTAATAGAGCTACTAATAAATGAATAACTTATTATTTGATAACTGGTTAGAATTCTTAAGAAGTAAAAGATATAAACAAATAAGGAATCAATTAGGTAAGCCTAATAAAAAGTCATATTGTTGTCTAGGAGTGGCTTGTTTAGTTTGTATCCAACAAGGAATAATTACAGAAGAGGAAGTAATATGGAATAATTCATTTCCCCCTACTAATATAAGAAGTTATTTCGGATTAGATAGTGATGCTATTTTATGGGGAACAGATAAACCTAAATATAGCAATAAGGTAATGCTAGTTTTAAGCGAAATGAATGATAGTGGGAAATTTAAGTTCTCAGATATTGCTGATTGGTTAGAGAAGCATAGAGAAATATATTTGAGTAGTTAATATGGGAAAACATAAGAAAGGTAGATGGAGTAGAGATTCTTCTGATTATGAATATGATGAGTGGGCAAAGAAAGGAACCTGGATTAGCTGTAATTATAATGAAAAAGGAGAGAGAATATCATTTGAAGAATACGATGATGATAATGAAGAATCAAATAGAGAAAAGTCAAGTAGTTTCTTAAAAGTTCTTTTAGGCACCTTTAATATATTTAGAGTATTCAGTCCAGCTAAATCTAGCAAAGGAGAGATTACTTATTCTTATAGTACTGCTGGAGATGATGGAGATTCTTGTATGGAATATTTAGATGTTCCTTTAAGCAATAATCCATCAGAAGAAGAGATAGAGCAGTCTAAAAGAGATAAGAGATTTAAAGAGAGATGGAGTCTATGGCATCTAATGACTTTTAGAAGTAAGCATGAAATAGTAGCTGATAATATGGACTACTATGATTTATTAGCAGATGAAAAAGAATTAGAAGAAACCTCTGATATATCTTACTTAGTAGATAAGATTATCTCAGATGAAAAATTAACCCAAGAAGAGTTAGATAAAGTTAATCCTTTTTATGAAGAAGAAGGATTATACAATGATGACTATTTATATGAAGATTAAATAGTTAATCTAGCCGCCTATTTTATTAACTATGTAAGGAGAAAAGTATGACTTTAAATGCAGATGCTATTACTATCAGACAAGCTAAGAAGTGTATAGATACAATGTATAAGATTAAGAGTCCTCTTATGCTTATGGGATCTCCTGGTATTGGAAAGAGCCAGATAGTAGCCCAGTATGCTAAGGATAATGATCTAGAGTTAGTAGATGTGCGATTACCTCAATTAAGTCCAGAAGATTTAAGAGGTTTCTTTATTCCAGACCATGAGAATAAGTTAGCAGTATGTTATCCTCCTTCATTTCTTCCTAGAAAGAAGAATAGTAAAGGAATATTATTCTTTGATGAATTAAATAGAGGAGATATAAGAGTACAGAATGCCGCATTACAACTCATTCTAGATAGATGTCTAGGTGACACCTATACACTACCAGAAGAATGGAGTATTGTAGCTGCTAGTAATTGGGATGATGCTGGTACAGATATGATGAGTGCCGCATTAGCTGATAGATTTACCCATCTAAATGTTATCTGTAGTTCTGAAGAATGGATAGAAGATTATGCTGTTCCTTATGGAATACATCCTTCAATAATTAGTTTTATAAAGAGGCACCCTCAACTAATTAATAGTAGTGATCTAAAAGGAACTAATAAATCTAATAGTGATAATTTAATAGTTCCAAGTCCTCGTTCTTATTCAGTATGTTCTGATATTTTAAAGAACGAAAAAGATATGACTGTGATTGAATATCTTATTAGGGGAAGGGTAGGTAATATAGTTACTGCTGAATTGATGAAAGTTATTCTAGAAGCTAACTTATTGCCTGATATAGAAGACCTATTTCTTTTAGCAGATGGACACAAAACTAAACTAACTGAAAAGCTAAAGGATATTAACAGTATCACAGCACTTTATACCCTAGCTTATGGAGTAGTAGGTTTCTCTTCTAAAGAAGAACATTATAAACTAGCAACTATTATCTTTACTGTTCTTAATCAGATTAAAACTGATACTAAGACTAGTAGAAAAGAAGTTAGCAAGTTAGGTATGAATCTTCTTTTAGAAAGAATGGTAGATAATCATCCTACATATGCAGATAGGTTTGTTAGTAGTGAAGAGTATGAAGAATTTGAAAGAGTTAGCTGATGTAAATAAAGAGAAAGTAGTAGAAGAGGCAGTCATTAAACTAATTACTAGATATTCTGATTTAAGTTCCATTATCTTATGGACTCCTAGAATACTAGTAGATAAGAATATGGTTGCTTCTACTGATGGAAAGGTCATCTTTATAGGAGATGACTTTTTCTTTTATGAAGCAGATAAAGAGCAGCCTGCTATTATTCTTCATGAAGCACTACATATAGCACTTAATCATATTCCTAGGTTTAATAGATTAGTTAATGGGAATATGAAGATATTTAATATTGCTGGGGACTGTATCATTAATGGAATTATAGAAGGCATGGGTTCTATATGTCTTCCTAAAGATGCACTCACTTTAGATAAAGTTATTAAGGAGTATGGAGTTAGTAAAGATATATCTGATTGGAGTACAGATAGTTTATATAACTATTTAATTAACCAATCAGAAGCAAATAAAGAAAAGTTAGAAGAGTTAATGGGAGAGGGAGACTTAGAAGATTCAGAAGGATTAGATAGATATTCTCTAGATGAAATAGATCCTTCTATTAAAGACTTCATAGAATCTAGTGATACTACTAGAGAGTTAATATGGCAAGGGAAGATGGCGGGCATATCTTCTACTAATCCTATATTTAGAAAGATTAGAGAAAACTATGTAGTCCATACTAAATGGGAACCTATCTTAAGAAGATTCCTCTTAAGTCAGTTTACTGATAGAAGGATAGATGATTACCTGCGCCCTAGTAAAAGAATGATAGCTCTAGAAGGATATAGTCCTATTATTACTCCTAATAATATTAGAGAACCTAATAATAAAAGATTAGGAATAGTAATAGATACTTCTGGTTCTATTGATGAAGGAATACTTACTAGATTCTCTCATGAAGTAGATGCTATTCAGAAGCAATGTAGGGTTGATATTAAGTTAGTGTATGCAGATGATAGAGTATGTGCTTCTTATGATGTTCCTTATAAGAATGGCTTACTAACAAAGTTAATAGCTAGTAATAAGATAGAACCTAAAGGAGGAGGAGGTACTGATTTTGTACCCGCTATTAAGTATCTTCTAGGAGAAAAGATAGATGTAATAGTTTATATGACTGATATGGAAGGATACTTTGGGGATTTTAATTTAAAGAAGGTAGTATGGGCGGCTACTAATGACAGTATTAAAGCCCCATACGGTAGGACTATCTATATATGGTAATGGAAAAACAAATAGTTAAATCATTAGAAGAGTTAGCTAAATTAATCTGCTACTCTAATCTTAAATTCTTTAGTACTTCTAATAAGAATTTAGAGAATGATGTGATTGTCGTAAAGTATCAGATGGATTATGAGAAAGAAATCTATCTTGTTAATAAAGATGGAATTATTCTTAATTATGAAGGCACTCAAGAGTTACTTAGGATTCTCATGGAACATTTCAACATACCAGTAATTAAGATAAGAACCAACTTTCATAAATTAGGATTCCATTCTTATGACCTTACTGAATATATATATCTAACAAGACCTGCTATGTTAGAGAGTATGAAAGTTAGGAAAGAATTAAAAAATTTACTTGAAGAAGTAGGTTTAGAAAAACATGAGATTGATAGATTATGTAAATCTGAATGAGAATATTAGGTTTAGAGATTTAAAGGAACTAAATAGAATTAAGGAAGAGGGTGGTAATGCTATGGTCTTTGAGGATATTCAAAGATCATATGGAGTAATAATTAATCTTGTTTGTCAGGCAGATCTAAACTTCTTTAGTAAATGGGGAGTAAGTAAAGATACTGCAATAGTTAAGTTGTGTATTAATCAAAGAGATGAGTTTGTTCTACTTGAACAAGTTGGACGAGGTTCTTATCCCATCTCTAGAATAAAAGGGGAATGTATTAATCTCTTAAGAGAGCACTATGATATCCCTTTAGTTAGATTAAGTAGATCGCCTGAAGTAGCCCATAACTCTTGGCGGCAGTTTACAGATCCTAGAATAGAACTATGGGAATTAACAATACAGATTCAGTTGAGTAGAAAGAGTATGCAAGAGATGGTTAAGATGAGAAAGGAATTAAAGGATTTATTAAATAGAGTAAATTTAAAAGGCTACTCTATAGAAGAGCTAATGAGAATAGAAGAATGCAATTCATTGAAACCAAAGAAATAGACTTCTATTATCTAACTCATAAAGAAGATGTAGAGTATTTAGTTAATAAGCTATCTACTCTACATCTAATAGGACTAGATACTGAAGTATATCCACTAACTAAGAAGTATGGTAAGAGAGCATCTGCTTTAGATCCTCATACTTCTAGAGTTAGATTGATACAGATTAATTGGATAGGTAACAAGACTCCTTATATAGTAGATGTACTTCTAATAGGAGAAGAGAACTTAGGTCTCCTTATAGATCAACTCATGAGAGAAGATCTGACTAAGAATATATTCAATAGTAAGTATGATTTAAAGGCTATTAAAAGTACATTTGATGTATGGATGCCTAGTACTTATTGTACTTTAGTTCTAATGCAGAGATTAGGTGTTTGTACTGGATTCAAATCTAGTAAGATGAGGGGTAATTCTTATAAGGCTTTATGTAGAGATTACTTTGGTATTCATCTATCTAAGATAGAAGCTACTTCAGATTGGTCTAATCCTAATCTAAGTAGAGAACAGCTTATCTATGCAGCATTAGATGTAGGTGCGCCTAAGGATAGTAATCATTACTCTCTTCTATTAGAAGGACATGGGTTATTAGATCTAACACTTAGACAACCATATCCAGAAGGCTATGATTGCGGTCAGGTAATAGATCTTAATCAAGAGGTTAACTATCACCTAGCTAGAGTTGAGTATAGGGGTATGCCTGTTAATAGAATTCTATTAGAGAAATTAAAAGTATCTAATGAGAAAGAATTACAGGAAAGAAAACTAAGATTATGTAAAGATTTAGGTTTACCAGTACTTCAGAAGTTAAAGAAGACCAAAGATGGAATGATTCCTGAGGTTTATGTAACAGAGAAAGTTAGTAAAGTTCTTAATTCTCCTAAGAAGTTAGTTGAGTTATTAAAAGATAAGTTAAGTAAGTTAGGTATAGTACTAGATAATTTACAAGGTGAGACATTAATTAAAGCGCTTAGTAAATTAAAAGAAGATAAGGATAATAGTGATGAGGTAGATGAAGAAGGCGACCTAGAAGAAGAGATATGGATTAATGAACTAGAGTTTGGTATTGATCTAATAGATAACCTACTTGCCTATAAGAAATTAATTAAGGCATTAGGTACTGATTATCTAGAGTTAATTAATCCTGTTACTAGTTGTGTACATTCCCATTTCAATACTACTGGTACTAGTACAGATAGAATGAGTAGTGGCGGCAAGGAATCATTTAACTGTCAACAGATATCTCAGAAGAAGCATAAGATTAAAGCTCTTCCTATAGAAGAATTTATTTATAGTGATTCTATTATCTATTACTAACTATGGCTGACTATCATGAGATAACAATGCGGCATGTATTCCAGCCAGTTAAAGGAATGCTTTGGGCTAGTTGCCTAGCCGCAGATAGTCTTATTACAACTACTAATAATGGATTAGTTCCTATTTCAAAGATAGATATAGGAACTAACGTTCATTGTTCTGAAGGAGTTGGTAAGGTTGTAACTAAAGTAAATAAGGGGCTGAAGTCTACTTATAAAGTTACAACTAACTTGGGATATTCTATAAAAGCGACATTAGACCATAAGTTTCTAGTATGTAACTCTGGTAGTTTCTTATGGAAAGAATTATCAGCAATAGAGGAAAATGACTATATTGTTCTGAATAAAGGAAATTATTCTATTGATAGAAGTAACTGTAAGTTTAAAGAGAATGAGCTTTTAAATAATGCTATAGCTCAATTAACTAAGCCTACTTATAAATATATATGTAAATACTGTAACTCTATTGAAACGCAGAAAAGTGGAGGGGGATATCTAAAGTGCTTTTCCTGCGGCCGAAGTCAAAAGGTTCTAGAAGAAAATAGAAGAACTATACATGAAGGAAATAAAATCCTTTTAAGTTCAAGAGAGATATCCTCAGACCTTGCTGAATTTCTTGGATTATTTATAGCAGACGGAAATATTACCCACAATAAAGAAGTACCTAGAACTGTAGGAATTTCTTTAGGGGACTCTTATGAAGAATTAGAAGAATGGTTAGTTGACTTGGGATTAAAGTATTTCGGTAGAAAGTTTGTTCACAGAGGAAAAGGAGATTATAGATTAGAAAGTACAGGTTTAGCTAGCTGGCTTAAAACTATTAAAGTAAATAGCTCTACTATACAAATACCTATGGAAATATATTCGGCACCTTTAAATGTAATAGGGTCTTTTATGAAGGGTCTATTTGAAGGCGACGGTTATATAACAAAGTATGATAGAAGAACTATATCTATAGTTAGTAAATGCTATAAGTTCTTACAAGACATACAAGTTCTATTACTAAAATTAGGTATATTAAGTACCCTAAGGGAAAAGGGTTGCTCTACTAACTATGGTAAATTTAAAGGTGGTGAATTAAGTATATCCACTATTTCGTCAATTAAAATATTCCATGAACTAATAGGGTTTAGAACTAAAGAGAAAAATAATCGACTGAATTTCTTTATATCAGAAAGAAATTCAAGAGATAAAACTTCTGGTATACCTGGAGAATTTATCAATCTAAAAGAAAAGAGAGTAAGTTTAGAGAGAGCTGTAAAAGTTAGCAATAATTCTAGATTGCTGAACCCAAATATATTTTATGACAAGATAAAAGCTGTTGATTATATAGGAGAAGAAGAAGTATGGGATATAGAAGTAGAAGGTACACATTCTTTTGACGCTAATGGATTTACAGTCCATAATTGTGACTTCAGTGCCCAAGAAGGTCGCATAGCAGGCGCACTATCTAACGACCCTAATATAATTAAAATCTATAGACTCGCTAAGGATTATGAGCTAGGTATAATTCCTAGACCTTTAGATCCTAATGGCAACCCCTATGATGATCCAAACGCAGACATTCATTTGATTGCAGCCAGTAATCTACATCCAGAAGTACTTAGACTTCTAATAGAAGAACCTTGGCTATGTAGTCCTAAGATTAATGAGCTAGTAAAAGAGTACAGACAAAAAGGAAAGATACTCAACTATAGTCTGATTTATCTAGCTAGTGCTGAGTCTCTAGCAGAGGACTTAAAATGTGATGTAAAGGGTGCTCAGAAAGCTATAGATGACTACTTTAGTTATCCTAATGGCTTTTATATGTTAGGAAGATGGCTAAGAAGTAATAGTCTAGCTGGTACAGAAAGAAAATGGATTAGAACTTTCTTTAATAGTATGTGCTTTACTAATGACTCTAACGCCAAAGGTTTAGATAATAAAGGAACAGTGGGCAGAAAGTCTGTAAATAGCTTAGTGCAAGGAGCTGGAGCAGTTCAATCTAAGATAGGCTTCTTAAACATACAAAAAGCTTTCGATAAATTAAACAGTAAGTACAAAAATGTTGTACGTAATAGGGAAGCATGTGTGTTAAACGTTATACATGATGAAGCAAATTCACTTATACCTGGGGACTGTCATGTAGAGAGAGTACTAACACCAAGTAAAGATAATCCAGCTAACAATATAGTTACATTCAAGCATAGCTTCGATGCCAATATAGGAGAACATGCATTAGCAATGGAATATGGGGCGGCTATGAAGAAAGGTATGGAAGATGCGATGCAATATACATTTGATCTAATAGGTAGTGATATGCCAGCAGGTTCTAGTATTGAGATTGGTAAATGGTGGATTCATTAGATTAACAAACAAGAGAAGGCTAGTTTAATTTTTCTAGCCTTCTCTTGTTTGTTAAAAGATATTTAAGAGGAATAAAAGAATGGGTAGAAATAAAAAGGGAGAAGATTGGACTAATAGATCCGAGGATTATGAATATGATGAGCCTAATAATGAAGGTAAATATATTAGATGTGACTATGATCAGAATAATGAACTAATGGGATTTGAAGAATCTCATTTAAATAGTGATTCAGAGAATAGAAGTTGGCTTCTTAGATTTAGGAAATGGATGTTTGGAGATAAGATGTCTGATGCTTGGCTAGAAGTATGTAATAGAAGACCACCTAAGATTGAAATTAATGATGGTGAAGAATATGTAAGAGAACATAATTGGTCTTATGTAACTGCTGGTGAAGACATATATGACTGTAAAGAAACAGTAGATGAAGAATTTAAACAAGAATGGGAAGAGTCTGATTTAAGCTCAGGAATAAATATAGAGTTCCCAATGTCAGAACAGGATATGTTATTAGACAGATATGGTTTAGAGGCTTACTTTTTAGAAGAGGAATAACTAGTGAGTACTAAAATAATAAGGCGGTATTCTAAAGAAGAGAAACTAATAAGTAATAGAAGAACAATAGATATGTTAAATAAATACTTAAGTAGTATTCAAATAAGTAATTGTCTTCTGAAAGATAAACATCTAAGAATGTTAGAGCAAACTTTAGTTTTAAATAGTGATTTATCTCATTTATCTTTCTGCCTAATAAAAAACAGAGAAGGAGATGGAATAAGTCAAAAGGTAGAGAATAAACAGACAGGTAAATTTGAGCTAAAAGAACAATACATTTGCTATTGTCAAAGTAATTGGATTACTTATTACAGAAATGAGTTTGAATTTAGCTGGCAGGTAAATGAATTATTGAATAAATTTCAAGCTGAAAGGTATGAAGAGTTAGAGGATGGAGTATCTATAGATAGACTACATGATTATAGATATCTTAACTCAGGTAAGACAATAGGTAAGTTGGTATACAGAAATTGTTATAGAAAAGGAGATAAAGGTCGATTTATCCTTCTATTAGATAACAATCTATCTATTTAATAATTAAGGAACATGTTAAAGAAGTAAGCTATGAAATCTAAAAGGTTATTTCTATATGCAATATCTTTAGAAGGTAACGTAATTCCTTTAGGAAAAGACTATAAACCTATTAGTTATATAGGACTGAAAGAATTTCTATATAGACTACTATGTCAATTAGACTGGAAGATTAGGTCATTGCTAAATGGAATCTGAATCAAATAGTTATTGGAGTAATTGTGTAGTAGAAGGGGTTAAAGCTTATTTAGCTGACCCCTTTTATATTGACATAGAAGTGAAATGGGCCCCTCTTCAATGGCCTATAGAGAGTATATGTCATATCTATTGGTTAGATAGAAGAGTAGGTAGATATTACCACTTCTCTTCTGAAGATAAAGACTTAAGCATATTTAGACAAATATGGTTTAAAGGAAATGTAAAGAGATATTTAAATTTAAGGAGATGAGTATGAAAATATCAAGTAAAAGTTACATAGGGTTGTTATCTGTATCACTAGGAATGGTAATAATAGGTGTGACAGTTAGACAGAATGGAAGAGTAATAGTACATCAGCAAGACAATGAGAATACTAAATATTGGGTAGCTTGTTTCTATAAAGGAAGCGGGCAGATTAATCCAGCTCAACCACCAGTTAGTTTTCCTTCTACTAGAGTTAGTGGGACTCATGCTTATCAACAAGCAATGACTAAGGCGCGAACTTATGTGACTCAAACAGGAGAAATACAAAATAAGAGATCTATTGCTGTAGTAAAGAAAGATGTTGTACCAGAATGTGCTAATTACTTTAGAGATAATACTGGAGAAAGAATAATAACTTTGATCTATTCTCCTATTAGAGGGATGAATACTTATGATAGTAAGAAGAAAGAAGATATACCTGAAGATTAAATCTATGGAATAGATAGCCAAGTGGTAAGGCGCTGAGATGGGCAGTTCGATTCAGCCTCTATTCCTATTCAATAGGAGGGAAACTTAATGACAACAGTAGACTTTAATTCTCTAGTAGAAGAGAAAGTAGAAGAGATTCTGAAAGCAAAAAGTACATATTTAGAAACCTATTTAGCTAGATATGTACAAATTAATGGATATGGAGGAAAACTTTTTGTTCTTAAGAAAGATAATGAAGAGATATATAAGTTAGTAGGAAATCCAGGCCATTTCCCTTTTCCTTTATGTTGGGAATATATAGAGAAGATGGCAAATCAATATGGAAAATTAACTAACTTATCAGTTAATGATGTGGAGTTAGTAATAGAAAGCCCAGATATAAGAATTAATAAAGAAGGGTTAGTATGTAAGATTTATTTTAGGAGTACCGAGTTGATTTAAGATGCATTTAACCGAAAAGAAAAGTATTATTCCATTGTTTATAGGGGCTATCTTCATGGTTAATTTGATAACAAGAGTAACTGTATACCCAAATAACGTAGTGGTGTATGAATCAAATGAAGAATATAACATATGGAAAGTATGCTTTTATGATAGTAATGATGAGCTTAATCCTAGATATCCCCCTAAAGAGTTTCTAGCTAATGGAAGTAGTGGATACTATAAATCTGTAAGAGAAGCGAAGTATTATCTAAGGCTTTATGGAGAAGCTAGAAATAGAAAAGCTACGGCAGTTATATTAAAGGTCGGTCTTAGTAATTGTAATCCTGTAGCTGATCAAAACAGTGGAGAGAGAGTAATAAAGATGATATATGATCCAGAGAATAGAATATATAGGATTCTGGACAGTAAGAAAGAATTAGAACTTCTAAAAGAACCAGGAGAAAGCTTTGTTAGATTTGGAATTGATAGAAAGCCTCCTAAGAAAAAGTAAAGTAGCTAATCCAATAGAATACATGTGGTCTTTTAGATTAAAAGGTGAGACCATAATCTATGGTAGTAGTAAGTCTGATGTGATAACTATTAAACATTACTTAGGAGAGCTATCTGTACCTAGTGATTTACCAGATTACTTTAACCTAGCTGACTTAATAGAGAAATCAGTTATGTTAGGTAGTCTAAGTAGTAGCATTTCTTCTAAAGGAATAAAAGTTAGCTATAGCTATCCTATTAGTATTAATAACTTACTAGAAATAAAACTCTTTAATAAAGCCATTAAAGAGTTTTATAAAGAGTTAGCTACTGTCGATAAGACTTTTAATAAGAAAGCAGAACTTAATTTAAAGACACCTGATTCAAAGATATCTAGAAGAATTGATCTAGATTATTTAGAAAGAGATCTAGGAGAAGATAATGAAAGTAAAAATCAATGACTGTAACAAGTGGAAGAAAGATATTAGTTTAGTGGCTTCAAGAATAGATAAGAAACCAACTAATTTAATAGAAGGCACCTTACATCTAATTTTTAATGATGAAGAGAATAAGCTTGTTATTAAAGCTAGTAAATCTGAATCGTTCTATATAAGCAGAAACATCCAGGATTATATAGAGATTATAGAAGGCGGCGAGATTTATGTTAATGCTAGTTCTATTACTTCTCTAAATGATAATTTGATTAAAGATAGTTCTTTAACTATAGAATCAGATGGTTCTCAATTAGTATATGAGATACCTAAATATGGTTCAATATCAGAGCCATTATTCACTAGCGCAGACCCCTTTCCTGTAGTAGAAGAAGATATTAGTAAGCCTTCTATACTTATTAAATTAGAAGATAAGCAGGATAAGTTAATAGATATCATATCTAAGGTATCTAATATTTCTATCTCTCCTATAGAGATAAATGTAACAACATCTAATGTTAGTATCTATGCTCAAACAGAATATAGTTTGATTAAATATGTACTAAATCTAGATAATGAGGAAGACTATAGAATAGTTATTCCTAATAGTTTTGTAAAGAATCTATCTCTAATAAAAGGAGAAGAGAATAGATTATATGGATTACAATCTCCTATTGCATTAAAAGCTGTATCAAATAAAGGTACTCTACATGTACTAGGAACAGATGTAGAAATAGGGGAGTATTCTGTTCTAGATGAATCAATGAAAGAAAGGTATAAAGCTAGAGGTTTAGTAGATGCAACAGAATTCCTTCAGGCATTATCTATACAAAGCTATAGATCTACAGAAGTAACTGATAGTATTAGTTTGGAGTTAAAGAAAGATAACTTAAAGATTAAAGGTACTAATACTAAATCAGCCTCAGTAATATCTAGTAGTTCTAATGACTCTTTTAGAGAAGTAAAGATTCCTATTAATGCTGTAGCTAGTATTAATAATCTATTAAGTAACTATGGACTACTTCTTATAGATTTCTATGAGAATGATATGGATGAAGGTAGTGTCAGCAGTTTGCTAATTCACCCAGGAGAAGCTTGTGATGTAGATTGTTATATACTTCTATATGAACAAGTAATTCTATCCTAATGAAGATTATTTATCTAATAATAGATTATCTAAAAGTAAGATATTCTATTAGAGAGATAGTAGATATTGCTTTTGAATTATGCTGGGAGCTATTTAATGAAGAAGTAGAGATTAGAATAGAATTAGCTAATCTCTCTTCATTAGAAAGACATATTAGGATGAAAGATAGTGATGTAGTAATAATGCTATCTACCCATCCTAATCCCAGGATTAGTTTAGGTATTCTATACCCTTTAAGTTTATGTAATAATTTAAAGAAACCCTATCTGTTAATAAAGATTAAGTGACATGGAAACAAGTGTAATTAAATGGGCGGCTCTTCCTCATTGTCCAGAAGGTCAATTTAGTAAACCAAGGGAAACTGATGCTGGATTTGATATTAAAGCAGCAGAAACAGTTATAGTTAATCCCTACGATAGATTAGATTTTTCTTGGGAAGATGTTGGATTCGTAGATAATTTAAGGGAAGAGATACCTGATCTGTTCCAGGCTTCTTATAATGAAGAGTTATTTTATAACAAGGGAGTTAGGTTTAAAGGTAAGGTTTTAGTAAGATATATAGATTCTAGTTATAGTATTGCTATATACGATTTAATTAAAGATGTCTTACCTTCAGCCAACATAAATGAAATAGACGATAATAGTTTAGTTATAGGTAGTAATCATGAAGATATAAATAATGAACTGATTACTAGTATTAATAAACTAGTAGGTGTTATAGGATGTGAAAGAAAAGTAGTCCTTCAGAGAAAGAAATATAAACCCTTACTTATCAAAACTGGTATAGTAATTCAACCACAAGAATTAAGTTGGAATGGTTTATATCTACGTTCTAGTATGAGTAAATACGCTATTAGTCAACCTCATTCAGTAGGAATAGTAGATATGGAATATGATAATGAGTTGTTCATTAGTGTATATTCCTTAGAAGGTATTACAGTTATTACTAGAGGAGAAAGGATAGCTCAACTAGTTCCACACTTTATAGATAAAAATATAGTTCTTGATAAAGTAGAAAGAGATAACTTAATTAAGTTTAATAGAGGGGGCTTTGGTCATAGTGGTACTAGTTTAAAGGTAGCTTAATTTATAGATTTATATTAATAGAGAGTTCTTAACTAAACTCTCTATTAATTTAGGGAAATTAATAATGTATAGATTAAATAGATTCAATAATGCCTGTAGAAGATGTAACCTTTCTACAGGTAATTCTATATGTGGACAGAGTGAAGTAGATTTTAATGAGGTAGAACTTATAGTAGTATCTGCCTTTCCTGGAAATCAAGAAGTAAAAGATGGCATCTCCTTATCTCCTGGAGATAAGAATAGTAGTAAGATGAATGCGGGTAAATTTCTTAGGTTATGTTTACATTGGATGTTTGATTTAGATGTAGAAGTACCTAGTGAATTGAAACCCTTTTCTGAAAAGGTATTTTATACTAATGCAATTAAATGTAATCCTCAGAAAGGTCAGATAAAGACTCAGATAAATAATAATCATTTAGATTCTTGTAAGGATTGGCTTAAAGAAGAAATAGATTTATTTAATAGAGGGCAACCTATTCTTTTAGCTGGCTCTGAGGCTTGTAAATCTATATTGGGATTTAAAGAATCTATTTATAACAATAGAGGGATAATTCATCAGTATAAGAATCATCCAGTAGTAGTAACTAATAATCCTATCGAGTGGGAAAGAGGCGCTCTTAAAGAATTAGTTTATGGAGATAAGACTATAGAAGATTTAGATAAGTTATTTAGTAGATACAAGAATCCTAAGAAAACTTTTATTGATAGTATTCTTAAAAGTAAGTATTGGACTCCAATACCATTAGGTAGTGGATTATGGTTTGCTAAACAAGATTTATTAAAAGTTAAACAATTAGTACTAGATAATTATAGAAGGGCTAAGAATGACTAACAAAGCTAATATCTATAGACCTACTAAATTTAGTGAAATTCTTTCTCAGGAGAAACATGTAAGATTAGTAACTAATTTAATTAGATATAATAAACATGCAGATATAAAATGTTTGATGTTAGCTGGGCCTCCAGGCTGCTCGAAAAGTACGTTAGCAAACTTATATGCTAGAGCTACTTTATGTAGGAATAGAAAAGCAGGGGAATATGAACCTTGTGGAGAATGTCCTATTTGTCTAGGAGAAGATACAGCTAATATACATGAGTATGTATTTAGTGAGAACAATGCTCAGACAAAAGCAGAGATAAATAGATTAATAGAGATAAGTTATCAATATCCTATTAGTACTACTAAAGAATCACATAGATATAGAAGATTTATTATTATAGATGAAGCTGAACTAGCTACACCAGAGAATCTAGCCTTGTTGTTGAAGCCGTTAGAACATAGTCCAAGTACAACTACTTGGATAATCATATCTATGGATTTAGAGAAACTAGAAAAGAAAGAGCCTATTATTTGTGAGGCTATAACTAGTAGATCTATAGTCCTTAGGATGAATAGATTATCTAAAGAGGAAATAGCTAAGGGGTTATTGAACAAATATGATTTAGATCATAGAAGTGCTTTACTAATTGGTGAGATTAGTAAAGGGAATATGAGAGATGCGTGGAATATTATTACTCACCTATTAATTCTAGAAGGAGATATAGAGAATATTAATGAAGAGAAGATATATAGCTTATATCTAGGAGGAGCGCATCCTGATAGTAGAAATAATATGTGGGAAGCCTTATCTAAAGGGGAAGCAAAAGAAGTAGCTAGGATAGTAGAAGGATGGGAGAAATTGAGTCCAGATCCTAAGTACATAGCAACTCTATTAGAGAAAGATATACTCTATTCAATAATAAACTTTAACACTTCCTGTCAAGACTTATTAACTGATTTAGCTATATGGCATGGGTCTAGTAATAGATATAGTTTATTAGCTGTTTTATTGAACCATCTAAATATTAGTGTAAAGGTGCAAATGAATATAAAGAAAGAAGAGTCTGTAAGAGATAGTATTAATGGTCAATTAATGAAAGCTTTAAATAAAAGAAAAGGAATTCCTTTCTTTTTAGCAAGTAAATCATTTAAAGAATGTTCAGAAAGGTATAGCAAAGGTGATATACTTCACAATCTCACCAATTGAGTTAGTCAAATATCATATAAATAAACAGCTAGGAATATTACCAGACGTAATAGAAGTAGATAGTGTTAAGGATATATATGGAGTTCTTATTAAAGGTACAAGTTTTAAGAAGTCTATTAATTTAATAAATGCTAGTAGGATTAGTAAAGGAGAGATGGCGAAATTCGTATATAAACAGGGAGCTTTTAATACTACTTATATAGTATTAAATGAGTCTTGTTATAAAGAATTTCAAAAGAAATATAAAGCATCAGTTAGTGTAAAAGGAATATTAATTAATCCTGATTTATATAAAAGTAATTTATTGAAGCTGAAAAGTTTATTTGAAGATGAGGCATACGAATGGATCTGGGATAAGTTTAAATACAATCCAAGTAAGTTAGACAAAGAATTAAATAGATTACTTCTTTCTGTAGAAAAGAAAAAGTACTCTAGAAAAGAGTTAGTTGATATGTATGAAGGAATAGGAGGAGTCTATGCTTATAGACAGTACATAGGTTCTATAAGGGGCACTGAATTACTTAGTAAGATGAGTGATAAAGAGTTGTGGATGTTAGTAGTAGGGGGAAATAAAACTCCCTGTTTATTCTACAAATTTCTAGTAGAAGATACTAATAGAAAGCCGCTTCTATATCATTACTTATTAATAGTAAGAGAAGCTGTACAAGATGGTCTTATTCCAGTAAGAATAGGTGCAATTTTATTTAATGAGTGGGTTAGATATCTTTCTCTACCTAGAGAAGAATATATAACGATTAGTAGTGAACAAGTAAAAAGATTAAGTAGGTTAAATAGAGGCTAATTATGGCTAAGAAGAATAATGATTCAGTAGATAACAATGTATTTAGTGAAGATACTAATGATTTTGGTGACTTCTTAAAGACCTTAGATATTGACTTGAGTACTCTAGAAGATGAGGGAAGTACTGCAACTAGTAGTACATATACACCCTTTACTAAAGTAGAGAATATTAGAGTCTTAGTAGCTAAATGGGGTGATTCTGGTTCTTTTACTTGGTCTATGCCGGGTAATTTAGAATATATAGAAGAATTAGAAGGGCTAGCTAATCCTAATTGGATAGGAGGATTCATTCTCCATGCTGAGATTAAATCTTCTCTAGAAGAAAAGGGAGAAGATGGAATGAATAATACTTCTATCTGTTCTGTAGTAGGATTTCGTAATCCAGTAACAGGAGAGTGGTTGAAGAAACTACCTGACTTTTATGCTATTACTGGCATGTATGATCCTAAGACTTGGGATGATAGAACTAAAACCCCGGATAGAACTAAGCCTGCTCCAGAAATAGACAGGATTAGAATGGTTGGTAGTAGAAATCAATTCTGTGCTGATTGCATTAGAAGTGGAAACTCTGTACTAAAAGATCCATCAGGAGAAATAGTTTCTGAGTGCGGGCCTTATGGTCGTTTATTCTTCTATGTTACAGAGATAGGTAAGAGTAAGAAGCTGCCTCCTTCTAAACCAGGAGAAGAACCAATTACTCAATTAACAATCAAGACTGTTAAGGAGTTACTAGGAGAAGAAGGTTTTATCTTAATGATTAAGATGCCCCATAAAACTGCAATCAAAGGCAGATGGGATAGCCAAATAGTAGAGAATAGAAGAATAGGCTATGCTATGTATCTTAATACACTTAAGAGACAATTCTCTAGTCTAGGTGATTATCGTAAAGATCCTAGATTTGTATATACTTCTATTGCTATTAAGCCTCCTATTGAAGGTTCTAAAAGCAGTAAGAATTATCTACACTTCGAGGCTGTAGATTATGACAATGATGAGGCACCTAAAGTTTCTCATAATCTACAAAAGAAAGCGATTGAAGTATGGAGTGAAGTCAATCCTAATAAACAAAAACTACTACTAAATAGTATTCCTGGTATTGTTCCAGTAGTAGAATCTAGATCGCTTCCTCCTATGAAGAGCGCTGTTGTTGAAGATAATAGTAGTCCATTCGCATAAGGAATATATAGAGGATAGGAAAGCCCCTATCCTCTATATATTTGTAAGGTATGAATATAGAATTCGATGCTGCTAATTGTTTCCTAATGGGAGATATAGAATCTATTAGAGAGGAACTTACTAATGATTTTATTGTGCCCTATAGTTTACTGGAACCCTTATTTAAGGGTAGTCAATGTTGCATTCCAATAGGAGTAATGAATAAAGACTATGTTTCTTTATGCAATTATCAGAATGATAAGTTATTAATTGTTCCTACTGGATTATTAGTAAGAGTTATAAATCTATTGAAGAAAAAGAATATAGAATATAGTCTTACTAATTTAATAGATAAGAAGGTAATAGATAATGGAAAAGAGCTGCCTTCTTATTTAAGGATTAATCAAATAGAAGCTATAAATAAAGCAATCGAGAAGAGAAGAGGTGTAATTAATTTAGTAACTGGTTATGGTAAGACAGTATGTATAGCAGAGTTGATAAGAAGATTAGGAGATGGTGTTAATTGTTTAGTAACAGTACATAGAATTAATATTCTATATCAACTAAGAAAAGAGATAGCTACTCAGTTAGAAATGGATGAGAAGGAAATAGGTCTTATAGGTAATAGCAAAATTAGTATTAAGGGAATAACTATAGCTAGTAGAGATAGTATTACTTCTAAGATAAATAGTGGAGATATAAGAGTAATAGATTATTTGAAGGAAGTGAGAGTATGGCTATTAGATGAAGTTCATCGTATGGCTAATAGTTCTGGTGCCCTTATTAGCAGTTATATAACTAATAGTGAATATAGGATAGGGTTTACTGCTACTGATGAAGTAGAGGCACCATGTTTATTAGAAGGTATAGTGGGGCCTAATATTATTAGAGTATTACCTAGCGAAGCTATAGAAGAGAAAGTTATTATGGAGCCCGATATTAGATTCTATTCAGTAACTAATGTTATTAATTCACCTCTAGCAAAGAGATTAGCTGGATATAAATTTAATAGTTTTGGGCCTAAAGAGATGAGAATATATAACATTCTATATGATGAGATTATATGTAAATGTCCTAATAGAAATAAGTTAGCAGCAGAGTTGATATATGAATATAGCTTATTAGATAGAGGGCCCATTATAGTCTTTGTTAAGAAAGTTGCTACTAGTGGTGGAACTATAGATCATGCAGACATAGTTAATAGTTATCTATCTACTTATGGCATATCTCTTCCAGTATTACATGGTAATACTTCTATAAAACAGAGACTAAGTTTAGAGAATGCTCTTAGAGATAATACTATTCCAGGAGTTATAGCTACTATTCCTATTCTTTCAGAAGGTATATCTATTAAATCAATAGGAGCAATGATGTTTTTACAAGGGGGTAGTGCTAAGAGAAATAAACAGACGGGTAAATATGAATCTATAGAATGGATACAAGGAATAGGTAGAGCCTTAAGAATCTATGAAGGTAAAGAGAAGCCAATTATCTTTGATTTTATTGATTCAGTAAGTATATTTAACACTCAAGCAGAAAAGAGATTTAAATGTGCTAATGATAATTATCCAGGTTATGTAAGAAGAGTATGAAACGACTAGCATTATCAGGAAGAATTGGTAGTGGTAAATCTACAGTAGCAGAGATTCTTAGAGAAGAAGGATATCTAGATATAGCAATAGCAGACTGTCTTAAGAGAATGATATCTTCTATCTATAATGTGAATATAGATTATTTTCATAATCAGGAACTAAAGAATATTCGTCTATCTAGTTTAGGCGGCATGACTCCTAGAGAAGTCATGACTTTCTTAGGTACTGATTGTTTTCATAAGATTAAAGCAACTACTTGGATAGACAAAACTATATCTGACATATCAGATATATTAGAACTTGATTTACCAGTAGTAATAACAGATGTTAGATTTCCTCATGAATGGTTGGCACTAAAAGAATTAGGATTCAAACTTATATATATAAATAGATCTATAGAAGATGAGTTTGATTTTCTAAATGAAGTGCTTATATTTCTAGGTATTAGAAAGATTCATAAAAGCGAAAGATATGGGGCTTATTTAAAGGGACAATCTTCCTACATTATTAATAATGTAGGAAATATAAGTGATTTAAAGAATCAAGTAATGAGTCTGATAAATGACTGATCTAATAGAGAATAAGTATACTCACTGGTCTAATACAAAGATCTACTTAGCTACCAGTAGTAGAAGATATGAAGCCTTAATAGCTCCTGCTGGTTGCGGCAAATCAACTCTAATTAAGGATCTTCTAAATGAAGATCCTAATTATGGTTGTTTAACTAGTAGTACAGGTATATCAGCAGTTAATATAGGAGGCAGTACTATACATAGTAAGTTGGGATATAAAGATATTCAATCTTTAATACATGAAGTAGAGAATGGAAATATTATTAAAAAGATAAGTTGGATAGCTAGAGATGGGTTTAGAAGAATTATTATTGATGAGTTATCAATGTTATCAGGAGAAGAATTAGATCTTATTTGTTTTGCTATAGAGAGATATAACAAAAGTAATTTTGTCAAAGAGTGGGGTGAAATAAGTTTATTAGGTGTAGCTGATATAGGTCAATTACCAGCAGTAAAAGGAAAGCCATTCTTTCAATCTAAAGTATGGAAACACTTTAATGTTAATTATCTATATGAAGTTATGAGACAAGATGAGAGAGATTATATTAATAGTCTCCTAGCCGTAAGGTTAGGTAAAGCTAATGAAGTGGTTGATTGGTTTGATGAACATGTAGGATTCAATAAAGATTTAGATAATGAGTTTAATGGTGCTACTATATTTGCTACTAACGCTAAAGCAGATGACTTTAATAGATTAAGACTTTCTCAGCTTAAAGGAGTTGAGAAAGGATATAGAAGATTTATAACAGGTAAAGCTAGAAGTGAATGGAATAGTATTCCTGAAGAGTTGAGATTAAAAGTAGGTAGTAAAGTAATTCTTCTAAAGAATAACCATAATGAAGGATATGCTAATGGTGATCTAGCTATTGTTAAAGATATGTATATAGATAAGATAATAGTTGAAGTATTGAGAAAGAAGAAAGAGGTAATGATTGAGTATATTAAATTAGAAAATAAGACTCATAAAGATGGTGCCTCTATAGGAGAACTAGCTTATCTACCAGTAAGGGGAGCAGATGGGTTAACTGTCTGGAAGATGCAGAGTTTAACAGTAGCCGCCTCTCAAATATATTTAAAGGAACCTTTCTTAGGTAAGACTAGTGGAGCTTTATATGTAGCTCTATCTAGAGTAAGAACTAAAGAGGGATTAAGATTAGTTGGTAATAGATCAGATTTTATTAAGAGATGCTATGTAGATCCGATCAATTTACCGATGATAATAAATAGTACTAAATTTATTAACTAATATTTAAATTTCTATTAAATAAGAGATTAAGAGATAGTTTGAATACTGATCTATTAATCTCTTATTTAATGATAATTCTAGTTTAATGAGATGAAAAGAGTATGTTAGACAGAGTTAGTATCATAAAAAGCCAAGTAATAATTACTGATGTATTACCTGGATATTCTATAGGATATAATAAGTGCCCCAGTTGTGGTGGATATGGAAAGTTTTCTATTAACAAAGATTTAGCTAGATGTTTTAATACTTCATGTGATTTAAATAAAGCTAAGGATGTAATAGATGTCTACAGATGGGTTAATAAAGTAGACAATTTTACTCAAGCTCTTAGCGAAATAGAAGCTACATTTGGTATTACTATAGCTAGACATAATAGCAAAAGACTAGATCTATTTGATAAATGTGCTGATATTTATTCCTGGTATCTATGGGGAAATAAAGGCAATGCAGCTAGAGATTATTTATTCAGTAGGGGATTCAGTGAAGCAACACTAAAGAGTTATAAGATTGGTTATGCGCCTCATAATAATTCTCTAAGAGACTTTGATCTAGATACTAAAGAACTAATAAAGGAAGGTCTTTTAAATGATAGAGGGGAGTACTACTCTAATAGAATAATATTTCCTATTAGAAATACATCAGATAGAGTAGTTCACTTTACTGGTAGATATTTAGGAAATATTCCTAATGAGTTTGTTCCTAGATATAAAGATAGTCTTACTAATAAAGCTTATGGCGGCACTAAAGATTATTTAGTTCTAGAAGAAACTTTAGGAAATATTAGTGATAGTTTAATAGTAGCTGAAGGATATCCAGACACATTGAGTCTTAAGCAGAAAGGTATAAATGCAGTAGGGTTACTAGGTTTAGAAAAGTTAAGTAAGCATCAACACAAGATAAAGAATATTAGAGAGATTGTGTTTGCTTTTGACAATGATAAATATCCTATATCTCACCCTAAATATCCTGGTGAGTATAAGAGTTGGGTAGCTATTATACCTCAGCTAATAGATTTACAATTATATATGCCTGAGAGTAGGTTTTATATATGGATGGTAGATGAAGAGAAAGGAAAAGATATTAATGATTGGTTGAGTAAATATTCTCTGGATAGAGATGAGGTATTAGAAGATATTAAGAAGAGGAGAGTTGACTTATTAGAATTTCTAATAGAGAGATATGGTAATGATTTTACTTATCATAGACATCTATTGAAATTAGTAGAAGTAACTAAAAGAAAAAGGAGCCAGCTAATGAAATTAATTCCGCCAGAAATGAATCCTATAGACTATGCTATGCAGGTAATATGGGGAGCAGCCTAGTAGAGATATATATCTATTTAGATATAGGAGTAGTTAACAACATAGTATTTCCTACTTATGCAGTAGGAATACTATATGTACCTAAATGGAAAGATTATATTCTTAAGGAGATAGAATGCTTTAAAAGTATAAGAGATAATTACTTAAATGGAACTTTAAAGACAAGAGCTTATCTAAATAATATAGAGAGATTAAATAAGATAGCTAAAAGATTAGATGAGCCTTCTTATTATATAGAGATTGTTCCTATAGAGAAATATATGATTAATAAATATGGTCAGGTGAATACTATTACAAGAATAAGTAAAGTAATAGAAATGAATCTAAGATCTAGGTTTATTAATGATATAGGAGAAGTAGTAGAGACTTTTACTTATGTGGCAGCAAGAGCTAGATTCTTAGATATAAAAGGTAGAAATATAATTTATTTATCTAGTAATCCAAAGAGTAATAAGAATTTACTAATACCATTTACTTTTACTACTTGTCTAAAGAAATTAGATGAAGAGAGATATATAAAAGATAGAGGGTGGGGCAGAGATATATTTAATAAAATGAATATTTATTTCTTAGAGAGATTATTAGAAAAGGATTATCTATATGATTATTACTCTATTAATTTAATAGTTTATTATTTATGCTTTCACTATAGTGGTAAAGGCAAGACAATAAAAGATAATTTACCTTTGTGGTTAATTAAACACTTTGAGAGTTATATAAATGAAAGATACGATTACTTGCGGTATTATAGAAACATTACCCTTCCTAAATGACAAAGGGTTAGACATAATACAGATACATTTGTTAAATGATCTAAAGCTTCAATCTATGGAAGAGAAAGAGCCTTTAGAAGAATATATATCTGCATTTAAGAAATTAAATGTATTATTATTAGGAGTGTTTATAGACCTAGTAGAAGGTAAAGAGAAGGCAGTTTTTGTAAATAGTAATTTAGATATGATTATACAAAAACCAGAGCTATTAAATCAGTTTCTAGAATTTAGAAAGAAAGTGTTTAAGAAATATCAAAGTGAAATAGTAGAAATATTTGAAGAATTACAAAAGGAGCTATAAGAAGGAGGCAGCATGATAATAGATACCCAATTACTAGAGACAATAAAAAGATCTAATGATCTAGAATGGGTTCTAGAAGATCTAGTAAGAAATGATCCTAATCATTCTTCGAGAAAAGTACAGAATAGAGCTATATCTAAAGACATGATTGATGTTTGTGTAGCTTTAGGTAGAAAAGAAAGAAGCTATGGTCAAATAACTTTCACTCTAACAGATAGATGTCTAATAAAGAGTCAGTTCAAGAAGTATATAGATTCTTTAAGGGGATTAAGAATAGTAGGATCTATAGAAGGCAAACTGCTAATGATTAGAACAGTTTACTGGTACGACAAAGTTAGTAGAAAGAAACCTAGAATACAAAACAAATAAAAAAGGGGCAGATGCCCCTTATCTTTGTGTTATTCTTTCTATCTCCATCTCTATCTTTCTTTCTTCTGATATAGAGTCTGCTAAGTCTGGATAGCAATGCTCTATATAAATACACTTCTTACCAAAACTAGAGAGACAGGGGCTATAACTAGAGTCAGGAACATGCTTACTGAATAATTCTTTTGATATATACTTATGTTTACCAAATAAGATATCTAGAGTTATATTCATTCCATTTCTATCTACATCTACTAGATAAAGATTATTAGTTCTCAAGTTGTGAATACCTATAAAATCTACTGTTAAACCAGTTAACTTCTCAAAAGCATATACATAGCTATATAGCTGAACATTATATTTAATCTTAGTCTCATCTAACTCTTCTTTAGAAGATTTGTAGTCTACAATAGCTATACCTTCCTTACCTTTATGAACTGCCCTACCTATCCAATCTATAAAAGCATTTAAATAAATACTATCTTCACCACCTAATGAATCAGGCATTAGAACTGGATTAATAAGGCTTCCACTCTCCTCATCATATTTACTAATAGGTAGTTCTGTATATAGAGTTTCTAGAAGATTAGAAGGAACTGTGTAGTTACTAAGAATATAATAAGACTCTCCAAAGACTTCACATAGAGATATATTCTCTACATAGTCACTTATTTGAGAAGCTAGTCTATTAATATAATCTCTCCTAGAAGGAAGATTCATTGCCTTCTCTGAATCTTTCCAAGTACTAGTCATCTGAGGGCTAAGAGGCACCTTACCATCTTTAGTTCTAATGGCATCTTTACCTATATAAGAACCAGAAGCCCTATTATAAAGAGATAAAACATCTTTACTATAACTAATCAGAGAACTAACTAGTGTATCTAATAAAACCTTAGATACATTCTTATCGAATAGACCTACATCTATCATTACTTCTTTACATAACAGATTAAATAGATCAATAGGATCTTTATAACTATCTAAAGAATATAATTCTTCTAATACTCTATGACATAATGAGCCTAATAAAGTACTAGAAGAAATAGATTTAACGTATTTATTCTCTACATACTTAAGTCTATAGTATTCACTACATTGAGAATAAGTCTTTAGTCTACTAACAGAATAATATTTAGGACTGAAATCTAAAGGAATGCTATTAATTATCATTTGTAAAATGCGGCGCTACTTTCTCTATTATAGCCGATAAGTAATAGTATCCAATAAGAATAGAATCTGATATACCATCAGATGGAATTTTACTTCTGGGAGTTTTTAATAAAGTGTAATTAGGAAATAGTTCCATTACATAAGCTATACTTCTTTTCTTAGTTTCCTTCTTTGAGAGAGTTTGTATATTAGAAGGAATAACTATATCTTCTGGAATAACAGACTGCCATTTAGTAGAAGAAATAATAGTATAAGTAAGACCTAAACCAGCAGCTAATCCTTTTATAAACCCATAGTTATGCATATTAATACTAGTAGAAGATATACCCTGACCTCCTACTATTATCTGCTCTTCTATCACTAGAGAAACTACATCCCAATAAGATACTAACTTACATAGAAGACTAGTTATTTCCATTTCATCTAAACATCTTATGGAACCTTTCTTAGTCTTCTTACTAGTAACTGGAATACTATATGTTTCTATAGGAGTAATTATCTTATCTCTTAAAGAAAGTATAGTAATAGCTCCTTCATATCCTGGATCAATAGAAATAATATACATAATTAAACCCTACCTATTAATTAATACTAACTTAATAGGTAGGGAATATGAATAAATTAATATCTAGAACTTACTCTAGAGAACTAAACATAGCCCTGGCTTGTTGTATTCTCTTCCATATTCTTTGAGCGGCAATAGGATCTATTTTAGATACTTCTTCTATTACTACCTTTTGAAATTGTTTAACAGTTTGAAGAGCAGCAATAGAAGCTGCTAATCCAGAAGCATCTTTAAGAGATTGTCTAATCTCTCTCATAACTTCTAACTTAACTTGCTCTTTAGTAGTCTTAGCAGAATAGAATGAATCATCATCTTTAATAGCAACTTGATCTAATAAGTTATATAGATTATCAAAGATAGCTTGTAATTGTGTTTGAGTATCAAATACAGATCCTTGAGTAGATTCTATCTTTTCATCTATACTACTTTCACTATAAGACTTTAACCAATTCTTTACATCTTTCTCAGTAATAACAATACCTTGGTTCTCTAAAGAAGTTGTTATATCTTTAGTATTGAATCCACTCTCTAAGAGAGATAAAACATTATTACCTAACTTTAATCTATCTATAGGATTTAAAGATACTATTTTATAGTTATCAAGAGGAGCGCTTATAGTAGGATCAACAATTAATTCTTTAATACCATATAGCTCTTCTAATAATACTATCCATTGCTCTACTCCTATAAGCTTTTCTCTTTCTAATGTAGTCTTAAATCTATCTACAAAATCATTAAATAGCTGAACTACATTAGTGTACTCAGCAGCCATTATTCAATTCCTTCTTTCTGAAGAATGTCTATTGGATCTAAATCTGCAATAACATCTGCATTAATTAAATAATTCATTAGCTGATTAATTGCTCTATCCCATCATGTATACCCTGAGTTTCCTCATATTTAAATAGGGATTGGAACATATCATTATCCTTCTTTAAGAAGGATACTCCATTTTGTTCTCTGAACGTTTCTCTATTGAAGACTTCGCTGCTGATTGTCCATTACTATACTTACTTAGGATTTAACCTTATAAGCATCTTCTAGATTCTTTCTACTTTCGTAACCATCACACTTAGACATATCTCATTCTTATGTTGTGGTTCTAGAAGCTTTAGGATATTCCAGTCAATTAAAGGAGTTTAGCATCCCTCATTACTGAAGGAGAGGACAAGGGTAATAGTTCGTCCTTTTCAATGTACTAGGATCTAAATATAATCCATCAGCTATATCATTTCTAGCTCTATTAGTTTGCCATCTATATCCTAATAATCTATGAAGATATGGATCTGTTACTTTTAATTTTAATAAGGCCGCCTTTACTTGTTCATAAGTAAATATAGTCTGCTTACCATATACATGAGAGCAATCTAAAGGTTTTGCCCAAGGAAAATCATTCCTTAAATACTTGGTAATCGCATCTATACCTGGATGTGCTTGAGCCAATATTACCTCTTAATTATTATTAATAAATATAAATTATATATCTTTATATTTATAATATGTCAAGTAGAATAACCTGATTGAACTGTAGATAATGGATGTATCTGTCCTCTAGTTGCTAATATTAATAAATCATTTCTAGCTGATATAGCTTCTTCTAAGGTAACTACTCCATCTGTTCTATTAATAGATTTATTAGTTTCTAATACAGGAAGATTATTAATAGATAAGAATTGTAGATTAGCTTGTAAAGCAGGATTGAAAGCTTGGTTTCTAGGAATATATACAAAAGTTCTAATCTTATCTCCTATGTTAGATATAAAGGCTTGCATCTTATTTAATACTTTATTTATCACGCCGCCTTCATGACTATTAACAGTATTACCTTTATCTATATTTATTACCTTCTGCTTTAATTCTTTTACTTCTTTTTCTTCAGAAGCTTTGATATCATTATTAACTTGTTTTATTTTAGGATTACCGTATTCCATTATCTTACTTACTTGAATCATCTCTCGGTAATTATGAGCATTAAACATATAGGAATACCAAATAGCTCTACCGATAACTGATTGATTATAGTATTGAGATCTAACATCAAATTCTTTATCAAGAAATAGATCTATTAAATTATGGGGTCTAATAGTAAATACGGCTTCTATAGGCTTAATTAAATCAGGTTCAGTAGAATATACATCTCCGTACAAAGAAGCGTTTAAAAATAATCTTTTAGTTCTAGCTCCTGTGTAATCAGTAGCAGCCATTAAATGTCTCTGCCAATCATTAGCAATAGCAGCTTGAGCAGTACCGCTAGAGAATGGGGCTCTAGGATCATAGAACTGATTACTAGACCAAGCTAACTGAGATTCAAATGGAGTTAAAAACCAATTAAGTAATGGAATACTAGATATCTTTCTATGAATCCAACTAGAAACATTATTCATCATAGGAAGAGCTCCAGGAATACTGGATATAGCAGCATTAATTAAACCACCCGCCATAGCTCCTCTTGCTAAAACTCCAGGATTAGCTAAAGCTTTAAAGGGGCCTGATAAAGTAAAGAGCATACTAAGTATAGAAAGTCCACCTCCTATAAAAGAAGTGACTTTACCTGGAGATAAACCAGGTATCTTACCTAATAAATTACTAATACCTAATATACCTTCACCAATTCCTGTAGCCGCCCCTTGATACATATCTCCTATTATCTTAAAGAATCCTTTAGCAAAATCAGATTGTGTTATCTTTTCCCAAGTTTCACTTATATTCTTATGGAAAAGTACAGCTCCTCCTATTAAAGCTATACCAGTTAAAACAGCTATACCTATACCTATTGGCCCTGTAGCTAATAAAGAACCCCCTAAAGAACCCAGTGCAGCGCCTCCTCGAAAAAGAGCATAACTAAATAGAATACCTTGAATAGAATTTAAAACTGCTTCTCCAGCATGAGTAGCTTGATATCTTAAGTCACCAGTAGTATTGTTACCTAAAGCATCTTGAGTATTAGCTAGAGTAGTAAAAGCAGTCCATAAATCAATACCTTCTATTAATCCTAGAGATTGAGTTATTGTGCCTCCTATCTTTCCTAGAGTAGGCATAATACCCAGCTTAGGTCTTTTAAGTGTAGGTATTTCTCCTTGTACTTCACCTCCAGAACCAGGTGTTAATTTATATCCAATTATTCTTTTAACTGGAGATACATGGGCACTAGCTATCTCTCCAAATCTAGTTACCTGATGTTGACCAATATACTCTTCAATAACTTTTTCCATTCTTCTGCTATAACCGGATAGATCTTCTGGCTCAAGCACTAATAAATTATTTCTAATACCTTGGAATAAATACCCTATTTTATCTATTACTAATTGAGATAAATAATGGATAGTTTCAGCATCACTAGATAGGTTCTTATATCTACCTAATAAATTAGCCGATGGATTATTTCCTAGTTCATGATCTAGTAATTCTAGAATATCTTTTTGTAATTTATTTTTAATTACAGATTTTGCTGCCTCTTTAGAAGTGTCATCTAAAAAGTGTCTAGATACAGAAGCACCAAAGGATCTATCACCTACATAAACTTCATCTAAAGTATCAAAGAATCTATCTATATAATTATCTAGAGTTGATACATATACACCATGTAATAAATCTCTAACAGCATCTTTTCTTAACCCCTTCCAGAATCCAAGCCCCCCATTTATATTCTCATGTGCATTGAATATATCTAAAACTAAATCATCAGTCATAGATTGAACTTCTACTTGAAGACTCTGTATAGCACTCTTCGCTTCTCTTAATAAACTATCAGCACTTTGTCCTTCTGGAATTGATAAAACAAAAGTCTTATTACCTCTTCTAATATGTAGTGATTGAGAACTATAAGAAGCACCATCTACTGAATGAACTCTTTTATCTATAAAGAACTTAAAGGTTCTTCCGTTATCTGCTGGATCTGTAAATAGATTCTTAGCCATCTTGCTAGATTTAAGAACGGCTGCTGTATCCATTCCATAGAAGTAATGACCTAATAAACCTATTCCTAATGCTCCCCCTACAGTAATAAGACCTGCATAGGCTACTGGTTTAAAAGGCCCAGTCCATGCAGATATCTGAGCATCACCAGCTTTAGCTACTTCTCCAACAAAAGAAAACTCTCCTGGATTCACTGCTTGATTCCAATCTAGATACATAGATGAATATTCTAACCATTCAGTAGTCTCATCTATTTCAGTTTTATTAGCTCTCATTTCTTTTTTATTCTTATCAAAAGAAAAGGTAATCTGTCTTAAAGATATCTTTCCTAATGGATTAAATAAATGATATAGAAAGTTAGCATTAAATCCATCTTGAAATATATTTCCATTTATTACAGATATATTACTATCTAAGGATTTATACAGATTAGACTTATCTATATTCCTACTTGTATTAATCAACATATTAGGATCTAGAGTGTCTACCATTCTACTTATAATAGAATCTAGAGGTTGATTAGCTAATTCTACTGTTCTTCTAGTTCTTTCTCTTAGGGATAGAGTAAGAAGAGAGTCTTGAGTTATTAGACTCATAGTACTTTCACTAGCTGGAAGGGTATACCTTCTTCTATTCTTTGGATCTAAAGGAGATAATTGAGCAGAAGCAGTTCTTATAGCTATACCAAGGGCTCTTATCTTAGAAGCAGATGTTCTTTCATCTACTAATGAGCCGCCTGTAAATCCTAACTTCTGCATAGATTGTTCTATTATTAACCTAAGAGGGCTACCAGATTTAAGAGCTTCTTTAAAATAGAAAGAAGAAGCCATGCTATAAATAGCAGTACTAGTATCTTGGTTAGCTGATTGTAGTTGTGAATAAAATGTAGCTGTTAATCCTTTATCTCTTAGTCTAAAAGTTACCCCTACAAAAGGAAGAATAGATTGATATGTATTCTGGGGGTTAACTATATAAGGAGCTACTAAAGTTTGTAATATACTATTAAGTCTAGATATAGATGGATCAGTTATATTAATTAGTTTCTCTCCTCTTAAAGGACGATATTGTCCTTTAGCATTCATTATTAACTGATCATATAAATCACCTGAAGTATATCTCATCTTATCTTGTTTAGTTACTATCCTAACTACGTTAGCTATTGCTTGAGGTAGTAATTCTTTACTATTAAGAGAAGAATAGAAAGCGTCTACTGCTGCTTGTCCTTGGCTACCATTAGAATGAATAGTCCCCAGCATATTAATAGCAAAGGTAGTTGCAAGAGCTCCAACAAATCCAGCAGTTATATATCTAGTTAGTCTACTTACTCTAGGCCCTCTTTTAGTAGACTCTGCAAAGTTTACAAATTCTGTTCTATCAGTAACCCTAAAGAAGTCTTCTCTTAAATTAGAGTCAGCTAAAAATTCATCTATATCGTCTATCCTATTCTTAGCTAAGTTATCTAAGGAATCACCAAGAGCATTATTTTCAGCTCTATCAGCAGCTAATGTAGAATGAGGACTATCTGAGAATCTAATTAGATACTCATTCATTAAATCTTTATATTTAGCTAAGTCACTTTTATAAAAGTATCTTTTAATTCTATAGTGAAATTGTAGCGCCCAAGTAAGAGGATTACCCTCTAAATAACCTATCTTAGAACTAACTTTATCAAAAGCAATAGCAGTACTTCTAACATCTTTACCAAAGTCATTATATATAGATGTTGTTAACCAAATAGAAGAACTACCTAAAGCAATAGTAGCCCATTGTTGAGCGGGGTCTTGTACTAGTTTATCTCTCTCAATCTTAGTATCCATACCAACACTAAGTCCAAACCATGAACTAGTGTACAAGTACATACCAGCAGTAATAATTGCTAAAGAAGGTATCTTCATTGCTGTAACCTTCCTCAGAACCTTATTATCTACTTCATTAAAGAACTTCCTCATACCAGTTGTCTTAGGAGCTATATGGGTATATATAGGTTTTCCTCCTAAAGAATAAGCTGCTGCTCCTAAAACTCCTACCCAACCACCAGCATTAATAATATTCTCATCATCGGTAAATACATCAGTTACAAATGAGAATACTTTATGAGATATAAGAGCTAGAACACCTAACTTACTAACATCTATAAGAGATCTTAACCCCCAATGTATCTTTCCCCCTGTAGCTGATAATGATTGGGTACCTTCATTAAATAATTCACTATAAAAAGAAGTATTAATCTTTACCATACTCTCCACAGTATTAAGTCCTTTATTAGGAAAGTAAACTAAAGATTCAAGTCCGTTATAGACACTCTTAGCAGCAGTCTTAACTGTATTGCTGGCTTCAGTTAATTCTTGTAAAAGAATATTATCCTTATTAAATAGTTTAGTTAGACCTATACTTCCTTCTAATAGTCCTAATACTGTAGCTGTATAGATTGCAAGGGTACCTCCTAGACTTCCAACAGCAGATAGATAATTAAGTATATTATTTGGTTCGTCATTATATACAAGAGAGAAACCTAACTTGTTAGTTGCATCTAAATTAACTGCTATAGGTGCAGAGAAAGAAACGTTGAATCCTAAAATAGGAGCAGACTGCATACCAAAGCTAAGAGATACAATACCCTTCTTACCTATTCTCTCATCAGCTCCTTTAACAGAACTAGCTACAAAGAATTGAAAGTATTGCATAGGTGCTTGTTGAGCTATTACTCTAGTAGTTCCGGCACCTTGATTATATTTAGTAATAGGTAATCTACTAAGCATTATTCCTGCATGGTAAACACTTAATCTATCCCCTTCAGTTAAGTATTCTCCTGCATGATATCTTCTAATAACTTCATTACGATAACTACCTAATATATCTGCTAATGCTAAATTCTCAGTAGGAGATAGATTACCTTTACCTAATAAATTCTCCCCAACAAAGGGAATACTTTTAATAGCATTAAGTACTCCTACTGCTGCCCATCTAAAAGCAAACCTACCAGCTAATAAACCAGTACTCCAAAACGCAAAAGATTTTAACCATGCTCCTTTAGGTGTTGCTATACCTTTCTCAGTAAGAAGATTGACTAGATATCTTTCATTCTCTAAAGATTCTCTAATCCCGAACTTAGCACTATGAGATACCTTCTGAATAGTTTCCATTACTTTAGGATTAGATACATCTAGAGAATATCTTTCTAATTCTGCTCCCATTGTTCTGGAGGCAAGTCCAGATGCTAGAGCAATAGCCGCCCCAGTATAACCAACAGATAAGAGAGGAGTAGTTAAACCACTAGTTGGTAGTATTCTATTAGCTGTAAACTCTACTGGTGCCGCCTCTCTATGATTAATAGATAACCAGAATTGACTCCAGATAGAAGCTCCCTGAAAAGAAGACATTAAATCGTCAGCAGCTATAGAAGCACCAATAGCTAGTAGTATAAAAGTACCTATCTTACCTTTATTATTTAGGAGAGGATCTATAGTTATAGTCTGTCTACCATGTTCTGTTCTAATCCTATCTATCTTATTCTTTTGTTTAGAATAATGACTTCTTGCTTTATCTAATAAAGCGTCTTCTCTACTCTGTCTCTTAAGAGCTTCTTCAGGTGATAACTTACTATGACTAATCTCTGGAGATATATGAGATTGATATTCTAATATTTGTGTAAAGAATACTTCTAGATCATCTAGATTGTTAGGATTTATCTTTCTAGTCATAGTACTTCCATCCCAAACAAGAGAACCATTTCTCACCATTTGGGTTTGTATCTGTTTTAGTTTTTTATATTCATTTAAAACATCACCATCTACTGAATAGGTAGAAATAATATTACCTAACTGAGATAATCCTTCTCTCATAATAGTGAAGGGTAGAGTAATAGTAGATATGAATCTACCTGCGGCGGCAGCTTTTCTCGAACCCATATCTACTATCTCATTTCTAGCTAGGATAGAATTGAATCCATTATTAAAATAAATACTCTCAAAGGTAGATAGAAGATCAGTAAAAGAGAACACTTCCGCAAGAGTTATAAAATCTCTAGTAGATGATCTATTCCTACCAAACCATCCCCAATTAAGGGGATTAGCTGGTAAATAATAACCTAATTCATCTAAAGCCTGAGCCACGTTCTGGGCTCTTTCATAACCCATATTCTTAATAATCCATTTACCATCTTTCTTTTCTGGGTCTCCAGTATATTCTAAGTAAGGAGAAGCATAGAGGGCTTCTCTATATTTATCTAGAGAAGTTCTCATCTTTTTCCAAAGAAGACCATCAGTTCCTAAAGATACAGGATATGGGTTAATCACATCCATTATGAAGGGATCAACTATATTCTGAAAGAGATATCCAGCTCTCTTCCTATACATAATATTAGTAAGAGAAGGAACTGTACCATTAATAGTTTCATATAAATGAACCTTACCGTCTATTCTTCTTTTAGTTAACTCTTCATGTATCTTTTGTTGTCTACTAATAGTTTCTCCAGTAGGAGTTTTAGATGTGGCATATTTAGGATCTAAGAATTCTGGGCCTATAGAAAGAATAGTAGAGGCGGCTCTAATAAATTTCACATCCTGAAATCCACTAGTGCCTTGCATAAGAGCTATATCTATCATCCCTTGAATACTACTCTTAAAGGCTTCTGAAGATATATATGAGAATGGGACTCCTAATGTGAAGTAAGTAAGAGTTGCTATTGAAGTAGTTAACAAGAAACTAGTAGAGAAAGTTAATAAACTTTCAAAGACTCCTTTATTACTTCCTTGAGTTAAGGAAGTAGGGTCTTTCATAGGGTTCATTTCTTCTAGAAGTTCTATGTAATCACTAGTATAGGCATTGGCTCCAAAGTAATAGCCTAATGATTTATCTAGGACTGCTCCTAATGCTCCTGCTATGGAAGGTAGAGTACCAGATTCATCTTTATATAATCTTCCATAACCATGAGAGATAGACCAGACATTAAAGTAATACCCCAATCCAGGAGTATTCATCTCTCTATCATAGTTAAGAACATAATCTGGAATAGAAGTTGGTAATTGACCGCCATGTGTAGCTACATATTTCATTCTATATGCAGCAGTAGCATATCCTTCCTTATTGATTATGTCTAGATGATCTTTACCTGCCATATCTCTAGCAGAATTATATAAAGCTAGTTCATAGAAATGAGATACACCATGTCTAGAAGGAAGAATATAAGTGCCACTAGAACCAGAAGTATCAAAGAAAGGGGCTAATTGAGCATTGTTATATCCATATTTATTAGCCTGATTCCCAGCCAATCTTTGAAGTTCATATTTACCACTGATATCTTTAAGATTACTTAAAAGTGAATTAGCTAGATTACCATCAGTTCTATATAATAAGTCTAGACTTTCTCTTCTATTAGCGGCACCAGTTATATTATGAGAACCTATATAACCTATAGTTTTACCTTTATCATGAAGAGCAAAAGCTTTAAGGTGAGGTAATAAAGGATCAGCTTTATCTGGTACAAATACATCTACTCCTGATGATCTTAAATCTTGAATCGCTCTAGATAACCCTTGCTTGCTACCACCAGTAGCTCCTCTAGCTGTACTATCTGGATTAGAAGATATAAGAGTAACTTTAGCGCCTCTATCACTAGCATCCTGTAAAGCATTGACTATTGCTGGATCATCTATATAAGGAGAAGCTATAACTATCTCTGCATTATTAGAAGCTCTTTTAATGTCACCAATAATAGAAGCAGTAGCGTCTTGTCCTATAAAGAAATTACCTCTACTTTGAGGATTAATTCCTTTAATAACATCTTCTTGAATACCTGTAAGATCTTTTATATCGTTCTTATTCCCTATCTTTACTGCTAAGTTTATTTGATAAAGACTTGAACTATTAGAGAAATGTTTAGTGAGACTATTTAATATACTAAGAGATTGCCTAGCTAATCTTGATTGTGGAACTTGTTGATGAGAAGAGTTAGTTAAATTGGCTGTGGATATAAGAGCTGTAGGTAAAGAATCTTCAGTACCTACATAACTTTTTATATGTAATCTAGCTTTCTCTCCAGGTTCAGAATATTTAATTATTGATATTCCTCTTTTCTGAAGGGAAGTAGAAAATCTATTTCTATGTTCTACCTCTTCTATATCTATATTAAAATTATCATCTATAAGATATCCTGTGTTAAGTATTACTCTGTTAGAGGCTCTAGTAAAAGATGGTGTTATAGAAGTACTAGGTAACTCAAATAGGGTAGATGTCATACTACCTTGATCTACGCCCTCAAAGAAAGCTCTGGTACCAGAGCTAACTTCTGAAGGACTATATAAAGTACTTTCTTGTTTTACTAACCTAGATTGTTGATTTAGCACAGGAATTATCCTAATTAATAAATACCAAAGGGACTATAGATATTAATACTTCCTGGTAAATAAGTACCCTCTCTAATCTGGGTACTATTATCAGACTTATCTCTCCATAAAACATCTCCTCTAGAAAGAGGTTTGTTATATAGAACTGTATAGGAAGTATTAGTAGAAGGAGCGGCTAAAGAATTAACCCAATTAATTAATAGCTGAGGAGTATCCTCATTAGGTAAAGAAGTAGGAATAGTAGTATCTATCAAAGACCATCCTTGATATATCTGACTAGAATCATCAGTGTTATATATAGAAACTATATCTATAACATCTAAATTATTAATTAATGAGTCATTAGGTGAGCCGCTTCTTAATAAATTAACTGTTAGTCTATTATTATTAAGAGATTTATACTCTACATAACTTCTATAACTAAGTAATCTATATCTATCCACAGTAGGTATATGCCAATATTCTATGTGGATTAACTTAGGAAATATCTTAGGTGCAAATTTAATATAATCGGTAGGAACAACAGTCTTATTCCATTGCCAATACTCAATCTTGTAACAAGCATTAATACCAAATCCTATAGAAGGAGGTAATTTTAATCTAACCTTACCTTTAACTAAAGAATTAGTAGGAATGTGAACTTTAATAGAAGGGGCAGGTAAGTTAGTGAGACTGTTATTGGTTTGAGGAGGATAGATTATTAGATAATAGTATGTATTACTTATAATAGGTTCTTCTAGAAGTTCTATCTCTTCATTAGAATTAGGTATATCTACTATAGGTTCAATAGGAAGAATATCTAAATCTAGATCTATTAAGAGAGGGCTAGATAACATAAAAAATAGTCTATAGAATATATATTCTATAGACTATTTACTTAGTAGATTAGTAATCTATTTAAGGAGTAGGTTCTGGAAGTTTATTAATAAATAAATCTAGGAAATCTTCTGCTTCTTGTGTAGATATCAAAGCTGATTGTTGTACATCATCTACTATAGTAATAGTAGCGCCTTCAGCTAGATTAGATAAAGCATCTACATGAGCATACCCTACATAGATTACAAAGTAATCAGTTAAATCTATAACTGATCCAACATCTTGCATAAGAGACATCAGTTTACTAGTAACAGGTAAGATAAATAAACCATCATCTACGTTCTGATAAATAGATTTAAATAATGCAAACAGAGTAAACTTCTGTGCATAGTAATTACCATTTATCTTGAATAAAGCATAGTAATTATCTACATTAGGATAGGTCTGTAATAGATCATAATTAGTATCTTCTGGATAGGCCATATCCAAAGTAATAATTCCAGGCATAATTTTATCTTCTTTATGTTTACGTTTATGTTTTCCAGCTTTAGCTTTAAAGCTTAGGATAGGAGAGTATTTCATTTATCTAATATATCCTTCTACTACAATTCCAATATCTTCTGCACTAGCAGGAGCATAATTACTAGCCGCTTGAAGAATAATAAACAACTCAGTATAAGTTTCAGATAACTGTCCACTCCATTCACCATGTTCAGAAGCAGCAACACTATTATCAATTAGAGTATAAGGATCTCCACAGGGAACAATAACTGCTCCTGTAATAGATACTTCATCTGGAACTGCTAGAGGAGCATTATCTTCTGTAACTGTAAATGGCTCATTAAACATAAACACATTTACAATAGGTAATATGCTTTGAGCAGTACCAAATATTACTTTGACATTAGTAATACTAAAGAAGTCTCCAGGTTGAGCTCCAAAGGTACTAAGGTCTATTGCTATAGGAGTAGTATTAGTAGGATTGGGTAAGAAACCCATAAGTTCTTGAGGGCCACCACCACTAGGAGTTCTATGTGTAATAGCATCTCCTATTGAGTATTGAGTTGTATCAGAAGGTCTAGAGAATCCAGTGAATAACTTAAACCCTCTAGGATTGTTAGTTACATTCACATCAAGACTATTAGATTTAATGGGCATAGTTTTTACCAAAGTTCTTTCATATTAAAGGTGCAATCAACAGATCCAGTTCCTCCTATAGGTCTGACTACTAGAACTATCTCTCTGTTAGTAGGTAAGTTAAATAAGAATGATTCAGTAGGAAGAAAATCTATTATGTTATTTGTAGTTCCTATAGGAATATTAGTTCTAAATAAAACTAAAGCATTAGCACTAGGAACATAGTTTATAGTAGAGTTCTTTGCTACTTCTAGAGAAGTCTCAGAAGCGGGCACATTAGTTGGAGTACCAAATGTTTGAGTAATAGTATTTAATGTTTCTAATATAAGCATTATCTCATGGACTCTAGTGACTGCACTTATGCTTATATTATATGGATGGGCAGTTACAGTATTAGCTCTACCTCTAAAAGTAGATTTCTTTCTCCAAGCTATGAGAGGTAAGTACTGGTTAGTAGTAGTAGCTGCTGTAGTTCTAAATTCACTAGTGATTCTAAAGTTAGTATCATGTTGACCATAGACACAGAACTGTCTACCTATTACAGCTAAACTACCAGCAGTAGTAGTACTACCATTTCTTATATCTACTGTAATAGGTAATTCACAAGTAGATATTAATCCTCCTCCAGTAGAAGGTTGAGTGTAATGTACAGGTACATTAACTAAACCAGTAGAAGTTGGAATAGAAATAATATATAAAACTCCACCAGAAGCTTGCCAACTAAATTGACCAATCCATATTAATCCTATATTAGTATAATCGTCTAAATTAATTCCACTAGAGCCATTACCATCTAATGTATCTATATTCCAACTAGATCTTCTAACAATAGTACTAATACTATTCTTTCTAGTACCAACATAATAAGAAGTTGAATCAACTCCAAAGTACATTCCATTCTGAGAATTGAGTAAGCCCCACTCAAATACTTGATTACCTACTGGTAATGCAGGTACTCTAACAGATACACTAAACTCTGCTTCTTTACCGCATACATAAACAGAAGATTGAACTGTTTCTAAAATAATTCTATCTGTACCAGTAGTAGTGGTTGTTAATACAATTTCTCCATTTATTTCAGTAACAGAAGCAGATGGATTACCAGTAATACTTACTATATCTCTAATAGAAGAAGTTCCATAACAAGAAGGACAGGAGAATACTATTTGTTTCTCAGCAGTTAGAAGCTCTCTGAAATCAGAAGTACTTAATCCTTGAGATAAGGGTAATGAATTAATACTAACGGGTTGAGTAGTAGTTCCTGTTGGATCTACTCTCATAGGATTAGCACTAGATCCTACTTCTACTGGAGTACCATTAGATAATTGTCTAAGAGTAACTCCTAATACCTTAGAGGTTCCTCCTGTATTATCTAAATCAACACTAAATAATTCATTACCTGTAGAATCCTTAAGAACACTATCAGTATTCCAAGTACCCGATTGTGTTGCAGATACACTTCCTGTAATGGGTTGGGAAGGAGAACCAATACCTGCTGATTGAACAGTTAAAACTCTACCTGAGTTGGTAATACCAGCAGTATCCCCACCAGATATTATTAGTCCTACAGAATTAGTAGAAAGCTTATTATTAATTGCAGATACAGTTGATTCTGTTGCTGCTCCAGTAGGTAATGAAACTGTTCCTGAAACATTAGTAATATTCCATGTACCTGACTGACTAACTGCTTGTGTACCACTAGGTATATTTCTAGTAATTAGTGCATAGTCACTACTACCTGGAGTAGTGTTAGTTATTTGAGTAGTATTAGTCCCATCAGTAATCTTAGTTAGCTGATTACCATTAGTTAGATTAACTAGATAATCAGCTAACTTTTTACTAATACTACTAAGCCAACCAATTAACCCACTACCTCCAGATTCTAAGGATTGTCCTGTAATAGGAGAACCATTATTACTAGTAACATCTATAGGAGTAGCCCTTAATTGAGTATTAGTAAGAATGTCATTACTAATACTTACTAATAAATCAGTAGTATCTTCTTCACTTAATGAGCCTAAATTAACACTAACTTTTGGCTCATTAACTGGATTGGTTTCGTTAGAGTTAATGCCCATTATTAAATAGCGGCTCCAATATGATATTTAATTACTGGAGTAGTACCAGTAATAGAAACTAGATTAACTCTAACCCATTTAACAGTAGAGTTCTTAATAAAGCTAATAGCTCCATCAGTAGCATCAGTAGAAGTTAGGATAGTTTGATATCCACCATCCCTTAAAGAAACTTGTATCTCTGCATTAATAGTTGATAGAGAACCGCTAACTACTTCTAATTGAATACATAGATTAGATAAACATCTACCTAAGTCATAACCTGCTCCTGTTGTAGGAGTATCAGTATTACCTAATAGAACACCTACTTCACTACCAGCTACATAGAGAGGAACTCCACCAGCTTTACCTTCAACTACAATATCTCCAGTAACATCAACTGTATTATTGATATCTACATCAATTGGGCCTGATACTAAAGCATTAATACCTGTTTTAACATCTAATAAGGTGGCTTCAGTAGCGGCACCTGTTGGGAGAGGTAATGATGTAGCACTAACATCTTGTGTTCCATAAGGGAAGTTACAAGTAATAACTGCTCTATCAGCTAGATTAAAACCATTCTCATCAATACTTGATAAGGTTTTAAAACCTTGAACAGTTATAGCTGCAAGAGTAGCTTGTCCTACTTCTGCTGTAGTTCCAGATAGTTCTACAACATTAATATTGCCTGTTACTGGCAATGGATTAAGAGAAGTTACATCACTTATCTGAACTGGTATAGCGTTATTAACAAGTGCGGGTAACTTAGTATCAATGCTATCTAATAATGTATTAGCATCATCTTGTTTAGCTTCTGTAGCGCTCCCATTAAGAGTCCCTAAATTAGCTGTTACTGTTCCACTAACAGGAAGATAACCAGGAGTAATCTGAAAAGGAAGTTTAGTATTAATTTCATCTAATAAATTAATTTCTTCTTCTTGATTAGCAGCAGTGGCATCTGAACTAGTATTAGCATCTACTTGTAACTTACCTGCAATAACTGTTAAACCGCTAGGTAGTTTACCATCTATAGAATTTAGTGAAGTATCTATTAAAGTTAAATCTGAGTGAATAGTATTTAAATTACTATTAACATCGGTAAGAAGTAAGTTGCCAACTTCCTGTAAAGAACTAGTTGCGGCTCCAATTGGTAAGGGTAAATCCAAAGCACTAATAGGAACTGGATTACCTTCATCATTACTAATTTCTAATTGTGTATTAGAAACAGTAACACTCATAGAACTAATATCTACAGGAATCCTACCACTAATTAAATCTGGTAGTTTTCCATCTATAGTTTCTAAATAGTTATTTGCTATAACCTGATTAGCAGCAGTAGCATCAGAAGAAGAAATAGTTTCTACTTGTAGCTTACCTGCAATAACTGTTAGACCATCAGGTATCTTATCACTTAATCCTTGAAGAGTTGTTTCTTTAGCTCCATCGCCTGAAGCTTGAATAGTTACTGAACCTAAATTACCGTTCTCATCAATGAGAACTACTGGCTCTGCCCATGTAACATTAGGAGCAGTCCCCAAAGGTATCTTTCTTGTAGTCATTATTACAAATAATAAAATACATCTATGTTTATAAACATAGATGTATTTTAAGGATTAATAGTATTCAATATAACTATTTAGAAATTAGGAAAGGTTGAAGTAGGAGGGGTGAAATTACTAGTATATCTAGCAATATCTTTAGTAATTCTTACATTATCTATCTTTCCAGAAAAAAATAAATCATTAAAATTGTTATTCCAAGCACCTATTAAAAGGTCTGGATGACTTGGATTCTGGGTACCAAAACTAAAACCTACTTGACTACCTACATTTACACCATCTACATATATTGTAAGAGTACTATCAGAACATACTACAGCTATATGCTGCCAAGTATTATTAGTAATTAATCCAGTAGAAGTAAGTAGATCAATTGTAGGATTAGTATTTGAAGACCTAGTAATAAACAGTCTTATAGAACCATTATTATTAATACTTAATACTAATCCAGTATTAGAACTTCTATATCCAGTATTATCAAATATAACATGTTCTGTATTTGCAGATAGATTGCATTTAATAAAAGCTTCTAAAGTAAAGTTACTCCCATCATGTAAAAATTTAAATTCGTCATTTGAGTTAGCAGTTATTCTTATATAATCATCTATACCATCTAAATTTAAACTAGCACTACCAAATTTAAAGTCAGAAGTAGTAAGAGAAGCTCCATTAAAAGAAGAAACATTATGTAGTTTTTCATCAACTATTGATGTACTTCCATTACTTCCATTGAAATAACTTAAGAATACTACGTTATCTATTGAAGAATCTGGAAGAGAAGACAGATAATTCAATGAAACTGCGTTAGTAATATTTACTAGCATTATTTATATTAATAAAATATTAGATTAAAGATAATATATTACTTTAAATAAAGTGTATTCAATATCTAGATCTTTAAATAGATTTAAATTGTTTTAGTTTATTAATACCTTCTCTTCTAGATATATGTTTTCTATTAGAAGAACTAGTACCTACTAGATGATTAGAGTGGACGGCGTTAACTGGAACATGAATATTAGAAGTGAGACCGCTTTGAATCATATATAGGTAACAATTATATATTGCGTTAGCTATAGCATCAGCAGTATCTTTACCATGTTCAGATCCTTTGGGGTGATCTACTCTACCATTAGGTAATTGAACTAAATTACATAATTCATATTCAAGAGTAGGTGACCATTGACTATCTCTAGGAAGGATAAGTAATCTTTGGTCTATTAAGGTTTTAGTAGTTGAGTAATAAAGTAATTGGTTAGCATTAGAAGTAGACATCTCTACTGTATTGATACCTTCTAAATGAAGCTTCTGAATAGCATGTTGGCTATTATAAGAATCAAAGGAACATGTCATTACTCTACGTGCTTTACATAATTCTATTAGCTTCTCTTCCATATCTAAGAAAGAGACTATTCTTTGGATACCTTTATTATTCTTATCTCTATCTATATAAGGTTTCCATACTAGAAGAGTAGATACTATTATTCCCCAAGTATTATCTATAAGTATTGGATTACATATAGCAAGGGCGGCGCTATCTTTCTTTACACCATAATCTACATGAGCAAATGAGTTACCTATAGTAAGTGGTTCTACTCTAGATAACTTAACACCTACATAATATCTAGTCTCTCCTAATTCATTAGTAGTATCTATTGGAACTTGTCTTCCATCTACTGAAGAGATACCTTTAAATGATTCTTTAACATTAGGTATTACCATAAAGGTTCCTTGTTTAAGAACCCTAATACCTTCATATTCAGTAGCAGCACTAATAGGATCTTTAATATAATCTTCTGAAGACTTAATAGATTCTTCAGACATATTAGGATTTAAATTAACATCCCAAGTACGTAGTCTTAAACCTAGAGTAGAAGAATCTCTAATAGCAACTTCTTCATATAATTTCTCTATATAATCTCCTGGTTCCCATGCAGAGGAAATAGCTATCTTATGCCCTTCTGCTCCAAATGTAATTGTATTATGAGAGATTATGGGATTACCTATGATGTTAGTATCTGGGATAGATAAAGCTATAGTTTCATCTTGTTTAAAATAGTCTACAGATTTAACTTCATCCCATCTTATAGATGAATTAACTAAATATTTTATAAGATCATCTTTTATATCTATACCCTTTAATAAAGATAAAGACATACAATGATTATCTCTTATGCCTCCATAACCTCTACCTAATAAATCAGACCAAGATAAATCATTATTAATTTTATATTCTTTAAATCTTTTAGTTAATCCTAAAGGTAATAAAGATAATCCATTCTTAGATTTATCTTTTCTCTCTAATACAATCTCAAGTAAATCAAGCTGTCTCTGTTCTTTAGAAGGTATTAATCCTATATTTGTATAAAAGTTAAGTATATTCTCTTTATCTCTAATTTCTAATACGTAACTAACTTTTCCATTAAAAGTATTAGTACTAAAGTATTTATTATTCTTTAGTCTAACATTAGAGAAAACATTAAATCTTAATAGTTCTCTTTGTAGAGAGATTATTAAATTTTTATTAGTAAGTCCAATACCAATATTCTTGGAATTAGTTATATAACCATCAGTAGCAAATAATCCTTTTATAAATTCTGCTAATACGTCATTAGAAGAAGAAATTATATCAGGGGGAATAAACTTTGTATAGGAAGTCTTTCCCATTAATCCTAATTCTCTAAGCCATTGTTTGAGAAGGTTAGGTTGAGAAGTACCTAATGATTTAACTGTATAATCATAGCTCTTAGACTTAGAGTAATTTACTAATTTATATCCCGGATATTCTTTATCTAAGATAGATTGAAAATCATCTATTATTTCTTTAGATACATTAGTAAATTTAATATGGTTCTGAGATATTCCCCCGTCTCCTATTAAATATCCCAATAATCTAGCTTTCTCTTTAGAAATAGAATTATTTGTTCCTTGATAAGGAACAGTAGTTAAAATAGCTAACCTATCTCCTATTTGTATATCTTTAAGTTCTATCCATTGAGGTTGATTATTATCTTGTCTCCAAACTAAGAAAGGGTGATTATCTGTATAATTACCTTCTAAACCCGTTCTAGTTTTAAGGGTATATATATCTTGTATTCCATTACTCTTTATAGAATAATTACTAGTAAAATAAGGAGTATATGTATTAGGGTCTAAAGTTAATATATCTATTCCTTCTCCATATCTTTCTAATAGCTCTTTATGGGTAATAGAGCATATAGAAGTATAAATAAGGTCATCTTTATACTGACACCCACGGCCAATATTTTCCCAAAGGTGGTCAGCTTTACTATTACCAAACTCATCATATTCAAAACGAGCCACCTCATCTAGTATTAAACATTTAAGAGAATAACCTACTAGAGATTTAGAGTTAGTATGCTTTGCATATATACCAATATTCTTATGGCGGCATCTTATTTCGTCAGTTAATATTTCTATCTTGCCAGCTTTCTCTAGAGATTTGAAATAATCAGAACCTTCTGCATACCCTCTAATAGAAGCAAATAGAGTTTCTTTAACTTGCTCGGCTGATTGAGATATTACAAATACAGCTATAGGAGAACCAGGTAAAAGTTTATAGTATTCTGCTGGATTATTTAACGTAATTAGCTTATAAAATTCTAATAATACTATGATAGATACCAATACCGTCTTCCCGCTTCTTCTGCCTGCTTCTAGCACTAGATTTCTATATTTTCTACCAGGAAGCCAAGTAGTTCTATCATTATCTCCCCAGCTATTTAATATTAATATTTCATCTTCTTCTAAAGGTTCTCCATAGAAAGCCTTCAATATAGCTCTTTGAGTAGGATAGAGTTTTACTTTACTGTTGAATAGTATCTCTTCTGCAAACTCTACTATTGATATATCTGCGGAGCTTTCTAATGAAGATATGCCTTCACTAATAAGGTCATTAAATAATGAGTCTAGAGAAAAGTCTTTCTTATAATTTGCCATTAGATAGTAGTTAGATAGCTGCTATCTATTTATATGAATTTAGTAGTTAGTAAAGGTAAGCGAAATATATGGCGAGATTGATAATTAATAGTTTAGGTGCATTAGGTAATGCTCTTTGGTACTTCATAACTTGGAGAAGATACAATGATCCTACAGGGATGTCTACTAAACCAAAAGAAGAGCATGAGGCAGTAGAAGAATGGTATGAGTATATAGACAATAATCCTGAAGGATATGCATCTAATATATATCCAGATAATGTATATCCATATGAAGAGTTTGTAGATAGAACTTATGAAGAGAATTTAGAGTGGGAACAAGAAATGTTTAAATGGAAGGAGTTAGAAGATGAATAAACCTAAGACATTAATCCAGTTATATAGAGAACATTACAAGGAAGTAGCAAATTTTCTTAAAGAGGAAGAGATACTAAACTTAGTTATAGCTGGCATAGTTATGGATAAAGAAAAGTTTCTCGAAGTTCTATTTGAAGTAGATAGAGAAGGAAAACCTGAAAGAGTTAAAGTAACTTACAAGGCTGCAATCAATAATCAACCTCTTGATTGTACTCAATGGATTAAAAGAAGTAAATTTAAAGACCTTACTGGAAACATATTCGGTATCTATTATAGAGATACTTATAATGATTCTCTTTTAGAGGGAGATAAAGTAAGTATTGAAATAAGTAATAGTGAAGGTGAACTATGTTCTCTAGAAGCAGAAATAATAAGAGTATTCTTAAATGATTCAGAGAATGGGGACAGTTATATTATTGTCAAAGAAATTTAAGAATAGGCGGCCTAACTAGCCGCCTATTTAGTTAGGAGAAATAAAATGAATTACGAAATATACTTAGATCTAATTAAAGAATTTACTCCTATACGGCATTAAATTAGCAGAGCATTTATATAATGACTGCACCTTGTATCTAGATCGTAAAAAGAAAAAATTAACTGATTACTTAAGCGTAGAAAGGAGTAGATATTAATGGCTAAACCTTGGGATCATGCAATAGAATCCTCTCGCAAATTTGGAGGCAAACCAGAGGATTATTTTGAGATTCATCAAATGATAGATAGCTCTAAATCAGCTCATGCAACTATGAAACATAGATGTGTATTTCATAATTCATTTGGCATATATCTTATTGAAAGAATATTTGGGATTAACATAACTAATAGCAATGGAAAGTTAGTTTCTGTAAGAGAAATAGCAGAGCTTCACGTTTTAAGTGACTTAGGAAAAATTCCTTCTCTAGATGATTGGATGAAAGAAATGGAACTTAAGCCTTGGATGGGTCAACCTACTAAAGTTGTTTACGAATATAAGTTGGGAGAGTAATAGAAGATCTAGGAAAGATACCCACTTTAAGTGATTGGTTAAATGAAATGAAACAAAGTAGTTGGCATGGTGCCCCAACTAAAATTACTTTTGAGTATAAATTAGGAGAATAGAATGCAAAGAGTATTGAGACATGAGTTAGACAACACAATAGACAAGTCTTTAAATGAAATTAAGTTAGCTCAAGAAGCAATAGGTAAATCAGTTCTTGAGTTAGTAGTAAAACAAGTTAGAGATGTAATAGAGTATTTGCCTGACTCAATAGTAGGTATTACATGGACACAATATACCCCATTCTTTAATGATGGAGATCCATGCACTTTTAGAGTTAATGATCCTCAATGGATTACTAAAGCTGAAGAGAATATAAATAATATCTTCAATGAATGGGTACTAGAAACTATAGATAAATATGGAGAAGATGTTATCCAAGTAGAAGGAATAGTAGAGCAATATATACTTCTTGATACCTGGAGCTGTTTCTATCAATACTTAAATAACGAAAGGATGTTCTTCTCTCCAGATAAAGAACAGTTATTTAATATTCTCCAAGATATAGAAGCTGCTTTATCTAGAATAGAAAGCTATCTAGAAGATGAGATGGGCGGGCATTCGGAAATTTACATATTCAAAGACAAGATAGTAGTAGAGGAATATCTTAATCATGATTGAAGGATTTAATTCAATTGAAGAGTACCATGAAGAACTCTGTGGAGTTATAGATAAGAATTGGAGTGAGCTTTTAGCAAAAGTTAGGACAGAAGTAGCTAATTTACTAAAGCTTTATTTCCTCGAAGTTAATGATGAAACAAGTATAGAAGGTATCACTTGGACTCAATATACTCCTTACTTTAACGACGGAGAAGAATGTGTATTCTCAATAGGAGATGTTTATTATCTATTGAGAAATGAATATGGTGGCTATGAGAATATAGGAATAGATGATTTTAATCCTAGGTTTAATCCTAATCCTATTACTGATGATGAACATAAGGATGCTGAATTAGAGAGCCGCCTTAAGTTATTACAAGAACTTCTCCATAAGAATGAAAGTTATTTCCAGATAGTATTTGGAGATCATGCAAGAGTATCAATAACAGCAGATAACTTGAGAGTAGAGAGATACGACCATGAGTAAATTTCTAGTAGAGATAGTAGAGATAGATCAAGTAGTTAAACATCCTGATGCTGATTCATTAGAGATTATCTCTATAAAGAATATGGGATATCAAGTAATCAGTAAGATGGGTAATTACAAAAGTGGCGACTTAGCTATTTACTTTCCTATTGATTCAGTAATACCTGACGACTTAGTTGAAGTCTTTGGTATTAGAGCCTACTATAATGGGAAAATTAGGGCGGCTAAGTTAAGAGGTATATTCTCAGAAGGATTACTAATTCCTATTGATATAATCAAAGCTATATTATCTAGCAAAGGAAGATTAGTATCTACTCCTGATGAAAAAGAGTATTACTTAAATAGCGATAATACTGCTTATGAACTTAGCATAGGAACAGATCTATCTCATTCTTTAGGAATTACTAAGTATGAATATCCCTTACCAACTCAAATGGGTGGGATAGCAGAGATGCCTGTAGGTCAATATAAATTCCCTAGTCCTGAGAACTATAAGAGATATAGTCATCTATTAGAGAAAGGTGAGTATATATTCCTAACCGAAAAAGTTCATGGTAGCCACCTTCTTTATGTACTAGACGAAGAAGGAATACCACATATAGGCAGTCACAATTACTTCTGGAAGATAGATGCAGAAGAGAATACTAACAATATATATGTGAGAGCTTATAAGGAGAATCCTAATCTAGCTAAAGTACCTAAAGGATACTGTCTCTATGGAGAGGTATATGGTAGTGGGGTACAAGATTTAAAGTACGGACTAAAGAATGGACAGATTAGGATTGCTGTCTTTGCGATCGCATATAAAAGAAAGATACTAAATATGAATGAGGTATCTGATTTATGTAGACAATGGGAACTACCAATGGTACCAGTTCTATATGAGGGGCCTTATTCAGATGAGATAGTTCAGTCTTTTAATAATGCTGATAGTTATCTATGTCCAGGGCAGATACAGGAAGGAGTAGTAATAGTTCCTAAGGAAGAGAGAAGTAGTTTAGAGATAGGTAGAGTGTGTCTGAAGTCTATCTCTGATAGATATTCTCTAAGAAAAGAAGGCACTGAACTACATTAATTGGATAGGCGGCTTAACTAGCCGCCTAATTAGTTAGGAGATAGATAAATGAAATGGGTATTAAGATGGGTTAATGGCTGGTATTCTTATTTCTTTGATCATCCTCAGGATACTGGACTATTAACATTATTTAACAAAAGAACTGATTTATTAGAATGTATTGATGATTGGCTAGAACAAGACGAATTACATAGAGTAAGTCCTCCTGAACCATACTTTGACCCTGATAATGTATTGCAACAGACACAGGAAGAATACGAACTATATATAGAAATCTACGCAGAGGAGCATGGACTAAATGAAGAAGGAGAATAGAGAACAAGCTAAGTTTCTCTTTAATTGTTTGCTAGATAAATTAAATGAAGAAGGTGGCGGCTACTTAGAAACTCTATATTTAGCATTAGAGAATCTAGATTTATTTGGAGAAGTATTAGCAGAATATGATTCTACTTTTAATAAAGGATTAGATATTAATAATACAGAAGATATATCTGTCTTTCTCTTAGAAGAAGAATTTAAAGCTAATTCATTTAAACTACAAGGTAATTATCTTTATCTATCAGGAGTTAATAAATTAATAAGTAATTACGAACCTATAACGATTACTATTACTTCTAGAAGAGAGACTCATAAGGTAGTAGGAAAGATAGAGAAGTGTAAGCCTGTAAAAGGTGGATATAACTATAGATTTATATTAGATAGATAAAAGTATAGGCGGCTTAACTAGCCGCCTAATTAATTTAAAGACAATAGTTTAATTAACTAATATGAGTGAGACTATTAAAAAGACATATTACTCTATTGAATATAAAGGTTCTCTTCTTACTATAGAAAAGCAATACGGAGGAGGTTATATATTCTCTACTAATAAAGATTATGAGCTATATCGAGTTGACACTTTTGAAATAGCTTATAGAAGTTTATTAGAAAGTCCAGTTTATTTATCATCTACTAAAGAATATCCCCAGCACAGTAAGTTTATTAACATTGAAGAATGTCAGGTGGTAAAAGTAGAAGATACGATTATTAGAGATATAGAAGCGGTTTATTATTTAAAACCATTAGATGTCACTAATGATCTTCTAGGTAGCTATAATGATCATTCTGATGGGGCCCCTAATATAGCTAAGATATTAAAAGGAGAAATAAAAAGTAAAGCCAGATATAGTAAAGGAGATATTATTCGTATCTATAGTACTGTTTATCAAGTAGAAAGAATATTATCTTTACCTAAAGGTCAATATGATATTTATCCTAATGCTCTAATAGCTATTGTCAAAGTAGTAGTGGCTGATAGTTTATTAGAAAGTAAGAGTTAAATTAATTCTCTTATCTAGTTCTACACCAGGTAAATCTTCTATATCTAATAGATTAAAAGCTTGTCTAAGTATATCTATATTTATATCTTTGTGCATTCCTAAATAATAAACATATGGACTTGAAAGTATAAATCTATTAGATCCTTCTCCATCTATAAGACTAGGAGCAACAGGAATTATTAAGTTTCCCTTTACTTGAGAAAATGAATAGAATCCTGAACTAATTGGATAGAGAAAGAAATAGTCAGTTATATCTAAATCATAGTCTTCTTCTGAAGTGGCTCCATTTATTAATAACTGCTCTCTATTAGGGATTAATGAAGGAGATGATCTTAAAGTATGAACCCTAAGAGGATAGAAAGGAGTTCCTTCTTTAGATACATCTCTTTCTAGAGAACTAACATTAATAGTAATTAAAGACTGATCTTCTAAAGTAGATACTCTATTAGCACTATAATCTTTATCTTTATTAAATAAAAGTTTATTAATGCCAACACTATATAAACCTATCAATATTAGTAATGTCTTAGTAGAAGAGTAAGTATCATATTGTAAATAATAATAATCTAATACTTTAGATTGCAATACTAAAGTTCTATCTAGAATAGAATTACCATACACCCCTGAATGATTAGATACTTTATATAACAACAACCCATCCTTATCATATACAGAGTAAGGATGGTCTAAGTTAATAGAAGAAGATTCCCTAAATGAATTATCTCCTTCAGTAATATTAAATGATAAATCAGTTGGAGTTATTACTACTATCTTATCTGGATGATTTAATATTCTATGTATATATATAGAAGGATCTAATTCTTTATATATAACTAAAGATAAGAAATTATTTAAATTACCAAAAGATTGTATTAGGTTAGGAAATCTTTTACTTAAAGTAAAACCTACTTTGTCATATAAATCTGTCATTAGAGAATCCTAGTAGAAACAATGAAGCTAGTATTGTGGGTAAATGTAACCCCATTAGCAATTGTATAAGGAGCAAGTACTAAAGGTTCTACTTTAATAAGTGTGCCTATAGTAGAACCTCTATTATTACCATTAGATGCACTAGCTCCTAATACATCTGCTCCTCTTGCATAACAAATATGTGAGGCGGGCCCTATACTTCCACCATTTGCTGTAAATGTACTAGTTACTGTAACAGTAATAACTCTATTTATAAGATCTTCACTAGAAGTAGAAGTAGTAATGATATTTCTTTTATATCCATATAAATTAGTGGCTCCTATTTCCTGAGCAACTGCATTACTCATAGTAAGACTTAATCTATTATTCAGTTCAGTAGGAGTAGGACTATCAGTAATGCCTAAAGAAGGCATCTGAATTAGAAAAGATACTAGATTTATCTTTATATAATCTTCTACTAATCTAGTTCTAAATTGATTTGTATATATACTTATCATGATATGTGAATTGTTTCTTCTGTACTACTTGTTGAAGTATTAATAGTATATGTTTGTACTCCTCTATATCCTATTAGAGTTATAGAAGGATCTAATAATTTAGCATAGGGAATTAACTGCTGAATTAACGACAGTCCATATTCATGAGGCTTTATAGGAGATAGAAAAGCAGTACCATTACTTCTCTCATACATATAAAAAGTAAGATATGGAAAGTAATTATTATTAGTCTTATATCCAGTAAAGGTTCCTATCTGATGGAGATATCCACTAGCAGGATAATAACCTATAGAATCTAATATACATTCTTCTATCTCTATTTCCCCTTCTAAAGGAAATCCCAAAGGGAAATCTAATTGCATAGGAGGCAAAGGAGATGTATAGAGCTTAGTATAGGGCCCATATAATCCTAATAAGTCCTGGTACTCATATAAAATTAGTTCCTTGCGAGTGACTAATCTACCAGTAAAATAAAAACCCGGTAGAAAATTATGAGTATATCTATCAGATATCACTACTAAATTAGTATTCCATTCTTCTATTCGACTGTTATATATATAAAACTTATCTGGATAATTAATATTAATAGAATTAGTATTAACATCCCAGGAATATACTTTAGGTAATTTAGAACTTAGTTTAGTAGTAGTTCCTATATTAACTGGCACATATAGAAATTTACTATCTGTAATAGTATTCTTACCAGTAATAGATTTATAGAACTCATAGTTTAATTGGCCCTCTAAAGGAACGATACCTACATATCTATAATCCTCATTCAATATTATTTCAATAGCTTTCTCCCCAAGAAATAACTTAACAGGCTCTACAAAAGTAAATCTATCCCTTTTAGGATACTCTAAATATTTAAGATTCTGTTTTCTTACTATTCTTAGATAAGGAGTCAGATTATCTAACTCAATAGGAATAAAGTTATTTATCCCCCTACTAGCTAAGTCATCTATATTAAGTTGTAACTCAGTAGCTATATCATATGTCATTTAGGTTTTCTCCAGAATTTACCATTAGGTAATCTAATCTCTTCTATAGAATCTAAAGGTATTTCTCTATCATCTAATCTATCATCAAAAGGTCTAAAAGTAAGAGTAGGATCATGGATATTAACGTTAATAGCCTTAGCAATAATAGTTTCAGTATTAGTAGTTATATTAAATTGACCTCTAGGTATGAAAATACCAGCGTAACCAGATTCTAATATAAAGTTAGTTACCGGATGAAGATTATTTATACTATTAATAGTTTGGTTAGTTTGTGCTTGTCCAGTAAAAGAACTATTATTAAAAGCTGCTCTACCTTCAGAGGGAAAAGGAATTCCACTGAACCCAGCAAATCTAGCATGAACTTCTGCTATTCTTCTTTTGTTCTCTATTAACTGCAATTCTAATTTAACTGTTTTACTAAACTCTTCTGCAAATCCAGTTCTTATTACTACTTGATCTACAGTATTAGGTTTAGAAACTCTAATAGCAGATATAGCTTTTTGTAATGGAGTAGGCCCAGGAGAACTCTTAGGAGATGGAGGTATATATGTTGTATTAGGATTCTTTTTCTTTTCTTCTTCCTCTTTCTTATCATAAAGGATAACTGATCTAACATATTGAAAAGATCCATATCCTACACCTAATGAAAGAGAAGCTGCTCCTGCTAATTGAAGTAAAGGATTACTTAATAACCTAATTGGATTTAATTGAACCCTATTAGAAACTAATCCTCCTACTACTTTTTCACTAGTACTATTAACTGAGTTAGTTAAATCATAAGTTTTATTAGGAACTACTATAGAAGGAGGTGGAGCTGGAGGTGGAATAGGAGGTGGGAGAGGTGGCTCAACTTTGTTAACTGTAGTATTAGTAGTCTCTATGGGAGTGGGGTCAGGATTAACATCAGGAGCAGCTTCTTCAATAGGAGAGTTCCATATATCTAATTCTGCTGGCTGATCAATAGCAGGTGTAGGTTTAATACCATTTGCCTCCTTAGCCGCCTCATAGATATTATCTAAGTCATCAGAAATATTTCCTAACTCTACTAGTTCTGGATCTTGAGCAACTACTGGCTGCTGTATAACAATAGGTTCCTCTATTACAGGTGTAACTTCAGGTGGAGTAAAATCCTCAAATGTTGTAGTAGTAGGTGTTTCTTGAACTGCTACTGAAGCTTCCGTCTCATTAATTACTGGAGTAGTCTCCTGTATAGCATCTGATTCTTGTTTATACTCAGCTAATACTTCTTCTGAATTAACTTTAGGTGGTTCATCGATTACTTTAGGTACTGCATCTTCATTTACTACAGGGATAGGAGGTTCTTCTACAGGAACAGAAGTATCAATTGGATTAGGATTAGGCGCTTCGGGATTTATTTCCCAGGGTGGTTTAGGAGCAGGAGGCAATAACTCAGAAGGTTTAGGTACTTCTTCTGGTTGAATTATAAATTCATCTATAGCTTTCTGGAACTCATCTGTCTGTATAACAGGATCTATATCTAATGAAGAGTTAGTAGGAGTAAGAGTATATAGACCATCGCCATCAATCTGTCCAGTCTCTAATAATAATCTTCTTTCTGCAAGAACATTATCTAATCCATCTGCTACTTGTTTACTAACTATCTTCTCAACTACGTCTCCTTTATTATTTGTATAAGTTACTCTATATTTACCTGTTGCTTCATATTTTATAGGACTCCCTATAGCATTTCTCGCTATAACCTTTCTGTCTGGAACTATCTTTGTTGGATTAATGGCATCATTTATTATAGATATATCTTCATTAATTGCTAGTATTTCTTCTTTAACTTTATTATTAATAGGAACATACTCTTTAACTTCTTTACCCTTTTTCTTAACTACCCTAACTTCTCTAAAGTTAGCTTCAGATGGTTGATAAGGTGTACCAGCTTTTTCTTGTATAGTCTTTCTATAATTAAGATCTTGTAATTTAAACTGCTCTAATCTTTCTTCCCTGGCTTGTTTCTTAGCTAATGCTTCATCTAAAGATTGTTCTAGATCAGAAGTTCTAGAATCTACTTCATTCTCTATAGTTCTTCTAGAAGCATATCTAGTAGTAGTTCCTTGTTCTACTATTTCCTGAAATTCCGCATTAGTAATAGACTGCTTAAATTCTTTACCAGCAGAGTTTTTATATGTAATTAGTACATTATCATCAGAACTAGTAGAAAAGCCTACTATATCTGAGTCAGATGGAATGAAATCTAACTCTCCTGATTGAAGTACTTTATTTATCCTTACAGACTCTTCTGCACTTAGATCTACTGCTTTTAAATTACCAGAGGTATCTTTATAAGAATATCTATAAGTAGGTGTAGTTGATGCTGTTGATGGTACAACAGCAACATCGGGTACTACATCTGGAGGAATAGTGGCTACAATTTCCTTTACTGGATCTGGCGGAGGTGTAGATGGAGGTTTAGGAGCACTTGAACTCGAAGTTGTATTCTTAGCTACAAAACTATCTATAAAATCTACTTCTGCTTTATTAGAAGTAGATCCTCCAGTTTTATAATTAGGATAGCTAGTATTAGTATTAGTTCTTTTATTAAATACATTTATACCATTAACACTATCTTCATATTGAATCTGAACTATATCTCCTTTCTTACCGGATATAACACCAGTTGAATCTTTCTGTAATTCAAACTCATAAGTTCTAGCAGGAGTTCCTGAAGCTTTTCCTACTCCTTCTGGAATATCTGATTTAAGAGTTGCACTAGGAGGTGTAGGGTTAGTTGGTTTAGCTGTACCTGGTTTATATGGAGCAGGAGGACTCTGTGAATAAAGACTATTCTTAAAACTACCAACAACATCTGTAGATTCACTATTCTGATAGAAGAAGTTATCAAGAAAGTCTTTCTCTTGTGAATCAGGTTTTATAGTATTGATAGAACCAGTTTTATTATCAGGGGTTTGGTAAGTAATCTTTCTCTTAACAGAACTTCCTGAAATAGAACCACCTGAATTATTACCAGATACCTCATATGTGAATTTAGTACCAGCAGGAAACTTATCTATCCTTCCAACTGAGGAAGCCATATCTTCTTGTAGAGTACCCTCGAAAGTATATTTGAAATTACCACCAGTATCAACTTCAGTAATAGCCCTACTACTAGTTCCTTTAGGAATAGTACTTGTACTACTACTAGTAGAACTAGTGGTAGATGTTTTAGGAGGAGATGAAGGTGTAGAAGTAGAGGGAGATTTAACTTCTGGGTCTGGAGTAGTAGTTCTTTCTACTGGAGTTGGAGGGGGTGGTGTTCTAATAGCTACTACCTTTTCTATAATCTCTTTAATAGATTCATCATCAGGAGGTAGAACTATTTCTACTGATTCAGGAGTAGCAGGTGCATAATCTTCAAATTTAATGACAGCTTTACCTTCACTGTTTCTAGAAACCTTAATGTTATTATTAGCTGGAATAGTATACTCAACTCCATCTACTCCTTTAATACTTATATCTTTATCAAAACTAACATCAGTAGATACATCTGCTTCTATATCTGCAAACTTAGCTGCCTGACTAACTCCTGATCCAGATACTTTAACAGAAGTATATTTACTAAGAGCTTGTCCAAAAGTTATAGGAGCTGGTCTATTTTTATATAATCTTCCTAAAGTAACTTTATTAACTATACCTGTAGTAAGGGGACTAAAGAAAGATTCATCAAAAGCTTTAACAGCTCCACCTAAAGCATTTAATTCGGCTCCTGGAGCTTTACCTACAGTACCAACAGCTTTTAATACTCCTGATATAGGGTCTGCTACAAAGCCCCCAACTTTTAACACACCACTAGCTAACTTAGCAGAAGCACCAGTCCCTTGAGCAGCAGTCGTTAGAGCTTTACTTATACCTAAAGCTCTAGCAGGATACTTAGCTAAACTAGCAGCAGGAAGAACAGTTAATAGTAACTCTAGGTCGCTAGCATTATTACCTAGATCATTTCCTTGACCTTGATCTATAAGGCGTTTAATTCTAGTCCCAGTGTCAAAACAAATAAGAGCAGCTAAACCAGCAGTTAAACCTAAAGTGGCTCCACTAGCTCCTATTGTAGTAGCGCAACCTATTGCTGATCCAACAAGTACTACATGATTTTTAATAGCAGTGGCCGCATCACCATACTTTCTTCCAGATAGATTCTTAAATTCCTTTTCACTAATCCTATCTATATAAGTAGAACCATCAGAAGTACCCCTAACAAAATACTCTGTTATAGTTTGTCCAGTATTAGGATCTACATAAGTAATTTTATTAACTAATACTTCTCTACCATTAGCATCAACAGCAGCAAACTCTTCTACCTTACCTAAAGCTTTACCGTTACCATCTTTTCCTTCAGCTAAAGCTATAATCTCACCTAATCTTTTCATTAAAGCTACATCAGCTTTAATCCTATTCTTTTTATCTAATGCCGCATTCTCTTCTTTCTGTAACTGAATAGCAGCAGTTAGATCATTATTTAGATTAATAGGAATCTTACTAACTAATCCCATATCAGATACTTCTAATTGAAGTGTATACCAAGTTCTATCAGAACGTTGTTGATATACTTCCATAGATTTGACTATGGCTTTGAATTTAGGATTACCATTAGCAGCTCTTATTACTGAATCTTCTTTACTAGGACTAGTTAATGTTCTATATTTACTTGAGTTGATTTCTACTTCCATTTCTACACCTTGTAGAATTGCAAAGTTATAAAACTCTTGTAAATCTCTATAAGAATCTACTAAAGTAGCTAGACTATTTAATTCAGCTAAAGAAGATGCAGTATTATCAAATATACTTCTATTACCAACCTGTTCCCAAGGAGCTTTATCTGGATCTGCATATGGTTTAGCTCCATCTCCACCAGCAAAAGCGCCGACCATAGTAACTAATAAAGTATCCATACCTAGATTCTGAAATACAGGTTGGAAGCCTACAGTTTTAAACTTAGCTAGATTAGGAATTATTTTAAAAGATAATCCAGGCATTACATTAGGAACATCTCTACTACCTTGCATAGGTAAGGTAGAGTTAATAGCTGGTAGTAAAGTTAAGTAAAACTCTTTATCAGTTATTTGAGTATTATTAACTGGGCCCGCACTTGGGTTATTAAAATTAGGATCATCAGCTTTCTTTAGAGTTCTAAATCTAACACCCCAAGTATCTCTAGGTTTTTCTGGTGTATCTTTTACTTCTTTAGGAAGTTCAGATTTATCTGGTTTATTAGGATTGCCGCTCTGACCTAAATCAATAGAAGGAGTTCTCTTAGTATCTACATTAAGTAAAGGTTTAGTTGAAGCCTTATTTAACTTTAACCATCTACTAGTAATAGACTGCAACTCTGATATAGCTTTAGGTAATACAGCTATATCTTTCTGAAATAGTGAAGAATTAAAATCCTGATTACCTTTAACTCTTGCATATACTAAGTTGAAATTATTATAGGTATTTAGAATATTATTTATATCAAATAAATTATCTGATACCTCGCTTTCTCCTAGAGTATTAGCTAAAGGGAAGTATGATAGGCTATTTAACAAAGCTGAGTAAACAGAGTCTAAAGCTGTAGGAAGATTCCCATATCTTTGATAATCTAAAGAAGTGTTATCTATTGAACCTTCATATAGTTTTCTTATTCTTCCTATTATTCCTTCTTTATTAGTGTAAGCATCCCATTTCTTAGCTTCATTAATTAGTGATTCTCTAGTATCAGTCATATTAAACTCCTCTATTGATAAGTGCTATTACTATCTCTCTAAGAGAAGTAACATTATATTGATTAAAAGAAGCAAATCCTAATTGAAGACTTGCAGTAGATATATCTTGAGGATCTAATAGAGAATAAATTCTATAGCTGCCAGTATCATGAAAGGATTTATAAGGAGATAGATTATAGACTATTGATGCAGAAGGTAATTGAAGAGTATCAAAGTAATCTAATCTTAATCTAGAAACCATTTCTAATTCCTCATTGGTAAATAAGGAAGAATTAATATTCTGTAAAAGAATAGCTAGACCTATTAGTTTAGAGCTTTCTACATTTAAGCTTCTAAGTCTAAGCTCTTTTAATTTAGTGTTTACTCTAGAGCCCCTTAATTCTAAAGGGTGCCCATAATCTTCAGTAGGTAATTTAGATAGGAATGATTGTAATAGTTCATCCATAAGAGATGAGGCAATTTATTAATTAATTAATTTAAAGAGATATCTAATGCAGATATGTAGGAGAAATATAAATGGAATTAGAAGTTCAGAAATATTTAAGAGATAAAGGTTCTTTAGAATCTTTAGAGAAAGAGTTAGCTATTAGTTCTAAGAGACATAAATTATTTCCTAATCTAGTCCTATTGAAATATTCTCAAATTGATTCTCCAAGAACTCATGAAGTAGTAAAACAATGTAGAGGTATTATTTTAGATGAAGAAGATAATTGGAAAGTAATTAGCTATCCTTATAAACGCTTTTATAATGCAGAAGAATATGGAGCTGATGAAATAGATTGGAGTAATGCTACTTGCTATGAGAAACTAGACGGCTCTCTTTGTACAATTGCTAAATATAAGAATAGATGGTTTGTTTCTACTAGTGGATCTCCAGATGCTAGTGGTTCAGTAGGAGATTTTAACTTTACCTTTGAGGATTTATTCTGGAAGACTTTTGATGAACTATACGACATATCTTGTTTATTAAATTTAAATGAGCAGGTATGTTTTATGTTTGAGTTATTAACTCCATATAATCAAGTCATAGTTAGACATGATACTAGTAGATTAATTTTACATGGAGCGCGTAGATTAGATACTCTGGAAGAATTAGATCCCTTAAAGATAGCTAAAGAAATAGGCTGGGAACCTATAAAGACATATCCATTTACTACATGGGCGGATATTCAAGCCGCCATAGTAGATATAGATGGTAGTAAATCAGAAGGATATGTAGTAGTAGATAAAGAATTCAGAAGAGTAAAAGTAAAGAGTCCTCAATATGTAGCCCTCTCTCATCTTAAAGAGGGTATTACTTCTAGAAGAATATTAGAGATAGTTAGAACTAATGAGGGGTCTGAGTTTCTAGCTTATTTCCCCGCCTTCAAAGATATCTATATAGATTATCTAGATAAATACAAACAGCTAGTAGAAGATATAGATATCGTCTATCAGAAAGTTAAAGATATAAAGGGCAGAAAGGAATTAGCTATGGAGATAAAACATTTACCTTATAGTGGAATAATATTTGCTCTAGTAGATGGACATACATCTTCTATTAGAGAAGGCTTAAGAACCACTCATATAGATAAATTAGCCTCTTGGTTAGGAGTTAAAGAATGAGTAGAGAAAGTAAGAGAATTATCCAAGAGAGAGAAGAATTAACTAGAACACAGAATAGAAGAATGTTCTTGAATAGCTTACCTAGAAAGCTACTAGAGTTAATGTTGGAAGTGGAAAGTATAGGAGGCTCTTATAAAGTTACTTCTATAGATTTCCATGAGCTAACTAAATCAAGTGAGATAGAAATTGAGTTTAAGTGGTATGACTTATCTAATACTACTCAGAAGTACTACTTAAATACTGCTAGTGAGGAATGGGAGTTACAAAATGTAGTAGATAAGGTTCAGTCCTACAAGAGAGAGTTGGAAAGGGATAATTATCTAAAAGAGATATCTAAAGAAGCTAGACAGAAAGCAAAGGAGGCGCTAACTGAAGATCAATTAGAAGCCTTAGTTAGATATGTAAAAGAAACAGGAGTAATTAATTAGTATGGCATTAGAAAGATATCAAGACTTAGATCTAAGATTGGCGGCGATGTTAGATCTAATAGCTATGGCTCAGAAAGAAGATGTAAAAGCTATTGTTATGAATAGCAAAGAAGAGAATCCATATAAGAAAGAAGATAAAGACATTATATGTGTGAGATTTGAACATGAAGGAAAGAATTTAGGTATAATTAGTAGCCATACTACACTAGCTTATCCAGTAGATATTAAGAGGCAATTAGAAAGGATAAGAGATGAAAGGATAGAGAAGGAATTAAAATATGAACAATTACTTAGCGCCTTAGGAACTATTAGAGATAATCTTTCTCCTGAAGAGTTAAAGGCTCTGAATGAAATTATTCCAATACAACAAACAATCTATAACTATTTAAGAAAGGAGTCTAAAGATGAAGGAGAATATTAGTTTATTAAGTAAGAGTGATTATGAATCTAATAGAGCAACTGCTTTATTAGACTTATTATCTATGGCTCAGAGTAACGGAGTCTTTAATTGTGTTAGTAAGACAATAGATGGAGAACATCATATAGCCTTCTGCTTAATGACAATAAAGCCAGCAGTAGATTGTATTATCAGTTCTAGCGACACTTACGAGAAATATGTAGAAGTATACAATTCTCTAATGATACCTTTTATTAAGAGAAAGCTAGAAGTGATTAAGAAGATTACTGATATTGCTACTCAAGAGGAATTAGAACTAGTGGGTATCGATACTAATAAATGGGAACTTAGTTTAAAGGAGTATGTAGTTGAGTAGACTGATTATTATTCAAGGTCTACCTGCTAGTGGTAAGAGTACAAAGGCGGCGGAGTTAGCCGCCTCTCTTATTAATAGTGTGGTAGTAGAGATGGATGAAATTAGAAAAGAGATGGGAATTCTTAATCTCCCTTTTAATAAAGAGAAAGAGACCCAGGTTAAACAGATAAGAGATTCTAGAATTAGAAAGTATCTAAAAGATGGAAAGATAGTTATATCAAGTGACACTAATCTGAAACAAGATACTACTAAGAGACTAGAAGAGATAGCCGCCCAAAGTAGATCAACTGTTGAATATATATCTCTAACTGATGTTTCTTTAGAAGAATGTATTAGAAGAGATAGTGCTAGGGATAGATCAGTAGGTGAAGCAGTTATTAGAAGATTCTATAACCAATACCTAAGACCAGATGATCCTATCTATAAATTCGGGAAGTATGGAAACCATCCTAGTGGATTAGATAATGTAATAGTTATAGGCGATATTCATGGTCAACATGAAAAGTTAACTAATCTATTACTTAGAGTAGGTATCTACATAGACTCTTTTGAGTGGGTTAATAGTAATAATTATTACTGTGTATTTCTAGGAGATTTAAATGATCCTAGATTAAGTGATCCTAAACTTAATCTGCCACCTTACTCTTCTTCTCTTAGATGTATCTATATAGTTAAGAAGCTAGTAGATTTAGGATGGGCTACTCTAATACAGAGTAATCACCAGAAGAACCTAATACAAGCTATTAGAGGAGAGAGGACTAGATATTCCTATGGATTGGAATATACTATGGAAGAGATGAGGGAAGAAGATCTGGTAGATTATGTTCCTTATAGAGGAATAGCAGATTGGTTATCTAATCAACCTTACTTCTATAAATTCTATTGTGGTAGAAAGTTATTTATCTGTACTCATGCAAAGTATACAGTGGGAATGAAGCAATATATTCCTACAGGTAATGAGATACAGAATGCTTTATATGGGCCTGTAGATAAGAACATCAAATATGTTCCAGGGGGTAAAGATCCTAGAATACATTGGTGGTTAGATGAGACTAATAGAATTGAGGGAGCCGTCCAGATATCAGGTCATTATCATACTTACTATTCTACTGATTGGGTGAAGATTATAGATAGTGAATGCGGTAATGACGGCGGCTTATTAACTGGTTATTTACCAGTAACTAATCAGACTATTCAGGTATAAATACATGAATAACATCTATTACGAATTACTGTTTCTAATAGCAATTGCACAAGAAGCAGGCGTAAGAACATCTGTTACTACTAGAGGTATAGATATCTCAATAGATTTTCTATTTACTGAAGTAGATATAAGATTGTCATCTATGCATTTAGATATAGATAGCAGTCCTGAAGATATAAAAGAAGTAAGTTTTGCTCTAAAAGAGATTATCTCAAAAGAGAAACTAAAAGCTGAAATGGTGCTAAAGAAATTCAATAGGTGAATAGAGTATGACTAATGCTGAAAGATTACTATTCCTTTTAGCTCTAGCAGAAGAAGCTACTGTAACAACTAGAGTTATTACTACTGGGAGTAATATTAAAGTTAGATTTCTATTTAAGTATTACTCTACTGCTTTAGAAACTAGTGAATTACAACTAACATCTTCTGAGAAAGATTATGAAACAGTAGAGATTCTTCTAAGAAGAATAGCTACAAGAGAGAATAAAAGGAATGAGTTAGAGATGAATGCTCTAAATAAAATTAAATGCGTAGTTCCTCTAGAAGAAGCAATACATTTAGATATATTCTCTCAACATGATTTAGAAAGGATGTATGGAGAAGAAGAAGTGAATAAGGCATTAAACAATAGTTATAAAGAAGTATTAGAAAGATGACAGAGACCGCCGCACAAGTTTTATTAAGATGCGCCATAAGATGGAATAAGATTAAGCATCTTAATAAAGAAGATAGAAAAAGATTAATGAGATTATCAGAAGATGAGTTTAGATTAGAGATAGATAAATTAACTAAACTAGTAGCTTAACTTCTAATACTTCACCATTAAGTACTCTAACTTCTCTAACAAGTTGTTTATAGATAACTACCTTATCTAACCAACTAATATCCTGGAAGAATTCTATATTACTATAAGAAGATTCCAGGATATTAAATAGTTCTTTATCTACTTGAGTTTCTTTAATAATAGAATGTTTTATTTGCTCAATACTTTCTAGAATTCCTTGGATAGCTTCATCTACAAAAGGATTTCCTTGAAGATTTCTAAGACCAGCTAGGGTAGCTTCATTTTTAATAATCTCTGGATGGCTTTGAATCTTAACTTCTATATTATCTAGAGTATATGCTATTAACTTTTCATATCTAGATACAAGTGCTTCGTCTACTTTCTGAATAACATAAGCTAATCTAGTACTTCTACCATTAGAACAATTTAACTCTCCTAGAGTATCTCTCTTAATACATCTAAGTCTATAGGTATTACCATGAGGAGTTTTAAATCTACAATGGAATCCACAATCTCCACACAATATTAATCCTGATAGTGGAAGCGGATCTTTATTAGATTTATTATTTCCATACGCATACTTATGCTTATTATCTTTTAGTTTATCTAGTATGAGTTTGTAATTAGCTTCAGATATTAAAGGAGTATGTGTATTAGATATAACTTTCCAATCATCAGGATTATCAGATCGACTACGTCTGTAATATACCGTATGTCCTCTTAATACTGGATTAGTCATCCATTTTCTTAATCCAGTAGGAGTCCACTTTTTATTATGTTTCTCTAAAGAGTATATTGCTGCCTTTCTAAGAGAAACATTTTCATATATAAAATAGTTAATTATATCTATTGCTATTTCCCAATTGTTCCTATCAGGTGAGTATTTCTCATCTACTCTCATATAACCAAAAGGGATTTGAGGACAAGCTTTATGTTGTTCTCTGAAGTAATCTAGTCCATGCTTTATTCTATCGCTTAATAATCTAGATTCAAACTCAGCTAATCCTGCCATCTGATTAACCTGGAACCAACCAAAGGGAGAAGAAGGATCTACAGGTGCATCTATTATAGTTAATTTAACTCCGTAAGTTTCAAATAAACTTATAACCTTATTAATACCAATAACACTTCTACCTAATCTATCTATTCTAGTTACTACTACTTCAGTTATCTTCCTTTTCTTAACTAAATTAATCATCCTATTAAAATTCTTTCTATCAGAAGATTTACCTGATTCTATATCAGAGAATATCTCTATTACTCCTTCTTTCTCCACTCTATTAGTTTGCTGATTAAGCGCATCAGTTAAAGCTTGCTCTCTATTAGAAACTCTTACATACCCTACCTTCAT